TACCTGCCTGGAAGAGACCGTAGTCGGTCTTGTCGATGAAGTCACGACTGGCAGTCATCGCCACGGTGCGTTCGCCCATCGAGACGAACTGGGCACCGCGACCAGCGTTCGCACCCGTGTTCTTCAAGCGGTAGGCCGGAGCACCTGCCTCATCGACCGAGAACGAGAAGGTGTCCATGTCGAATACCTGAGTCGCTGTCGGGATACCAACGTTCCACGAACCCGGACCGTATGGAGTACCGGTACCCCAGGTTGGCGTCGGCAGAGACTGCGTAGCCTCATTTGTGCCGATGATGTCGGCGTCCATTTGGAGAATGTCGTTCTGAATAGCTAGCGTCAGCTTAGACACGACGCAGCCAACGTAGCCAAACACAGCGCTGTTTCGCACAATCGTCAGGGATAGCGTACGAGTCGGAAACGCGTTCGTTGATGTCGGAGTGCACGTGTAGATCCAGTTCGGGTTCGTACCCGTCCTGACGATGCCCATACGCATCGCGTACAGGAAGTACACGATGACGTCGTCCATCGCTTCCATCGTAATGGTACCGGTCGCCGACACGTTGCCAGGAACCATACCGGTCTGGTCCACTGATTGGCGAATCGGACGCCGATAAACGTTTCCCGGCATAAACTGTAGCTGCTCACCCAGAATTGGGAAGAACTTAGTCGGCGCGACGTAAGTTCCAGGCGTTGTCTCAAACGCCAGTCCGGCCGAGCCGCCTCCGCTTACACCAACGCCCATTACTTCTCGCCTCCGTCGCTAGTCACGGAACTCGAAGCTCCAGATTTGGCACCCGCAGGTGGTCCGCCCACAGGAGGCCCCAGCTTTGCCGCCGTCACCCCGTGCATACTCCCGGCAGCGTCTACAAGAGACGGTCCCTCGACGAACTTCGGTATGTAAACACCAAAGGAGTCCGATTTGGGATCATCGTCGAATCCGCCTACCTCGACGGTATTTACACTTCGAAAGTTCTGCTCCAGCTCGTCTGAAATCTCATGTTCCCCGTTACCGAATGAGCCGAGGCCGTGAATGTAGATCTGTCCCGCGTCCCCCAGGTTAAGCTGATTTACAACAAGCTTATAGGACACTTTAGCACCTCCTGTGGGTCGTCATGGATTCAGAACGACCTTACTCTTAGTCAGCAACGTCATCCGGGTTGCGTCCATCAGTCCGCCCTGCTTCGCAGATACGCCAGGATCGATATTCGAGAAGTAAGCGTCGATCGCGTTACCACCCAAAGTCGGGTCTGCGTTCATGAGTCGTTTGATCTGGTTAGCTAGCCCTAGGCTGGCGTGCACGTTCAGCTGCTGATCCTGAACCTTACCATAGTAAACCATTACGAACGTTCGAAAATCTATTCGCACGGGACGGCCACCAGCACCGTTAGGCGTATCCGTCTCTGGTCCAGGTACCACGCAGACCGCGGGCGTCTCAGGCAACAGCACCTGATCGCCATACCAGACCTGATTAACTGCGTCGGTCAAGCCAAGCGTAGCTGCTCCAGCCTTGATTGCATTCAATACGTAGTTAGCAACAAACTCAGTTGAGTCGGTGTATGCTGCATATGGGTTTGGCATCAGAACACCTTTCCCATACTGAACTTAGCTGGACCTAGCGAACTATCAATCCAGGTCGGAACAGACCTCTGCGCCCACGGCGTTGAGCTAGTGTCCGTAGGGTAGAACACAGGAGCAACCGAGGGCATGTTAGGTAGTAGCTCAACCAACTGAATAGATGAAGAAGCAATTCCTAGAAGCAGAACCTCAGCGTCATTACGAAGAATCAACCCGTAGCTGTTGCCCTCGGCGGCAACCATCTCAGAGTACTGGCGGTCATACAGCCAGCCAGCGTAGAACATGGCAATACACAGTCTGACCAGCTCAGGCGTAGTGTTAACGTCTACCCAAGTCGTTACGCCAAAAGTGGGACTGTCGTACGTCTGTGCAAGGGTGCCAAGAACGTAGTTAGCCTGCTCACTCTCTAGTACAGAGTCAAGCGAAGACAAATTCAGCTTAGTGCCCTCAAGAAACGACTGAGCCTCAGCAAGCTCGATATGTGTCATGTTTAACTCCCAGGAGAGACAGCGAGCCCACCCACGACGTAGGCTCGCTGTCTCTCTGTCATCAGCCCGCGGGCTTGACTCCAGCAGCTCCGGCGGCCTTAGCTGCTGAAGACCCGGACGATGACCCTACACCCGGAGTGGTAGCCGGAGTCGTAGTTCCGTCAGACTTGACCTCGGGCGTGGTGCCATCCGCGCCACGAGCGGTATCGTCCTTGGGAACCTGCAAGGCAGGGACAGGCTCTTCCTCCTCATCCGGAGGAGCAGGGACGTCGGGGTCCCCTAGCGGGAGCACCGTACGGTGCTCCAGCATGTACTTGAATTCCTCCGAGTCCACGCCACCGTGGTCGTCCGGGTTGACGGGCGCGCCGCTACCCTTGCCAAGATCGGCATACGCCACATACCCTTTGACTTTTGCCATATCAGCCCCTCTTCTAAGTCGTAAGTAGCAAGTTGCTCTTGGCGTAGTTGCACGGTGCACACCCCGTCTGCACGTTGCTCCAGGTGTGCGTTCCACCTTTGCTAACCGGAACAACGTGGTCGAGATGCATCTCGTCGAAGGGAACGAAGATACCATCGCAAACGAGCTTAATGCGACAGTGACCTTCGTCACGACCCCAAACTACTCGACGATCGATCTGCTCAACAGGACCATTGCCTAGCAAGACAGCGCGACGCTTGGCCACATATCCTGCAGTTCGTTCGGCCCTATACGGAGTGTACCCATTGTGGCCGTTCTTCTTGTTCGACGCCCGAACGGAGCTTCGGTTGCAGCACTTACACTGCCACTGGTATCCATCAGACGACCTCGAAGACCGATGGAAGTCAGTGACAGCTTTCCACCGTCTACACTTACTGCACTGCTTCACGCTGCCACCTCCCTTCCGCGCCAACTACGATGCTACCCAACGAAGCCGGAGCTAAGCGCGTTCGTGAACAGGAAGCCACAAATACTCTTGCTGTTCACGTCCAGACCCACCAGCTTCAGGTCGTAGCGCGTCCTCAAGCGGATCAGGTCACTCGCTCGCCGCTCTTCACGCCAACGGTCAACGATACGATCCTGACCGCCCCCGAAGCCCCAGGCGAACTCGTACCCGAAAGCTGGAGTCTTAAGTCCAGGCCGAGGCGGGTTGAAGACGAACACGACCTCCTTGTTCCAGAGATACTGCAGCGTGAGCGTCTGTCCAGGGTTGTTCGAGGCAAATCCGAAACCTGGAACGACACAATTACTCAGTCCCAGCAGGCTCTCGACCAGATCAGGAGTCAGAATCGCACGCTCCACGTACTGGATACGGTTGATTAGGTCCTGGCTGTCCTCGAGCGCAGACATGACCTTGTAGGGAATCACGGCCTGGTTGGGCTGAAGGAACGACTGCGCGTGGATCAGACGCATGGCGGTGCGGATGTCCTTGATCGGCGTAGCCGATGCCGCGTTGTCCCACTGGGGCCCGAAGCCCGTAGGCGCCGTGCTCAGGTCGACTGTCAGGTTGGCGTTGTAGTTGGTGGCAACCGCAGCCTTCTGGTAGATCCTGTACTCCTTACCGAGCGCCACACGAGACGTGATCATCTCGGTACCGTCGACATCGGGGTTCAGAGGGACGTCAGCGTTCTCACGCTCTTCGTCGGTCACCGCGAGCTGGAGCGCGTGCTCCTGGGCGTAGTACGTGTCCACCGACATCGCCATGCCAGTGATCTCGTTCGCCTCAGTACCAGGAGCTCGGCTGTCGTCTAGCGCCGGGTACCAACCCTCGCGACCGTTGTAGATGTAGTACTTGTTCGACTGCTTTGCCACGGGCACGACTGGGAAGAGAACTTCGCCAACGAGACCCTCGTTCGGCCACGCAACGCTGATGTTCGTAAGGACGACATCAACGTGGACGTTGCCGGACCCTGACGGGTTGTAAACTGCCATTCTGGCTTGCCTCCCTTCTCAGACCATCAGGCCGGGCGTCAGAGTGACGTCGAAGATATCACCCTTGGTAGTTGGAAGATCCATAGCGACACCTAGAACGGCGATACCCCTAAACACTGCGGTGCGCGCAATGAAGGTAACGCTTCCAATCGTGCCGGCAGTAGCACACGGAACCACAAGACCGCCTGCGTACGGCGCTACTCCAGGGTAAAGAGCCTGAGCAGTGCCATCGTAGATAACCTTGACAGTTCCCAGCAGAGCAACGCTGAAGTATGCCTTGCCTGTGGCGATCTTGACCAGGTCCATGTTCTCCTGGCATACTCCGAGAGGCGCTGCGTTCACAGGAAGCGCTGCAAGCAGCGGCGCAACCTGAGCCTGGTTCGGATCGAGCGTCGTGCCAGCGACCTGGTTAACAACCTGCCCGAACAGCAGCGGGGCCGACGCACCCGACTGAGCAAGATACGCCTTGTTGAGGATATGATCCATTCCTGCCATCTGGCTTACCTCCCCCCGTCACTGGGGATGTAGCTGTCCTCACGGTACTGCTCGGCCAGCTGCGGGTTCTCCCTCGAGACCTGAGTAGCCGCGGCCGCATAGGTCATCTTCGGGTCCTTCGACATAAGCACGTCGACCTCGCTCAGGAACTGCTGCGTTGGCGACTTGTCATCGCCACGGCGCCGCCAGCCACGCTCGGTCATATCGATCAGGCCGAGATCCAGAGTGGCCTTGTAGGCGTTGAAGACCTTCTCGCCAAGCTCCTTCGGCGACTTGATCAGAATCTCCCGCAGCTGGTCCTTGACTGCAGGAGGCACCGCAAGGTGCTTGTCCCGCATTGCCATGTCCAGCTCAGTGAGTCGCTGCTCCACGAGCTGGACATGCCGCTCGTGCACTAGCGTGGCCAGCTGCTTCTGCTGTGCCTGTGCGAGGTCGGTCAGAGCCTTGAGTGCCGGGTTGCCCTGAACGTCAGACAGCTGACGAACAAGCGCCATAACCTCTTCTGGGGATGCCGGAGCATCTGGCGCCTGCTGCGGCACCGGCCGAGCCGCAAGTTCGGCCAGCTTCGCAGTGACCTGCTCGTCCGTAGCGTCTTCGGCCAGACCCAGGGTTGCACGAAGCACCTTCGGGTCCATACGCCCTCCTTTCGAGGGATCGGGTGTAGGAGCCGGAGCCGGCGTAGGCGCTGGCGGAGTCGCTCCAGTGAACAGTTCACTCATGTTGATCGGCAGGATGTCCTTTAGAAACGGACGGTTAGTAATCGCTCCACCGAACAGCACGTTCTGAAATGTAGTCCCATCCTTCGGATGCTTCCACTCATCGTTGAACTCAGGACTGAAGTACCTGTAAGCTCTCTCCTTGATCAGCTCGTAGGCCTTCTTCGTCCAGTCAACGAGAAGCCAGAGACCATCATGCCGCGCCTCCGCCTTCTCGACCCACCCTGCCGCTTCGCCACCGTACGCCTTGTGGTCGTAGTCGATATCGAGCTTCTGACCGCGAACCTCCTTGTTGACGTTCTCAGCGAACTGCGCAACTCGCTCAGGCGTGATGTTAATCTCGCCGTAAACTGGATGGTCGTACTTGCCCAAAGGCATCGCCTGCATCCACGTTTGTGTCGTGGAACCGTCACCCAGCTGAAGGGTGGCAAGATTGGACCAGTAACCAAATCTCACGAGTAGCTGCCTCCCCTCTGCCTCGTCGATCCCTTCGTTGGCACCTTCTTCAGGTTCGGATTCTTAGCTTTGGCCTTCGAGCTAGCGCCCTGTGAGGCAGCCGCCACCATAGCCGCTCCGGCTTGCGGTGACACCCCTGCCGACTTTGCCGCCGAGGCAGCAGCAGCCTTAAACCCCATCCCTGCACTAAGCTGATTCGGCTTCTTACCTTCTGCAGCGTCTGCAGGCGTCTCAGGAGCAGACGCTCCAGTTTGCCGCTTCCGCGACGGCAAACTGGAGAGGTTCTCGGCGTCGTCGTCGCTCGGCATCGTTGCGGCCATCTGCTTACGCTTCTGCAGCTGCGTCATGCCATCAGCACGAGGAATGGTCGATGTCGCAAAGGTATGACCTGGCTCACGGGCCGTTGCAGCTAGCTTGGCAGGAACCTGATTACCATATCCCGAGGCACTTGAGACCGGCATCGTCGATTTGCCTTGGCTCTTGTCTGCAACTCTCGAACTGCCTCTGGCTACCCCGAACGCACCCTTACGAGGCATGCCCGTCGCGCCAGCGGCCGCACCACCGCCAACAGCCCGACCGCGACCACCTCCAGGTAGACGCTTACCGCCCCTTGCCTTGATGCCGCCAGCGGCAGCGGCTCTGCGCTGTCCGCCTCCTGAGCTCTTCGCTGCCATTATAGCGGCCCCTGTCCTTGAGGCAATATTTTGGCTCCGATGTCATTAGGGTTGTTCTGACTTGGATCGGAAGGCCTGACCCGTCGTCTGTTCGGAGACATACCGAACGGCTTCAGGTTCCGCCGCGCAGCGGCCCGCCCCCTCCTGGAAAGCTTGACCCGCGCAGGCTTGAGCGTCTGATTATATGCAACCGAAATCCCCGTCAGCTCAACGTTAGCTGCAGGAGGTGCGCTCCTCGATGTCATAAAGCCTCCGACTACTATGTCATCTATTTTACCAGATGGCCAAAAGGAAAAGCACTGGATTGGTATACCTGGGAACACACGGTCAAGAACCCACTAAGGCTCCACAGGGCCGGGCGATGTCGGTGTCATTGTCCTCTCTTTGTGGGCGCGATGCAGCTTGTGGATTAGCTCCCTTGAAACCTCCTTGCCTTGCAGATCTGGGTGGTGATGCTTGCATAGCCTAAACAGTCCACCTGCCGCAGGGTGTCGTCCTATACGCCAACAGCCCCACGGGAGCCAGCCTTCGGGGTCGTGGCAGTTATACGTGCTGTATAGGTGCACTATAGTACCTAGGAGTGCGCCTACTATCGCATACTCGCCGAAGTCTGATCCGGAGCCAGACCAGAACTGGTACCAGGGGCTACCACCGGAAGGTACGGGGTACACGCCAAGGACGTGAAGGAGCGACACCCACGGGCTCCAGTAAGGCCACATAGCTTCCTACCTGAGTACTCGAACGTGGTACTTGGCAGCAAGCTTGAGCAGCTCTGCTGATGGCGGAGGTAGCTTGCCTGGGCAGCCTAGGCCTACGTAGGCCGTGCGGAAGTCTACGATTATTCTCACTCCGAGTTTGCTGCTGTTCGGCTGGGGAGCCGCGTTAGCTACATCCAGCTGCTCGGCACACAGTGCTCGAAGTTCTGTCTCCTTTGCCTGAGACTGCTGCCGCGCCTGGAGTACTGCATACCCGGTTCCCGCAGCGACCAGTAGCACGGCTACAATGAACAGAATGATCGCTACTACAACTGTGTTTACGAAGCCCTCCTGTGGGCCGTGTTCACTCCTCATGGACGTATCTTCCTCTCCAGAGCTTCTACCCGCTGGGTAAGTTTATCGTACTGCGCCGCAGACGCACTGCTAGTCCCAGCCACTAGCCTATCTAGATGGTCCATGCGACTAGTCAGTGCGCGTGTCGCAGTTGTGTTATCGCGGAGCAGCGTCGCAGTTTTCCAGATTGCGCGAATTAGTGCAGCTAGACCACCGAGGACGATGACGGCGCTAGCGAGGAGCGCAAAAACCGCAGACGCATTGCTTGTTGTAGCTGCAGCCGCAAGGACATTCATTACGAGCCTCCTACAGTCCTGGTTCTACTTCGAATACGGCCTTAGCCGTAGCCTGGCATACCCCTGTGCCGATCCACTCGTACGCCCACTCTGTAAGAGGCGGTGTAGCTCCACCCGTCGTATCAAGGTCCGCGTGATACAGACCCACCGCATCCTTTATAACTGGAGCTGCAGGATATAGAACCGTAATAGTCGCTACTCCAGGTCCTGGCTTATACTTGAGTGTTACAGCCGTGGGATCGATCAGGGCGTTATTGATATCACGGAAGCCACCGGTAGGGGCAGCAATCGTCCCGGTATAGGTGGCTACTCTGACGAGTGCGCCAGCCGTGTACTTGTTTGCCATTACAGGATCCTATCTGTGGCCTGAACTGTTTGCGCCGGTGTGTTCGTCGCCACTACGGATTGTGCAGACACGTCGACAGCCACGACAGTAGCTGTCGCTAGACTGTCGTATGCTCCAACTGATACGCTGAAGTTCATAGCGGCCGTAGTTTGCGTTAGGTAGTCGAAAGCGGTTACCGACCCACCTACTATTGCTGGCGGAGTAACAAACGGTAGCGGGCCAAGAACTCGTCTTATAAGGCGACGTAGAAAGCCTGGTGACCGACGCCTGAAGGTCGTAAGAGCAGGCGTATCAGTAGGTGGTGGCACAGGACTGAACGATTTGCCTCTCCGCAGGAAGGGTGCCTTCCTAGGAGGCCGCGAGAACATGGTAGGCAGAGTAGGCGGAGCAACTACGACCTGGGGAGGTACTGGAGCAAAGCTCCTGCCTCGCCTCAAGAGAGGTGCCTTCTTCACCGGTCGCGAGAACATAGTAGGCAACGGTGGGAGCGTAGCCGCTACTACGGATGGAGTAATCGGTGAGGACTTGCCGAACCTTGGAAGCTGTAGCCTTCTCCGCTTGCTAAATGTCAGTTCCGCGTAAGGAACAGGCTGACCGGAGACTCTGCGCACAGACCTACGTGGAGTAACAGGAAGCGCCTTACGCATTCTCCCCATAACTGGCTCTGGATGCACGACCAACTGGCTTGCTGCCTTGAGGTCCTTTACCTTACGTAGCTGAAGCGGCGATCTTAGGTTAGGTCGCGAGAAGGGCGTAGGCAGCGGGGGGTTCAGCTGGGGAGGTACTGGACTGGAGGCTCGCCCTCTTCGAAGGAAGGGAGCTCGCCTAGTCCTGTTAGGTGCCGACGTTGTCGTAGGAGGATTTACGAACGTTACCTGAGCGGGAGCAACAGGTCCCGTCGCTCCGCGACGCAGGAATGGAGCTCGCCGTGTCCTGTTCGGTGCAGAAGGCGCTATCGGCGGATTGAATTGTGACGGTACGGGGCTGAAAGCACGTCCTCGGCGCAAGAAGGGCGCTCTGCGTGTTTTGTTTGGCGCAGTGAGAGGTAGTGAGGGCGCGCCTACGGTCAGCGAAGGCGTAATGGATGAAGGCTTACCTAGCCTAAGGAGCGGTATGCGTCTGGTCTGCCTAAGCGCCGAAGGAGGTAGCGGCGGGTTAAACTGGGGCGGTACCGGACTAAAACTATGTTCCTTACGCAAGAAGGGAGCTCGACGTGTTTTGTTCGGAGTGGAGAGCGGCAAAGGTGGATTAAATTGTGACGGTGGAAGATTAGGAAGCTTGCGACGTACCTGAACTAGTGCAGGAGGACGCAGCCGAGCTCGAGTGAGCGCCGGCGGGGGTGCAGCAGGAGGAAGAGCCCCTGCTGCGTCTCCGTGTAGCCACCTCGCCAGCTCCATATACTTCGGATGGTAAGGCCTAAATGGCAGCGGTAGAACGACTAGGGCCTGCTGCAGAGGTGGTGGCGGGTAAGACTGAGGAACTTCAAACGGCGGATATGGCCCAAACGCCTTAGACAGCGGCGGAAACATAAACGGCGAAATTGGCTGCGGCGCACTCCCGCCGGCAGCCGGGACCTGCGCGATCCACACGCCCGCGTAGTCGCCGGCAGACGGGTTGTTCCTGGCCAGCTCAGTCCACGTCAGACCGCCGCCGCTGACCGTCATCGTGGTGACGGCGGCGCCCCCGTCCGAGGCGACCAGCGCGACGAGCAGCGACCCGCCGGGCGGGCTGAAGTTCGCGCAGGACACGAACGTGTTGCCCGTATCCGAGACCGGCGGCGGCGCGGAATTATCCTCGGTCAGCGTCCCGGCGGACAGGATCTCCGCCTGCGCGAACGGCCCCGACGATGTGGCGACCGTGAAACCCAGCGTGGTCGCGCCCGGCGTCCCGGTCAGCGCCGTGGCCTTGAACGTGACGTACCGGCCGTTGTTGACGGTATCCGCGATGTTGTCGGCAACGGTGGTGGCTGCGGCGGCGGTAGCGGAGTTGTTGCCGAAGACCGCGCTGGCCCCGTAGACCCGCGAGCCCGTCTGGGTGGTGGTGACGGACTGGGTGAAGCTGGTCGCGTTCAGGAACTGGTTATTGCTGGTACCGCCGTTCTGCGTGGCGGCGGCCTGGGTCAGGACGTAGATCCGCAGTGCGATGCCCGCTGCGGTGGAACCGCCCTGCGTCGCGGTGATTACCGGGTCGAACGGGTTGGACGGCGGCACCTGCGCGATCCATACGCCTGCATAGTCGTTCCCGGAGCCGTTCGCCTCGGCCAGCGGCGACCAGGTCAGGCCGCCGCCGGACAGCGCCATCGTGGTGACGCCGGACCCGCCGTCCGAGGACACCATCGCGACGAGCAGGGCGCCGTCCGGGGGGGTGAAACTCGAGCTCGACACAGACGTGCCGGACGTGCTGACCGCCGCAGTGGGTGATGACGGGTCCTCGGAGAGGCCCCCGGCGCCGGGCAGGATCTCGGCGAACGCGATGCCGCCGGTTATCAGCGGCAGCGAGGCGCCTACGGTCGTCGCGCCGGGGGTGCCGGTTTTGGCGGTAGTCCGGCAGGTGCCGTACTGCTCGGCGTTGGTGCTGTCCGCGTAACTGTCGTTGACCGTGTTGCCGGCGGCGGCGGTGAACGCGGTTCCGTTCGTGACCGGTGACCCGTTGGCCAGCGCCCCGTAAACGTACGATCCGGTGACCGTGGTAATCAGGCTCAGGTCCGGGGTGAACGGGGTACTGCTGGAATTGCTGTCCGTATTCCCGGTCTGTGTTGCGGCGGTCCCGGTCAGGACCTTGACGCGCAGCAGCAGCCCGTTGGCCGTGCTGCCACCCTGGGAAGCGGTGACGGTAACCGGCATAGGCACAGCGTCACCGCCCCACGCAGAGGAAATGGTCAGACGACGCCGGTTAGCTGCCCGGCATTAAAGAAGAAGTCATTATTCGCCAGTACGGTCCCGTTCGCGTGCGCTACGTTATACAGGCTGGTCATATCAGTGAAACCAGCCTTGAGAAGGGTTCCTTCTGCTGCCACATACCCGAGGGTCAGCAAGTTTGCTGCCGAGAATCGAGCGTCATTCTGGAGCAAGATGCTAAACCGCTGGCAGTTGTACAACGAATCTCGCACAGCGACGATCAACGATCCGGCACGAGAGTCCAAGTCAGATTTGCTAGACGGGAATCCTACGGACATTGCGGTATCCTCTCACCCGCTGTATTCGGCTGCAAAGGCGTTCTAGTCATCCAACAAGCTCCACACCGAGATGTTCACACGCCAGAGAAGGCGATCCAGTAACGGCCGAAAGGGTCGCCCCTATCAAAAGATTCTGCTGGAGAGTCGAGTTGAAAGACAAAAGCCTTCCAGCATATGTAGCCGGTAGCGCCTGTGGCGTGCCAAATGCCGTCAGCGACGACACGGGCAACACATGCCCTCGCCCGGCAAGCTGGCCAGCCGTAGCCGATGCGGGAGTAGATAGCGCTCGGCATTCAGCCTCGTAAAACAGCTCCCAAGGCCCCTGTGTAACCGAGGCAGGTAGCGCCATCGCAGTAGTAACTGCTAGCACTAGAGCCGACGCTATGACCGTTGCCGGCGCCGCGAGGTACAGTCCAATGATGAGGGTCGGAGTCGCTGATCCCGACGTACACCAGCCATGCCCTTTGACGCGCAGCCGCATCCCCCGCTCCCAGACTGGCGGAATCAGGTACGGCTCCGCTCCAGGCGTGATATCGACTAGAGCTGCCGTACTAGCAGTCGGGCCATCAGCGTAGCCCTGCTCAAATGGTGGAAAAGCCCAACGAACTGCCATCAGAAGACGCGCCCCCCTAGGAAGACGAGCACCTCGGCATTCGGATCTACACGCAGGTCGTCGGCTGTAGCCTCGTGGAAGGCATCTGCCACGAGGCTAGACACAGTTTCCACATCGTCACTGAAGTTGATGACGACGGATAGAAGTACGGCAGGCCGCACCTGAGAGTTGTCCGAGGCAAGGACTTGTGCCGAAGCTTGAAGGAGCAGGCCGGGTATGGGTGCAGACGTGACTGGATCCGTATTCCCACTCAGCTGAGTAGGAAGAACGTAAGCTATCTGGTTTAGAGGTGCCATGTTGCGAACCCTACTCTTCCCAGTCTGTTGCGATCGTGAACAGGTGCGCCGACGGAAGTGCGTTGCCGAAGTTCACAAACGCAAGGCCGTTCGCCGTACCCTGATCGCAGATGAACTCGTCGAGGAACTCGTACGGGATGTCGAGGCCAATCTGAGTGTTGAACGACCACTCGTCAAGAGCATTGGCGCCGATCGTCGGACCTGTGGTGTTCGCTGTCGCTGCAGTAGTAACTAGTAGGCCCGCAATCGTAGAGACGTTTCCACGCGGGTCCTTGTTGACACCTACCGTAGTGGTAAAGCCCGTAGTAACGGGAATAACCGTCTGACGATAGGCGCGAATCGTCATCTGCTGCGACGTAGGTACCGAAGCACCAGCACGGACACCAATGAACACACGACGCAGCTTGAAGTTCTGAGATGCACCGGCACACACTGCAGCGAAATAACCGTTGAACGTTGTAGTAACGGGGAGTCCCGCAAGCTGAGCCGTCTGCGACTCGGCCGTCATCCTGAAGCGGCCCATCGTCAGCTCCCGTCGTGTGCATAGAGATCGGCTGCGGCGTAGTGCTGTGAGTGTGCGCTGCGCTCAAGCGCATAGTGGCCGCTACTCTTAGCCTCTTCAGCGTGCATCGCCTTAAGGTCTACCCGCCCCTGCACGGTCGAGTAAAGGAGCTCGATGGCCATCGAAGCGGTTGCCAGACTCGCTAGTGCCTGCCCGACCCGCAACTCGTCACGAGAGTCAGTAAACTGACTCTTGAGATCGCCTGCTAGGCCCTTCAGAGCCTTCAGGATCTCCTCCTTCGTCGCCGACGGCACAGGCACTGATTGTGCCTTGTTGGCGACTGGTGTCACCTCTGACATATTCCCTCCTAGCTAATGGTTGACGTAACGACTGCGTAGTTAGTACTACCTGCGCCGGAGCCGCCTGTCTGCTGGATCGTCACTACGTAGATTGCACCCAGAGGTGGGTTTGCAGAGGCCGGATCATCTGCAGAAAACGCAATCGCACCGATCGCTGTAGCCGCTAGCGTGTGTGTCTGCGCCACGCCCACGAGAGCACCTGTCAGACTTGCCCTACGAACTCGGACAATCACAGCAGTCGTTCCGGCACCCGCTGTGAAGTTGATGAACCCGTCGATGAGCGTGTGCGTCACGAGCAGACAGCTGGGATCGTTCGGAAGCGGCACAGGCGGCAGCGTCGCTACAAGGCCCTCGGTACTGACAGGGCTAGCAACGCCTGTCACCGATACAACAGATCTCTTCAGCATGTTCGCTCCTAGCTAGTCGTGGCTGTCACGACCGCGTAGTTAACTGTCCCAGCAGTACCTGTGCTAGTTTGCTGAAGCGTAACTACATAGATCTGCCCTGGAATGACTGGCGGTGTTGCAGCAACGATGGGATCGTCTGCCGCGACTGGAATCGCATACGTCGTTGACGCTGCTACAGTAACAGCCTGCGCCGGCCCGACTAGTGTGCCCGTAAGCGTATTCCTACGAACACGAACTGTCACGAGAGTCGTAAGCGTACCAGTCGAGTAGTTGATAAAACCGTCAACTACGACGTGACTCAGCAGAACGCCACCGGCCTCTGAAGGCAGTGGGACTCCGGGCAGCGTAGCAACGACAAACTCGGCCGTCGCTGCCCCAGCGAGCCCAGTCGTAGTAACAACCGCGCGCTTCATGTTCTCTCCTCTACCTCAGCCAAGCTTCGTTGGCTTCGCCAGCTTTGCACGTTTTGCATGTACAAGATGCTTATTCCTGTGCTTTGGCGTGCGCCTCTTTGCCGCTGCCGCCTTCCTCAGCCCTACAAGGTTAGGCCCTGTAGGCTTCACCGCCCCTGGTACTATTCTTGTGAAGGCGCCTGTCACACCAGGTACCTGTGCAAAGCCCTTAGGTGCCGTGGCGCGCCTACTCCTAGGAGTCCTTAGCACTCGTAGCGAGCGTAGCTGTCTATTCACTGACCTCGCCTTCCTGAAGTCCCTGACCTGTCACCCTTACCTGTAGACGGAGCAACGGCTCCAGACGCACTCTGCCTTGGCGAACCTACATGGGGCAGCTGGGGTGTAGAACCGCTAGCCCCTGCAACCCCAGGCTGGTTGGGCGTTGGAGGTACACCAGGCACCTGTGCTGGATCCTGCTTGTGTCCTGGACCAGGCAGCTCTGACGGTGCAGGCTGGATCTTCTGCGGGTTCTCCTGTGCAGGGGACCGAACGACCCGCATCGTTGCGACATCTGCGGGCGGGAGGCCCATCTCGTCACGCAGCTGGTCTTCCATCGGCTGGTCTGGAACGATAATGCCAGCTCCTACTAGGTTCCTGAGTGTGAAGCTTTGCGTACGCCAATCTTCCTGCTCCCCGATACGCTTAGCGTACAGCTTCGGGTATACAGAGCGACCCCAGTTCATCTGAACCAGTTGCGGAATCGCATACTGGTTCATCACGTCCAGAACGATGTCAGCAGTGAACCGCGTTGCCTTAAGGAAGACTGTGTGCTGCTCCTCGATCGACGTCTTCTCGCTGTTCATAAATCGGCCAAGAATGCTCTGCGGGATCATGTCATCGTGGTGCTTAATCGAATCTAGACAGTTAACCGGGTTACCATGCAGCTCGGCAAACTCCAAGATCCACGCAGGAGGCAGAACAACGTGGGCACGCTCGTTAGTTCTCAGGTTCCTGCCCAGTTGATCAGCTAGCAACTTGTCCTGGTCTGAGTAGCCGACAGGCAACTGAATCACAGGAACACCAATACCGTGACGCTCCTTCTGAATGGCGTCGATCTTGTACAGGTTGTCCTTGTAGTACCAGTGCTTGTAGGCCGACCGCAAAATACTAATGCCCTCGATGTTGCCGGCTTCCTTGTCGAACGTGAACACAACCAGCTTGTTGATCGGAATATTTACCCAACGCTGAAACGCCTGAATAGTCCCGCCCTGGAAGTTAGGCGGGACTCCCGTACCCCCTCCTGGGTTGACATCTCCTACCTGTACGGGAGGCGCCCACATATCAACCGAAAGCGGTCCCCCATTAATGTCAAAGAACCACTCCTTGACGTCCATCGGATGCCTAGGAGCGAACTTCTTCCAAACAATCTTGCCCTTAGCCCGTGGGTCCGCAGTTACGTTCTCTCCGAACTCAAAAACCTTCTCAAACATGTAGTAGCCGAAGTCCAGCATGAGCAACGACTCGGTAATGAACTGCGGCAGGGACATAGACATCCATGACGTCATATTCGACCAAATGAAGTCGCGGATGTTCCTATCACGGACGTTGTCGCTAGCCGCTTTCATACCCCACTGAGCCGCCAGTACAGGCGTCTTAGCTAGCCGCAGCGTCCCTCTGACTGTGCCATCTGACTTTCGCATCTTATCGTAAATGCGAAGACCCTTAAAGCCTACTAGGTCATTGTTGTACTCACGTCTTGTCCACGCTGTCCAGGGACTAGCAACAGCTGACCCCAACTCTGACGTTAGCTCCTCGTCGCTTGAGACACCAACGCCACGCTCAAGGGCCACTCGATCATGCGGACGCTGAGCTCCCGTATCAGCACCAATGCCGACACGTTGAGGACCTTTCTCCTTAGGAATGCCAAAGTCAAGAAGCGACAGCTGTGTACTAGGCTCCGAGCCTCTAGGGGCCATGACGATATACTCATGACCAGGCTCCGTACCAACAGATACAGGGTCGCAGTTACGCAAGACTTCAGCCAAACTAACATGAGGCAGCTTGCTGAGGTCCCACTCTACGCCTTCTGCAGGCTCCTCGTGAACCTCAACATCTTCGTCGCTCATGCGCTCACCAGCTCTCCGCTGCGAACGTATCCGTGCCACCCTGTAGGTGAGTTATGAAAAATTGACGGACTTGCAGTAATGTTAGGCGGAACCCCAGTAACTGTCCAGTAACCTCCGCCGGTAGCCTTCTGGCTAGTGATCCATTCGCCGCCGTCGGGCAGCGCAATCAGCCAGGACTCAATCCCTTCCGGGTGCTGGCTGTACTTGTCGTACCAGGCAGCGCGGATCATGGTGCCTACCGGTGCCACTCTGCCAAGCGAGTGGCGGAACACGAACTCGGTCCCATCAGGCAGCCGGTAGATCTCGTCGTCGTTACGTTGCCACTCATTGGCCCCGGCAAACTGGTAGTCACACGCAGCACAGACCCTCGGCCACCGCTCGTCGTCATGTGGCCAGTTGTCGCCGTGAGCTTCTTCCCGCTCAGCCTCGAGTACGTCGCCGAGGTCAACACTCGCATCATGCCCCAAAGAATTCGAACAGCTTGTATCACTGCTGTAGGTGAACCGACGTAGCGAGCGACGATACCGGCCTGTTGGCTCGGCGACGCGCAGCGGAATACCCATTAGAAGTCCATGTTCTGTGTGAAGGTACCACCTGAGCTGCTGAACGCGGCACCGGCATAAACGTCTGGTCCGCCGCTCACGAGACCAACCAGTGCGCTATCAGTCACCGCTGTCCGCTCCAACTTCCGTGCGCCTGCTGAAACCAGTGGCACCGGTGCCATGACATCCGCCAGATGGTACTGACAGCCGATCTTGAAAATACAGAGCAGCGCGTACCGAATAGCGTCAATAGTGTGATCCTCGATCTTGTTCCCTAGCTCAGGAACGTTCTGCCCCTTGACAGGAGCTTTCGACCTGTAGTTAGAGTGTTCCTTAATCACCTCACGACAACGCGGATCAACGAAGTACGCCGGCTCATACTCTGGCGTCCCCCACTCGTCCTGTCCAACCTCCCGGTTGTTCTTCATGAACTCCGACATCAAGTCGATGCCGTCTCGCCACGTGTAATCGTTCTTCAAGCCAGGTGGCGCCCAAACAGGAGCGCCACGGTAGGGAGACTCGGCTGGCTCATCCTTAACCAGCTCCCGGGTCATCATCTCGACTGCCTCAGGATCTGCAGGGTCACCAAAGCACAGGTCGACGTGGTACCCCTCAGGATGCTCCTGAGCCTTAAGTTCCCTCGCAACATCCGGAATCGTCTTGTAGTTCTTGTAGTACACCCGCCAAATGTAAATCTGATCTGACGGACTAACCTGGAACTCCACGGCAGCAAGCGGATTAGTGTAGCCCCAGTCGAACGTAATGTAGTTCTTCCACTCTGGCCGAAATACATGGGGACGTACGTGCAGGAATTCGTCCCAGTCTGGAAATATCTTGCCGACGAAGGAGCTGAAGTCGGCCCCAATCTCCTGCTCAAACCACTCCTTGACCATCGTCTTCTGCAGGAGGATTATCTCGGGGTCGTCTCTTCCCAGTGGGTAAACGTTGGTGTTATACCAGCTCGGAAACTTCCAACTATTTCCCGTGTAGTATACCGAACCACTCCGACGTGCTAGCCAGTTAGCATTATGCGTAGACACACACCAAACAGTCCCCTCGTACAACTCCTTCGTGATTCTCAGGCTAGACATCTGCGCCTGCTTAGGCCTAATAAATTGTCGTTTACCCAGCAAAAGCTTCCATGCATCAGGTCCGCTGTGCCGAACAGTAGTTGGAATACCCAGTAGGCAACAAGCCATCTGAACTGCTTGAAGCTGATCTAGTGACTTCTGTCCTATACTGTTGTTCGCACCCTTAGTACACCCATCACCCAACTGAGAGACGTCTACGAACAGTCTAAGCTGCGCTTCCGTCAAAGACAGAACAAACGCAGGATCGACAACCTTATGTCGCAGGAAAACGCTCCAAAACCGACTACTTAGCCCGGCACCCAAAGCAAATCGAGTTGACCGCGTAGTATCTCTACGCTCTGACCAGTAACCGTCTTGGTTACGCACAGGCCGTGGAGCGAGGACCTCAAGTGTCCGACGAATGCGAATGACATTCTCAGGATTCACAACGTGTGACTGAGATATTGACAAGCTTTTTGCCGAATCTGAAAGGTGAGAACCCTCCGTCCAAATCCAAGCAACCAGCTCAACGAACTCGTCAGAGTACTTAGACGTCGTAGGCAAGTCTACGCAAGGTGCAGCCCCCGGAACGCCATCAACGTAGGCTAGCGTGTCCGTAGTCTTCCAGCGCCAGCCACCACTACGTCCATCGAGAGTCGGTCTACTGTTAACGAGCCAGCGATGGTTGCCTGTTGTAAGTGCCGAGAATTGGTTACTCTCCATTCGAGTCAGGTCGTGCTGGCCTGAATACTGGTGTACGCTCTCTATTGTATCCCACGCACTCAAACCAGTTTTCGGATTAATCGAGAGAGTTTGGTCTCCCTCTCGAACCTGATCATACCTCAACCATCCACGCTGTGTGAGAATCTCTGTCTTCTCGTCGACGCAGGCATATTCAGGCAAATCCGGATCTCGACCGAACTGCCAACTCTCGTAGAACCAGTTGAAGCCCTCAGGAGTGGACGGGAAGTCAGCGGAGCCTCTCTTGTCTGCAAGAGACGGACGAATAAAGCGGTCCCACGTCTCCTTCTTATGCTTTGCCGCCTCGCACATAATAACGTGGTCCAAAGCCTCACCGACTAGCAGATCTGGATGTTCAGCAGACCTGCACTCAACCGTAGTCTGCCAAGGCAAAGTAATGAACATGTCCCCAGACCGCTTGTTGTACGCCTTCTTGACCCGCTTGTCCCTGCCAAACCTCTTCTTTATGATCAAGTCGTTCCAGATGACTCGGAACTCCTTCTCACTCAGATCGTAGGTTGGACCAACGCACCATACTCGCTTGTCAGGCTTCAGCAGGTACCTCGGAATCACATCACGGGCTGCCATCGTCGACTTTCCGAATCGACGTCCGCATGCAGAGAACCTAAACCTGGCATCGGAGTTGTGGTACGTCCACTGCTCCCGGAACGGCTTATACCCAACAGAGTTGAAGTAGGCAGCCATGGTCGGTGTTACGGTCATGTCCACCTCCCGTCGCGAACAAACCCGTGCATGCCACAGCCACCAAGTGCTGGGTCACAATGCAAAGACGGACTCAGCGTCAGCGGCTCACGCTGGACGACGGTCCATATTTCGCCTTCTACCGGAGAAACCTGATGCCTACGGACAAGGTATGAGCCAGTACGATACCCCGGCGAAGTGTCATGCTCCCAGAGAACGCCACCACCGTCAAGAAGCTGTACCCGGTGACCCATGCCGACATCGATCCACATACTCACCAGACACCTCCTCAATGTCCGCGCGGACTCTCTTTCAACCCGTTCCGGGAGTCCACAGGCCGCGAATGGCAGTTTCAGGTCCCAGGATCACTCTCAGTACCGAATGGCGCAGCACCCGAGTCTTCCGCAACTACTGTTGATCCAGTAGGGAGAGTAGCTAGTTCAGGTCCGTGCTCGCCGGTTACCAGAATCGGGTTGGTCTTGTGAATCTCGCCCACTACATAGTTGCCGGCGAAGTTGGAGGAGCTTGTTCCGTACTTCGGGTCAGACAACACCCTGTGGAGCTCCGCGACAAGTTCGTGCTCCACTCTCCGCCAGTCACTTTCCCCTTCCGGAGTAGGCGTATGTCCGCCTACATTCAAGCTCCACGTCATTCTGCTACCTCCCAATCCTCGGCAAGCACATCGCTCTGACTAGCTAGCCAGGGAACGAAGTCGCCGTTCGCGGTCCACATCATGATGTAAGGCCGGAACTTGCAGACGGTTCCCGGCGGGATTCCAGTGGCCTCGGCGGTGTTCACGTTGATCGCGATGCCGTCTGGGTAGCCACATGCCCTTGCCATTCCAGCCTGGACGCGTGACCCGCTGCCCGTCCTTGAGGGCGCGTACAGCGCCACCGAAGTCCATCAGAGGTCTCCTGACTGGAAGTCCTGCTCTTCTGCTACACCGACTGGAGTCAGTATAGCTATGTACTCGGAATTGAAACCGGGCTCGGTTCCGATCGTAATCGTGTAGGTACCTGCCGGAACAGGTCCAGACACGACTGGTGTACTAGCCACGTTGGCCGTCACCGTGAACTGTATCTGGGAGAGGCTCACATCCAGCCTCGCGTGATGTACATGCCTACTCCTGCGTACACAGCCACGCCGCCAACGACTAGGCCTAGGGCCAGCCAGCCCCACCAAGGCATCATCCTATATCATCGCCTCGCGCAAACCCACTCTGCCCGGTCACGCCGTACGGGGTACTAACGTTCAGAGTCACTCCAGTGTTGTCCTGAGACACTTCAATGGCATAGACGCCATCCTGCAGCACCACGCCCTGCATCACAGCTGCAGGCGAACCTGCAGCAACCGTAACCTGAATGATCCCGACGGACATAGCTCTCCCTTACCGGCCGAACACGTTACCTGGCAGCTGATAGACGCCTACGGAGTTACCTGTTTGCACCGACATGGTTGCCTGTAGCAACCCGTTGACGTCATTGAAGTCCGCCGGACTGAAGGGACCTAGCAGCAGTACGGTGCTGTTTGCTACTGCTATCACGAACGCCGCGGGAACCTGACCCTCCGTTGTCTTCTGAACGACAAGCGTCAGGTTGCCAGCACCTGCGGCTCCTACGACAACACGAAGTATCACCGCACCGTTGTTTGGAAAGCTGAAGCCCGTGTTAGCTCCGAGTGCAGTTTCTGCAGCCGGAAGTATGTTCGGCGTTGCTACCAGAGGACCAGGCGTGCCACCCGCTAGTGACCCAATGGGAAGCGTCGGCGCCGGCAGGGCAAGTGTTGGCATCCTTCAGGACCTTCCTATAAAGTATACGACCCCAGTGACTGCTGACACACTAATGACGCTGTTAACCCGTACCCAAGGCATCTGCATGGGGATCAGGAACGGGTACCGAAGGCCACCTGCTCCAGCTTGCGCACCAGGCGCTGCGAGCTCGCCCGTAGAGATAAGCCCCGTATCAGTAGTTCCGCTGTCCGGTGACGTGTGAAAGTTTGGCGTGAGTGTTCCGCCTACGGTCACAACAACGTAGAACGCACCTGCACGGTAGGACGAGAGGTCGAACCACCCGCTGCTAACGGTACCAACGCCAGCAGCAGTCAGCGTCTGCATCAGTACCCTATCGGATACTAGGCCCATCCCTACGCCCCCTTGCTAACGCCGATGTTCCAGTGGAAGTGACCAACAACCACGGCCCACTCAAATCCACCGAGGGCAGAGATAATAATAGCTGCAATGATGACTACGATTACGACAACAAGCAGGGCCACGAGCCACCCCGGTATCCATCCTATGCTCCGCACGTGCCCTCCCTTCAGGAGGTCCACAGGGCGCTAGTGTCGTCCGCCGCCTTCGTTAGCTTCCCTGTTCAGCTCGGTCAGGAACCTCTCGAGCTCGTCCACCTTGCCCGCGTCAGAGTTGACCGGTCCGAGGTTACGGTCAATTATGTACTGTGCCGCCCGAAACCTAACTGATGAGCTAACGGTCACGTCGCTCATCAGTTCCGAGACCGCTGCAGCAGCAAAAGGAGCTGCTTCTCTGATAATGCGGGTAGCAGCTTGTTCGGGGGTTTCACTGAAGTTGCTCGCCTCATCAAGGTCGGCTGACTCCATGACACCTCCTCAGGCTCAGAGACTACTCGATTCACTGATTGTATTCCTGTCATCTATTTTACCTGATGTCCCAATGGAAACGCACTGTATTGGTATACATAGAGGCCCACCGTAAGACTACACACCCACCAACCGTGTGACAATGTAACACATGAAATCCTGCCCGAATATAACTTAACCGGAAGGGCGTATAAATTTTCATGATCCTTATTATAATATAGTTAGAAGTAAAAACAAAACAACATGCAACTTGACAACTCAATAGTGTGTTTGTGTGAGATCAAACAAAACTTCAACAAAAGAAATGAGTGAACCAACATGCAAGATCTCACACCTTACGCTGCGATGATGATCACCAACATCATGTTTGCGAAGAACCACATCAACGTCGAGCTAGATCCACAACCATTCTATGGTTACGCGAAGTCAGGAACGATCGCATCGAACTACAAGCAGTTCAAAGCTGCTGGTGGTAAGGGTCATGGAATCAAAGTGATGTTCGATGGTGAGTCATTCAACAAGTGGTTGACACAAGAAATCGACAACCGCAAGAACGGTCGTTCAGGAAGAAGTAAAGTCAACTACTCAGAGCTCGCAACACAATACGTGAACGAGACGTCAACAACTAGCTAGAACGTTTAACACACACAAACACACTATTGAGTTGTTAAGTTGTAATACTAGTAGGTAAACGTTAAACGTTAAACAAAACAATGATCCTATAGAACCGGATCTTCCGATTAGTCGGAAATCCGAAAACTCAGAATGCCGAAAATCCGAAAGGAAAACGGAAATGACGAAAGAAGAACGTACTGCCCGTCAGCTAGCTGACGTTCGCCGTAAGGACGGCGAACCGGCATACCAGGCATACCTACGGGAACGTGCGTGGTGTCCGGAGTGCGGCGCAATCGCCGGCTACAAGCACGCGCTAGACTGCAAGACCGACAAGTATCCGGGACTCAGTCGATGAAGCCCCCGAAGCTGCCGGCCTACAACGGACTACCGGATCTACTCCGGTGGCTCGTCGCAGGGTGCCCGGCCTGTGAGTTCTTCCGGAACGGTACCGTCAAGCTGTGCAAAGAGCACGGAGAGAGTCGATGAAAAATTCCAAAAATTTCCCAATCAAATTCACTAGATTTTCCATAGATCCTATAATATAATATAAATAACAAATAAATCTATTTACAACAAAATTCGGAAGGAGACGAGATGAACGAGAACGAACGGAAGCGAGACAAACTTCTCCGACAGCATCAGGAACAAGAGTGGCTCGAATACGTTCAAGCGGCTGACCGAGAAATTCGGAGACCTCCGGCGACGCCGAAACGTCGGATGCCGAAGATAGCTCGGATGCAGTCCAGAGAAGGACGAATCGTAAGCGGACAGAGTCCGAATACGATCCGAGCAATCTACGTTCCGGAGTCGAGATGGAACGTAACTCCGCTTCTCGACGAGAATGCTACGACTACAAGAGAAGTCGGACCGAATGATCAGTACAATCCGGCACAGAACTTCCGGAGCGGAAAAGCTACCGGAGAACCGACACAGTCGAACAAGACCTCTCGACGCGGAAGCAGAGCGAACGGAGGCGGCCGAAACGGTAAAACCGATTGGGCGGCTCTAGCAGCTCAGTACCTGGAGGAGAAGTGAGGAGCCCGTACACTACGAAGCAGCAGATGATGTACGAGAAGTGTCCGTGCGATCTACGGAAGCAACCCTCTGCTGAACTACTAGACCAAATTGCCGACGAGAAGCTGACCGGCAGGTACAATCCGAACAGCATCTGCCCGACGTGTAATATCGCACGGAGCAGAAACGGTAAGTGCAGTCAAGGCTGCGACGACTGAAAGGTACAAACGGTGAAACTGTGCCCTCAGTAAGGCCGCAGGGTACGGATGGCTCGGCTACTGGCGAGACCTACTAGGAAAGGGAGAACGATGATCTACATCCCGTGGCTCGTAGGCTACGCGGTACTGCTCGTGGTACTGATCGTAGTTACTAACGTCATCCTGAACAGGCGTGACGACAAACGACGCAACCGCTAGAGCCGGTAGGAGCGGGAGCATTAGAATTTCGGCGATGCTCCCGCTCCTACCCAAGTCAAAAATTTCCCAAAAGTTCTTTTCAAAAGCACTTGAGATTTACACAATCGCCACTATATAATTAAAGTAGAGCAAAAATAATACTCAATTACAGTTCCGGAAGGAAACCGAAATGGTCGAAGTAATCGTTACACTCGTTGTTCCTGAGAAGGACGGCGAGCCGATGCACACGGAGATCTTCCGCTACGAGTTCGAAGAGCATGCGGATTACTTCGTAGGAATCAGAACCCTCGAAGCACACAGCATCACCGGCGGACAGATGCAGAACAGGTAACCTACGTAGACGTCGAGGCTCCGCAAGGAGCCTGGACGCGTACGCAGATTGCGTACAAAACGATTCCTGGAGGAATCATGTCCGAGCAGTCCAGTTCCACCGAAGTGCAGACCGTCGTCCACCCGCACCTTACCCCGTACGGGCTGGCGAAGGTCCTGTCCGAGCTGACCGGCGAGGAGTTCGCCCCGCAGCCGTTCTACGGCATGCACTCGCGGCAGGCGATCAAGACCGTCACGATTCCGGGCGACAAGAAGAAGTACTTCGACGGCGACGCGGTCGCGGAGTACATCAAGATGCGCCTCGCGGGCGGCTTCGTCGCCGGCACTGGCCGTGTCGACTACGCCGCGCTGGCGCAGCAGTTCCTCGCCGAGGCCACCGAGGACGGTACGGACGATGGCGAGCAGGCCGTCGACGAGGCCGTGACCGATGCTGTCGACGTGCACTCGACCGACGAGGAGCTGTACGAGACCGCAACGGGCGAGAAGTCCGAGACCGAGGCCGAGTAGTCCTTAGCTGGACGGGCCTGATGGGGAACGCCTCGAGAGGGGCGTTCCCCCGTCAAGTCCGCCTATCCAGGGCGGCAACGAAAGGTGAGACCATGCCCTACGAGCTATGGGACGACGACGACACGGACGTCGAGTACTACGCCGTCGACGGCGAAGACAACGTCTGGGACGCCAGCGTGTCGAACTGGCAGACGATCTGACGTGGCCTACAGCGAGCTGGTCTACACCAGCTACACCGGTCAGCCCGACGGACCCCGTCTCGACGACTCCGACGAGATCCTCGAAGAGCTGGCGCAACAGGAGCTTCTGGACATCGAAGCCGACCTGACGTGATCCGAAAGCTCCTGCGGGAGCTCGAAACCCGATTTTCCGAACTACTAGTCGACCTCGCAGAACTAGCAATGAAACAAAGGGTGAAATCATGAATCGCAAGCTTCTCAGCCTCGCCGGTGTCGTCGCAATCTCCGGAGGGACGCTCCTCGGAGCCATTCCCGCATCGGCCGCTAGGTGCACGACCACGAACACGCATACGTACTCGATCTCCTCCAGGGGATCGCAGACGTGGACGAACCGTCACAAGGTTGCCTGCGGCGTGGGCAACTTCGACGAGTGGACGCATCGCTACTCACTCAGCTACACGGGCGCGCACAGCACCGCCAACACCTACAAGGACGACGACAACCGCCTCTGGTGGTCGCACGAGCACATGGTCAGCGTCAGCAAGGCCGACACGGTCCGCGTGACCGACACCTACCGACACAACTGAACTAGGGCTTCCTGCCAGGCCAAGAGCCAAGACTCCTTCGGGACGAGTGAGGCCTGGCAGGTTGCCGTGGATTCAGAATCAGTCTGAATTCCGGAGAAAGGTGAAAGTCATGTTCCCTCTGTTTGTAATGGAGTTCGGCCACGTCATGTTCATCGTCTACTGGTGGGGCGGGCACTTCATTCAGCCTCTCGTCAGTCTGGGCGGGCACCTCGACGGCCTGTGGTAGACGACCCCGAGGCCGACCTCGACGAAATGTTCTGGGCGGACCTACACCGGGGCTCCCTAAGAGGCAACGAATCCACAGGGCGGGATGTTGTCCAGCCTGATCTTCCTGTCCCTCCAGACTCAGAACTATATTGGGCTCCCTCTCTTTCAGAGGCGCCACCAAGACGGCCCTACAACCTGTATGTTCCCAGATAGGAAACAATCATGGCAGTCGCCAAAGCGTCTTCGTAGCGTACGAAGACACCCGCTACGGCTCGGACGTGTCTCAGGATGGCCGTAAGGTCGGAGACGCGTACCGGCGCGAAGAGCGACTTGTGGTCTTTGATGTTTCTATCACGGACACCGAGCGTCTGGACGAGATGGCCACGTACGTAATCCGTGTCAACGGCCGCACCGTGAAGACGATGAAGGCTTGGCAGGCTAAGCGCATGGGAATTACGCGCGAACCAGAGCCTTTCTGACAGAGAAAAGGGCGTGGAATCTCATGAGATTCCACGCCCTTTTCTCTTGCCCAAAACCTTAGCCGGAATCACGTGTAATCTTGTAATCGCATAAGTGCTTAATTGTAATGTTTGTACTTGTAAGAAGTAATCACGTAATCTCCATGTAATTTTACGCGCAACCTAATAGCTGGGTATTTGATTACTGTAAATAGTGGCAAGAATGCCTACTACCAGGTGGGTGTGCCTGAATATCACTATATAATAGTATTTAATAATAACAGTGTTATAGTCTTATCCTTAAAGTTGCGAGTCGGACCGGGTGCTTATGGAGCGGTAGATTTTCAGGTAGCGACATACCGCGATTAACGTGCGGTTACAAGAAATTACTGCTATATCTAGCTTGGGTTACTTTGTAATATCTACCCCGTGCGTATTCTCGTGGTTTTACATTATAATTAAGAGTACTGTGTAATAGAGTCGCTAACAACCTACGTGACTACGAGGAAACAAATGAGCAGACAGCCTGACTGTATTGACTGCATCGCCGAAGGTGTTAGCTCCCCTGAGCCAAAGTACAAAAAAACGTCCTATTGTTTGCAGCACCTAGAGTCACGAAATAAGAGAACCACCATTACCTCTAGGGTTAGGAGTATTATCGAGCGGTGTGCGTGGGAGGAACTCCAGGCTCCAGACCGGTATGGCGCGCCACAATACGACTACGGGGTGCTAGCACCGATCATCAGGCATTACTACACAAAAGCGGAGCTTGCGGCCAAGCAAGCCAACGTAGTAGCAACCGAGGACAGAATGCTAAATGCCACTACGCCGCACCCGCGGTGGGATGTTCCATATCAGGAAGCGGTCAGGCTCTTCAGGATCGCGCACATTCTCGAATTCCGTAGAGAGCTGACGCCTGCAGAGGAGGCAAGGATCAGCCTGGAGATCGATCCTCCGGACCCACTCGAGGAAGAGCGGCTCAACAAGCTGTATGACCTGTCAGAAAACGACAGCCCACGGCCTGTGGACTTGCAAGCAAAGGCGCCGCAGCTGTCGGACACGTACGACACAGGCGAGTCTGCTGTAGACCCGTCGAGTTACCGCGAGCCTGGTAGCCTAGGGCCGCCATCATGATAGGTGCCTGGCTCGCGGTAGCGTGTCCAACTTGTGCAGCGCAGCCGGACGATCCGTGTCGCTCGGCCGCAGGAGCCTGGCTGACACGACCGCATAGGGCCCGGGTAGACGTAGTCGCTGGCGATGGACGCATTTCCGTAGAAGCTAGCAACGACACTCTGGCGTACGCAAACAACCGCTTGCCCAGATACTGCGTGGATTGTCCGACATGTGATGCCAAGAAAAAGTTTGCATGCGTGACACCGGTCACCAGGACACCAATGGAGGCCGTGCACCGCACTAGGTGGGAGGCCTACGACGCGACGCTAGAGCGGCCTAGGAGGCGCAGATGAGCGACGCAAGATTCAGGAGAGTTACCTGCCCGAAACCAGAATGCATAGGCATTCAAGGCAGACCCTGTACAAATCCAGCAGGTAAAGAAACACCTGGCACCATACACTCTGCGCGGAAGCAGATATACTACTGGCTCTACGAGCGACACATTTATCGTCAGATGTATGGGGACACACCTCCTGCGGGGTACGAAGAATGAAGTGCGTTAAGGGGTGCGGAAACGATGCTGGGTACCCAAACTTGCAATGTGACAAATGTCTCGGTACCATCAGGCGAAAGGTGGCAGAGCCAGGGAGGGCAGAGAACGACGCTGCCAACGCTGCCGTCAGGGACTACTTCTGTCCTTACTGTCGAGCTAGGCCAGGTAGGGCGTGCACAATTGGAGTGGGTAAGTGGGCGAGGGCGAAATGGGTACACAAAGACAGACGAGAGCTATCATATGCGTGTATGCCAGGAACGGCCAAGGCGATTGAGGCGCTGTTTGAAATTGCGGATGCGACAGGGGCCAGCAGCGACTATGATAAGGCTTGTGACATGCTGTTGGCAGCTCTGGCCGGGAAACTAAGATAGTGGACGTCCTGTGGACTTCAGGAAAGGAGGGCCCGGTGCGGAACACATCGGTAGAGGCAGGATGGTACCACCACATGGTGGAGAAGGTACCATGCTTGGAAGGAGGCGACGAGGATTGGGGTCTGGACATTAGGCATTTCGGATCAGGTTACTTCCACCATACGGACGTATCGGTCTGTGCCGACTGCGGTCGTGAGAAGGCTAAACGAGTACACATAGTGATCATGCAGGTGACACCAAAAACGGGACGTACGGATGACCCGGTGATGTTTGCGTTTCCTGGAGTCTGACAGAGGTGCAAAGACCTAGCCGAGGCTACCGAGAATCTCGGCATAGCAACGGACCTCGGACTGATAGCCCGAATAGCCGACTAGGAGGCACCGTGGACGACTTCGACTGGTTTGCGTGGGCTGTAGGCTTCTGGGAAGGAGAAGGCTGCGTTGGGCTTCCTGGCGGTTACTTGGGGATCAGTGCACCACAAAAGGAAAGAGAGCCCCTAGACCGCCTTGTTACGGTATTCGGTGGCAAAGTAGGCGGCCCGTACAACACAGGATGTAAGTACCAGTGGCAACTGACTGGTCACGGCGCGTGGACCTTCGCAGAGCGTGTGATGCCGTATGTCTCCGAGCGGAGGAGAGTACAACTGCAAGAGAAGATAGACCGGGCGAAGCGTCGGCGTCCTGCACTACCCGATTATGGGTTCCATAAATTCCCATAGATTCTTTTAAATATCCCTTGATATTTCCCAGTGACCTATAATATAATATTATTGAGAGAAAAAGACTAAGTGTTTATGAGCCGGAGGTGCAGAAATGTCCTGGGAAACAGGGTCTGATGCAGCAGGTCCCGGAAAGACTGATCTAGAACGGGACTACATGCAGGAGTGCATGGAGCGGCTCTACCAGCTTGATGCAGATCAGCTGCGGCGTCTGGCATGGGAAGCACTGCTAATCTCGGACGGTCCTGACAAGTCCACGGACCTGGACGAGATGCCGAAAGAGGTCCGGCCATTCCTGATCGGCGTCAAGCTGACCGAGTACGTAGGCTTCGACATTAGGGGAAGGGGAGGCTGGGGAACGTGACAGACCGGGTAAGGTACAAGGTAACGATTGAGGCTTTCGTTACCTGGAGTGAGGATGACTATGAGAGTCCCGAAGAGTGGGACGAACTGAAAGAGGAGTCGAAGCCTACGACGACGCACTAGATTCCGTGTTCGACCAGACATGGGACCTCGTAAAGTCGAACAAGGCAACCGTCGAGCGTCATGACGAGCCTGACTTCACGGTTTTCGACGACTCAGGTAACGAGCTGAGTAAGGTCGATACAGAGGAGGAAGCCCGGGACGCTCTGGTGTCATACGGCTACTACGCCGTAGATGAACACGGCAACACGTACGAGTGGAACGTAGCAGGTACGGGGATTATCAAGCAGGTGGAAGAGGTGGACTTCACATGAACCTCGAGCAGCTCAAGGAGAGAGTTCGTGCAGCGGTTGAGTGTGGCTGCTGCAGACCTAGCGTCGAGGCAATCGACCGCGTAGCTCAGTACGTAGAAGTTTTGTACCCGGACGAGCCAGGTCGGGTTCCGTCGGACGAGTACCTAAACGACCTGTACCTATTCTGCGTCGCGGACAGGCAGCTTACGATCGAGAGCCTAACATGAGTATCGAACAGGCACTAATCGGTGGCGGAGGCTCTGAAGAGGACCGGGCGAGGCTGCAAGAGCTTCGTGAGCAGGAGCCAGTCGACGTCACCTATGATGGCGACGAAGTGGACAGCAGCAAGTGGCCTACGATCTTCGAGATTCTGGGTTTCTGGCAGACATTCCAAGGTCACTCAGGCTACACAGGAGTGACGCCTACGATTAAGGACTTTGGCTGCTGGCTCGCGGGAAGCGAGTACAGAACGACTCTAGTCAACGCAGAGACGGAGAAGACAGGACCGGCGGAGGTAACATGGTAACAGCGGCTGATGTAAAGTCCGCATATGAGGGAGTCAACGGTACCGAGGCAGCCGACATAGTACCTGACAAGGTATATACTGCGGCCGCCTACTATGCGGACATGAACGACTACACCTTCGACAACGAAGCCACGGGACGTGATGCGGTCTTCGTGGCGCTGGACGTCCTGAGGTTGGCGTATGATGGAACGTTCTCAGAACTACACGCTGACGGAAACTACACGTACGAGTACTGCAACGCTGCCGAGGCACATGTAGCAGCGAACCCGAAGCACAAAGTAACAGTCGAGTACATCGAGCTGGACGATGGAACCTTCTCAAGCAGGTACACGAGCCTCGAGGCTCGGTGCGAGACCGAAGAGGGTCCCGACCAGCCAGGACAGCCGCACTGGTGGGACCACGTAGCCTGAAAGGTGAAACAGATGACGGACGAGCATGCTCGGCTTTCAGCCGCAGAGCGAAAGACTGCAGTCGAGACATTCTTCGACTTTATGTCGAAGCACGGTCAGAGTGACAACGAATCGATCGCACTGACTGTCACGGAGCTTCTGACGCGATACCAAACGAACAGCGACACGACAGGCATCGTGAGGTCGCCGACGGCCATTACTGAGGCCGTCGGCGACATGTCAGGGAAGGTAATTCTTCCTACTACTACAGACATGACCTTCGCAACGATCTGGTTTGCACTGCTGGAGTACAAGACGCTCCTCGAGACCAGCATTGTCAAGATGATGCAGCAATCGCAGAATGAGCTCCTGAACGAGAAGTACGAGCTTGAGCCGTGGCGTGCGTTCTACGTCGACAACACGCCAGAGAACCTCGAAGATCAGGCGTTTCTGTATGAGACTCTCACCAAGGTCGCAGCGCTCCTGAACGAGTACACAGCACGCGCCCGGAAGCTTAGTCTGTTCTAGATCCTACCTTGAACGTCCTGCACGACGGAAAAGAACGCAAGTGCACCTCACCGGGCTACGCCGGTGGATAGTATGAGCCAATGCGTGCTCATGGTGCGTATCTCCTTCGTGCAGGCGATTGAAGGAAGGAGGGAGGTGACCGAATGAAACTCAACGGCCGTAGCGACAGCTCCTGATAGAACGGCACGATCGACGGCACCTTCGTTGAGGATTGCTCCCGTGCTCGCCACAGAGGCGGGAGCAATCCTGAAAGGAGGTTAAACATGTCAATCGAAAGCTGGGAAGATGCGATCTTCCTGACGCCAAGCGAGCAGAAGCGCCACGTAGCATTCCGCTACGTGGCAGGCGAACGTGGGCCGGAGCTGAAGCTCTACACACAGCGCACGGACGCAACCGTACCGATAGGGTACTACCATACCCACCTACCGACGGACAAGACTGAGCTGCTGAACCTGGCACTCAGCATCAAGCAGTTCGCAGAGGAGATGGTGTAGTGGGCACATTCGTCACTAAGGAGATCATCGACAAGATGATCGCCAGGAACGGCGAGGCTGATCCCGAGGACGGCATGCGATTCGATGTCGTACGGATCGTGGAGTACACGACACCTGAGGGGCAAACAGTCTGGGGAGCAGTGTACCGAGTCGAGGCCGGAATGGGTATGCTGAGTCGCTACGACAGCGAGACCGAGTACATTCTCAACCCGAAGGTGATCTTCGAGAGGAGGTGAACATGTCAGCAGAAGCGATAACAGACCTGACGGAGGCTGAGCAGAAGCAGGGCTGGGCGATCAGAGCAGACCGTGACCCAAACCTTGTGACCTTGTACTGCCAGAGTGCGGCTGAGCAAGACCGTGCGTACTACCACTGCACGCTCCCGAGCAGTAAGGACGAACTAACGAGCCTGAGCGACGTGATTGGAAGCTACGCCGCAGAGACGGAGGTGAAAAATGCCTAAGCGTCCGAACGTCATGTTCGACAGCAAGAACTGGTGGGAACTCTGTCCAGCGCCCTGGCATCCGGATCATGAACTACAGGAAGGGCACGCTTGCAGCCTTGACGGTAGATGCTGGGTACCAGCGACGCCAGAGGCCTTTACTCCATGGAGGAGCAATGCCTGAGTGCCCGGACGTGAGGCTGACGCTCACGTCAGACGTTGAGCAGGCAATACACCAGCTTCAGCAGGTTCTGCTACGTCAGGGAGTATGTCCGCTGCACGATCGAGGCGCCTTGGTGGAATTGCGATTCCAGGGGCATTATGGTGCTCCAGGAACTGGAAGCCACTGGCAGTGTGCCGAGGGCCACGACTGGAGTAAGGTCGGCAACGACTTTTACAGGTCCGAGGAGCAGAGACACATAATGACAGAGAAGGACGTGATCTGAGATGCCTGAAGCGCTCATTACCTACGTTAGCACCGTCACAGACATCACAACCGAAGCCGACATCGAGTCACCGACTGTAACGTATCCTGTAACACAGGTGTACAGGATCGAGTTCGACGACGAGCAGGGATTTCGCAACCTACTCGAAGTGCTGCGATCTGGCAGCACTCCCGCCTGGTCCGCCTGGTCCGACCATCCCGGCGGGCCGTTCCATATCGTAGAAGGCCCAAACCAACTGAAAGCGTGATCCTTCCCTGAACGGCCGCCTCGGTGGGCCTCAAAAGAGACGCTGGGAACCGAGGCGGACTTTGAGGGCAGGGCCACCTGTACCATGCAGGTACCCTTATGGACTGTCCTCTGTCATACGACGAAGGAGGTGACACGATGGCCGCTGAGGAGTGAACGGGGCTACACAAACACCTTGATCTGGACGGTTGGTCAACCCTGGTGCTGACCACAAACTGCACCTCCGGTTGAGGATCAGCTCGAGTTCCCCAACTCGAGCTGGTCCTGAAAGGAGGTAAACAACATGGACGGAGTACTACATGTTCTCGCATTTGGTGACACTAACAAAGAGATCCAAGAGGACGCATTCGAGAAGGCAAAAGAGTTCTTCGACAATGCCGAGCTAGCTGTAAGCGATCCTTATTGTGTCTACGAGGCAGGCAAAACCGACTCTGCTACCACACAGGCTGGGAACGTCGAAGGCAAAAAGTATCACGCAGACGTCTTCGTCACAACAGTAGCGAATGTAGAAAAGGGGTAAGTAGCAAAGGGTAGGACTACAACCGATAGGGAAATCATGTCAGAAGAATCACCAGTAGTCCATGTTGAGCGTACACCGCTTGACATGGCGCTGACCGAAGCGATGGACATTTTTCACCTGTTCAGTCCAACGCTAAGTATCGCGAAAGCATCGACAATGGCGCTTTGGGATGCGCATACTTGGTGCATCAAGCCACCAGACAACCAGCTGGCATACGACCAGACGCCAAGGCTGGGCATTCTCGGAGAGACCTCCGAGTGCGGCAAAACGACAATACTCAAGCTGAACGGCCTGATGTCGCGGAACGGCAAGCTTTTTGGCGCCAGCACAGCAACAGCTCCAGGACTGCTGAACGTGATCAGAGAACAGAGAGCGACGCTCTGCATGGACGAGATACACAAGCTCGTCACCAGAGTAGGCAACAGCTCTAAGGGTATCTTCGAGATCATGAACACCGGCTACGAGGACACCGGACAGTCACTAAACGCAACAGGGTTCCAGAGCACATTCGCCGCACTTGCCTTCTCAGGGAAGCAAGCAGCGTTCCTCGGTAACCCGCACCTGGAGGACACACGGACACGGACAATCATCATCTTCATGGAGAAGCCACCACACCCGATGGATGACGACGACTGCTACGACTCCACGACGCACAGAGAGTGGGTTCGTTCGACAGGCAGAACTCTCGGGGCACGTGTCCAGCAGGTTCTGGAAGACATTCTGGACGCGAAGCCATCGATGGTTGGCCTCAAGATGCGAATGCGGCAGATCTGGAAGCCACTATTCCAAATCGCAGAGGTCGCAGGAGGCGCGTGGCCGCAGATGGTCATGGACGCATGTAGAGAGCTGAGCCTGAAGAACGGAAGTTCTGAGACGATCCTGTCACCGCAGGATCAGCTTCGGAACTACATCGCGGCTATCGTATGCACCACCGAAGGTAACCTCACCGTCACCGATATCGCAAAGCAGGTACATGAGGCCGGAGGCGGAGCCTGGTGGAGTTCGCTCAACCAGGGGAGCCGCGCCGTCGCGCAGGCAATCAGGAACCTAGGCCTAGAAGCACACAGCGTCTGGGTTGGCAACGGACCAGCTAACGGCTACAAGCGAGAAGAACTGGAGGAGACATTCAAGGCAGAACTAGCAGCTATGGGCAAGCACGTCGAACCAGCTACGGCACCAGGTGAGATGGAGCTCTGACGGGAGCACCTCAAAGATTTTTCATCAACAATTTTAAATGCTAACAGGTTTAAAGGAGGGTGGCAAGGAAATGAATGGTGAAGAAATTCGAGAAATTCGAGAAATTCGAGAAAGCCGAGCCGCCATTCTAGCCAGACTAGAGGCGACTAAGGGACCGCTTCCGAAGCGCGGAGAAGTTACCGCGACAGACGAGGTGGAGGACTTCGTAGTACCAATTTCGGAGCTCGAACAGAAACGCAGAGCAGAGCTCTGGATCAAAGCTACTAGCGGGTGCGTCTACCTAGCCCACAGTGAGCGCCAGGGCCTATACAAGATAGGCTTTACGTCTAGTAGCGTTAACAGCAGAATAAGCCAACTGCGAGTAGGCTGTCCTGACTTGCACCTTGTAGACGCCTTTCGTGGCGGAAGAAAGATGGAGCGGTTTCTTCATCGGATACTCCAGCGTGAAAGACAAGAGGGCGAGTGGTTCGACCTAGGGTACGACGCCCACGAGCGCGTTAAGGACCTAGTAGCGACATTCGAAATAGCTTACTGCGTCCTCCTTGAGGAGACAGTACAGTTTGTTCGGCAGAGGGCGGGAAGGCCTCGCCAGGACTACAAGGCACTAGCTGCTCACTTCGTACAAGAAAAGGAGAAAACCTAATGTTCGAATTCTTTGGTATTTTCGGTGCCTTCAGAGGCATCAGAGCACCGCGTAACCGCTGGATATGCCCTGGACTATTCTTCCTCTGTGTCACGCTGGGATACACGAGCGAATTCCTACACTGGTTGTGAGCTGACATGACACCAAAAAGGGAAGTGGACCATATTACTCCTATCGAACTACATAAGATGCACGACAACGTCCGTCATGATACGTGCAGCCTATGTCAGGCTGAGAAGGACTATGATGTGGCGGCACCAACGCCAAGCCGGGAGGAGGCGCAACGGCCAGAACCTGGTGGACACAACATTAGGCTTCCGTACGTAACAGTCGACCAGTACCTAAGGCTGCTTGACCTAGTGTCCAGCAACGCAGTAAGCAAGTCAGACCGAGAACTGTACACGAATCTCGAGCAGAACTGGAGGTACAGGTGACCGAGCAGACACCAGCAGCGATCGACGCTGTCACGCAGATCGTAACAGTGCGAGACGACGGCTCAGAGGCTGTAGCCTATCTCGCAATGTCGCCGCAGCAAATCGTCGACGTACTCAAGTACCTCGATCCTGGCGACCTGCAGGATGTCATCAAAGGTCTCACCGACGCCTTCAACGAGCAGTGGAACGTTCCAACACCCAAGGACCCACCAGATGCACCTTACGCAGGCGGCCTCTACGAGGAGTAACCTCCGTTGAACGTCCGGCTCAGGTATGGAGGCGTGGCCAACCCACACGATCGCCACCGTGGAAGGCCTGAGCCGGGCTTTGAAAGGAGGAACTATATGGAGAACTACGAGTACGTAGAACCCGTACACGTCCACCAGTTCGGCAGGGTGTGCCCTACGGGTGGGTGCACGTGGAACGTGAACTACTGCTACATCCACCACACCCACGAACTCCTGACGGGTGCGTACCACCAGTGCTTTGAGTGCAAGCATGTCTACCAGACGATGCAGGAAGTCATAGACGCGTTCAACGCACTGCTAACATTCGACGCAACCCAGAAGCAGTTCATCGAGGTCGTCAAGACCGCCGAACAACCCCGTGCGACGCAGATAGTGGACGTTCCGTTCTGCGGACTGTGCCTACACGATTGGTAAGGGGGTAGCAGTGGAGCCGAACATTGAGATGACGCTTGGCCAGAAAATGGCTATGACCGCAGTGGCAATGGAAAGACTCCAGTCCGAGCTGGAGCACAACAGGGAACTACGCGCAGTCGATTGTGAGTACTGCTGTGCACAGCCTGGAGATCCCTGCCATACTGCACGAGGCAACCTGATGCACACCTACCACGTTCCGCGCATGTTGAAGCGAACATATGGAAGCAGCTGGCGAACTGCCCAATACATGTATGGGAGGCTTAGTGACCAGTGTCCGCTCTGAAGCAGCACGACTGCGGCTCACTAGCCGCATACATGGCCCACAAGCGTCGAGGAGAACCTATCGACGAACAATGTAAAAACGCTCGGTCAAAGTATGACAGACGCAAGTACTTGTCTAGGACCAGGTGGGTATTCGCATTCTGGTGCTTCAGGCATGAGCGGAACTTGGGAGGGGAGCCAATCTTCTTTGACCAGGAAGACGATACCTTCGCGATCGACCTGAGCTACATGGAGTGTCCGTTCTACGTAGAGAGCAACGACTGTCAGAATCACTGGGCAGCAAGAAGGGTAGTTATATGACAACAGGAGAAGTACCGCCACATGTTGGCTGGGCCATAACTAAGCTTAAGGGCGCCGTAGCAGAGGCACTTGAGGAGTACATCTCCGAGGGGCCAGAACAGACAGACCACTGGGAAGAGGACGTCCAAAACCTATCGCTGATTCTAGGAGACTTCGGCGTCTACCTCGAAAACACTGCATCTACGGCAAAATGGGGCAAGGCATGACACACGTCTACACATTCTCCCTCTTCTACTGGCTCTGCTCACAATGGAACTGGGCAACGGTTCTAGTACCGCTAGCTATCCTAGGCATAATTGCGGAGAAGTCATGATCGAGAAAGACCGTACAGAAGAAGCCGGCCACGAAGTCTACGAGGCCTTCCGGGAGATTTTCCCAGCCCAGGTTTCCTTCGTGGTGGAGTGGGACGATCTCCGTGACGCAGTCAAGGAGAGCTTCCGACAGATCGCGACCAGGGCAGTAACCAAGTACAACAACTCTAGGCCTGATAGGCCATGCGAGCACGAGGAGTATTACGACACGGGCCGCTGCGCAGAAATGTCGTGTAGCAACTACACGTCGAAGCACCGCAACCCAGCCTAAGAAAGGTGCGAAGTTGACAGTGCAACCGAAGGAGTCAGTACTAACTATCAAGTTCATGGACGGAGGCACGCTCGACTTCCTCCTGTCTACAAGGAAGTACAGGTGGAAATATTTGCCCTACGGCCTTTGGTGGCAGGAAAAGAGCAGTAAGGGCAAGCACCTCATTCCTTGGCATCAGATTCTAGGACTTGAGCTGAGAGAGTACGAACCAATCCTTCCGGAAGGAAGCAAGTGAGTCAGTTCTGGCTTATCGAAGAACATACAATGGCGCCCTACGGTGACAGCGAAACAATCGCTTGGCACCAAATTGTCGAGGCCAATGATGCAGAGGCAGCGTTCGTCCTAGCAGAAGCAGCCCGTCGCGACTCAGGCTATAGACAGCCAGGACACTGCGATTCCGACGAGTGGTGTCTTGCTTTTGACAAGGGTGAACTCGCACAGGTCGTGCCAGGCTACCTTTGGCAAGCAGCAGACGGAAGCTCGATCGCCTACGAAGTACGTTGCCTGGGCAACACCGAAATTCAGATGGACCACCTAGGTATCGCGCCACCTCGAATATTCTGGAGCTAGCACAGTGCCCGAATTCCATCTTATCATCCGCGTCGACGATCCTACAGACGACGCTATGTACGCGAAGCAGCTTAAGGCTTACCTGACCGACCTGGGAAGTCGCCACCTCACACGAAGGACGAACGTTGAGCTTTTTACCCCTACTGAATACTCAGCACTCGTCCAGGCTGTACAGAGGATGATCGACGACCTCATGGCACAGTCAGACGTACTAGCGGATAGCCTAGCGACTCTTGACTCAGCTCGGGACTTCGCCAAGATGGCAGACATACTAATGTCAGTCGGCAAGAAGCTCGGGGACCAGTTCATACCTGACCCACGGTACAAGGCACCAGACAACCTGGAGGGACTGGCAAATGACGCCTGAAGAGAACAAGCACGACTACTGCACTGACCCAACATGTCCAACATGTCCAGACTGCATCCTAGGTTGGATCAGACAAACCGTAACGGACATGAACCCTAGAACGGGACACGATCTAGACATGAAACAAGCCGCGATAGACCGCCTAGTACGTATGGATGGCACGTCGCTACCTCCTCCCTTTAGGAGCTAATAGTGCCTACAGTAGAGGAGGTGAACGATGGCAACCGATGAGAAGACCGTCCAGATGAACACGGTCGTGCCCGAGAGCCTACGGAGAGAGGCCAAGATCCTCGCTGCGCAGAGAGGCATCAGCATGAGCACTCTCCAGACACAAGCATTCATGCTTGGCATAGCACTTATCAAGCGGGGCATCAGAGCCGAAGCTGAGATGGAAGTAGAAGCAGAAGTAGAAGCAGAAGCCCAGGCAAGCTAGTCTCCGCTGCGCCTCCCTGCCAGTCTCAGAAGCCTGGCAGCGGGGCGGAAGGGAGAAGGCAAATGGCCGAAGAAAAAGAAGCAGAGCACGCACCCCTAGTCTACCTGAACGGGGTGCGAGTAACGGTTGCGACCAAGAAGCGTCTGAAGATACGCGCTATCATGGACGACACGTCAGTAGGCGTAATCATCGACCAGGCGATTGTCGACCTGCTCGACAAGATGGACAAAGCAGACGAGGACAAACATCCTTATCAGGACCTGCAGCCGTGAGAGGCAATTGGCAAGACCTTGGCATCGTTCTTGTTGGAGGACTGCTCTCAAGCGCAGTTGTTGTCCTCGCGATCAACAGCGACCACGCAAACGATAGCGTAAATCGGCTGACAAGACAGAACCACGACCTCACTAGTCAGGTTACAGTACTGCGAGCAGACGTTGGCCTGCTCAAAGGTAAGAGCAGCGGGGCAGCAGCAGACCTGATTACCTGCCAGGACCTTCAGAACCTCGGCCTACAGATCCTGTATAGCGTCTCTCTGAACAACGACGGAACTACTATCAGTGCGACACCCAGTCAAACGCCGGTGACGCTCCCTCAGCACTGCATCAACAGATAAGGAGGCAGTATGTTTCCACCAGCAGGCTCAGAAGTGTACTACAATGAGGCGAATGAGCCACTTGGGTGGGATCAACCAGCTAGTGCAGAGGACCTCTACTGTGACGCACACGGCTTCTCACACGCAGCAACGTGTGAAGAAGTCGACGGCTACTATGACAACAAGGGCGTCGAATGACGTTCGAAGTGCCGTACGGTCAGGCACAAGTGCGTATTCGCTGTGTGTACCATTCGTGCGACGTACTCTTCCACCCTGATGAAGACTCGGATGGCGTACTAGATCAGCTTCAGTGGTTGTGCTCAAGGGCACAAGACGAAAAACGGACACATCGAGTGGCAATAAGCCAACTGGAGTGGCTGGCAAGGCATGACGCCACACAGAGAGCAGAAGAAGCCGGGGAAGATGCCGTACTGTATGTAGCTTCAGGCGCTGCATCGAACCCAGAAAACTGGCTCCTGCCATACCGAGACAGAATAGCCAAGCTAGTAGACGCCTCCGACAAGATCGACGAGGCCTGCCTCGCATCATGGATCGTAATTCTGGAGGAGAAATGCGATACGTTATGACCAAGCACTACGACGGAAGCTGGTACTGCGAGGACGGAGATCCCGTTTTGCTACTCGAGACAGATGGTAGAGTCTACTTCCACAATGACACCTTCGATGCTATCAAGACCAGAGCTCTAGTAGCAACGTCGATCCACCCCGCGGTTCAGAAAGCGCGAATCGAGGCTGCCAAACAACGCCCTGTGGATCTCGTGTCAGGTTCCGGACTCGCGTTGGACTGCAAGTCCACAGGGCGGAGGACGCATGGACCTTCCCGCTTTAGACGACATGCCATTTAAGATAGGGAGGGAACATGCCTCGCATTAGTGACCGGAGTTGGGCCTATACGCCTGAGGAGCAGATTGTAGCTGAAATTCACGAGCTGCTCCTAGACCAAGGCTATAGTCAGGGTGATGCGCTGATCCTACTCAGTGGAGCCCGTGTGCCTTCAGGGCTACGAAGCCTAGCGCCGAACCTAGATCGGGTGCTTACGCCTGATTTCCGAGTCTGGCTGTCAGAGTAGGAGGTGCCAAAGGTCCTTTAAAATCTTTTCATTATCCCTTGCAATTTCCTCTAGACCCCAGATATAATATAAGTAGCAGATAAAACTAGCGTCGAGGAGGTCGAACATTGCCTGATGACCGATGTGAGAACGAGGAGTATCAGGATGCTCGGGCAGCTACATTGCAGGACGTGCTCGACATACTGTATGGATACGATCGGAATGACCTACGCCTTGTTGCATGGCAGGCGCTCACGCTTAGTAACGGACCAGAAGTGGGCGACGTAGAGAGTGACGCCGAGGCTAGGACTTCCAGGTTCTACGTGAACTACGCCGACGGCTGGCTCGGACCAACGTTTAGCATTACCGACAAGGGAGACCATCAGAGTGGATGAGCTTAAAGCACTCCAGATAGTGGAGTCGCTAGCATCTGCAGGTATCGCAGAGATGCCCTGGAAGTGGAGCGATGCGCCTATCTGGAAGGGACAGCAATACTCGGGGGAGGAGGATGCAATCGAGGCGTTGGACATGTTCACCAGGTTCATCCAGAACAGAAAGGAGTCAGGCTAATGACATCAGGCTACATCGAGGGCGAGATTATGGTTCCGATAGAGAACCTACACCCCAACTCGGACAATCCGCGGTTTGAGGCGGGGGACGTCACCGAGCTAGCTGCCTCGATCCGGGAGGTGGGAATCCTTCAGGCGCTGAGTGTTCGACCGTCTTCTACTCGAGGCGATGGCCACTACGTTATCGAGGACGGACTACGACGGTGGACAGCAGCAAAGCTCTCTCAGTCAGAGGTGCCGTGCAGGGTCTACCTCCTAGGACTAACTGAGGACTCAGTTAAGCGCGTTCTCGTCATTGGCTTGGTCACGAGTATTCACCGGGCTGATCTGAACCCGATCGAGAGAGCCAAAGCCTACGGCAGACTTCGCACAGAGATGCGCATGTCGCTCAAGGTTATAGCGAAGACGGTAGGCGTATCTGAGTCGACGGTGAGCAACTCCCTCGCACTCCTCGAGCTGAACGAGGCAACTCAAGACCGAGTCAGGAAAGGGCAGGTCTCCGTCGAGAGAGCACGCCAGGCAGTTCGTAAGAAGCGAGCGAGAGTACGAGTGCAGTCGGGCTACAAGCCCTCCGACGTGGGGTGGGAGCCGGACCACTTCACTGAGAAGCACTTTCTATCGCGCAAGGCGAAAACTATGTGCGACGCACGCGATCACTCCAACCGTAGACGTCGTGGGGGCGCATGCGACTACTGCTGGGAGACAGTGATCAGGCAGGACGAGGCCAAAGTTCAGCAAGCCTCATTTCGAGAGGCGGGATTCGACGTACCGTTTCAAGAGCCGGCAAACGGACTCTTCCAAAACGCTCGTTCAGAGAGAGGTAGAACCTGATGAGCGACGACAGCTTGAAGCCCTTCAAGGGCGCAGACCTCGTGCTAAACCAGGAAGTCCTAGACTTCCTGTCCGACGTGCTCGGTGTTCTAACCGGGAGCGACTCCGACGGTGGAGTGCGCAGCGCGCCAGCGTACGACGATGCCACGGCCGAGGAGACTCCCGAAAAGATCATTCAGAAGCTTCTCAAGCTCGGCTGGGAGGAGTCGAGGGACTCGTACGGCCACAAGGCGTACATGAGCACACCGTACCCAGCTACGGTACACGGAGGCGAGTTTCGCATAGGCGTCGTCCTCAAGAACAACGGCGTACTCCATCTAGATATCCGAATCTGGGGTGAATACTGATGATTAAGCCAATGCTGTCAGGCAAAATAGACTTCAGCAAGCTGGTGTACCCTGTCTTCGTGTCGCCGAAGATCGATGGTATCAGGTGTGTCATCGAGCATGGCCGACCGATGTCCAGAACAGCGAAGGAGCTACCGAACAGACATCTCAGGCTCTGCGTACAGGAGGCAGGAAACGTACTGGAGCTTCTCGACGGGGAGATCGTGGTGGGGCCCCCTTCAGCTCCAGAGGTGTACAACAGAACGATGTCTGGGATCATGAGCCAGACTGGGGTGCCGAACCTGCGATACCTGGTGTTTGACCACCTAGGAAGCCAGAGGTCGCCCTACACGCTGAGGCTCGAAACACTGCAGAAGCTTAAGGCAGTGCTGCCTCCGTGGGTAGAGGTTCTCCCGCAAACTTTGTGTCAGAACCAGGAGGAGGTCGAGCACTGGGAAGAGAAGTACGTCAGCGAGGGTTACGAGGGCATTATCGTACGGAGCCCCTCCGCGCAGTACAAGCAAGGACGCTCGACAGCTAAGGAGGGATACCTTCTGAAGCTCAAGCGATACGACGACGCTGAGGCAATCGTAATCGGCTTCGAAGAATTGATGCGTAACGAGAATGAAGCCTTCACGGACGTGCAGGGACATACGAAGCACACAAGCCACCAGGCAGGACAGCGCGCCGGAGGAGTGCTGGGAGCACTAGTCGTCAACCTCATGGAAGGCGACGGGGTAAGTACCATCCGGTTCAAGATCGGCACGGGGTTCGACCTTGCCCAGCGTAGAGCTCTTTGGGTATACCGCGACAAGCTACCCGGGAAGATCGTTAAGTTCAGGTACCTCCCGCACGGTATGCTTGAAAGCACCGGCGTGCCACGTCACCCGTCCTTCCTTGGCTGGAGGGATCCAATCGACCTGTGAGGGACCTGCGAGGAGACTTATGAAGAACTTTTACGACTCTGACTTCGAACGGCACAGCACAAACCCATACTACCGTATGTGGTACAGTATGATGTACAGGTGCTATAATGCAAAGTGCCCAGCGTACAAAAACTACGGCGGCCGTGGAATTATAGTCTGCGACCAATGGCACGACTTCGACACGTTCGTCGTTGACATCAGCACGACGCTGGGACCAAGGCCGGAAGGTCTAACGTTTGAGAGAGCAGACAACGAGGGCAACTACGAACGAGGAAACGTAGAGTACGCGTCCTATGCAGACCAGTTGAAGAACAGAAGGCCTATACAGGCAGTTACACGCACAACCACCTCGAGCAAGGCGTCGAGGTACAAGGGCGTATGCCACACTAAGGAGCACAAGTCATGGCGAGCAGTGGGCTATCATGGAGGGCGCACTTACTTCCTAGGAAACCACGCAATCGAGGAGGATGCTGCAAGGGCCCACGATAAGTGGGCGATGGAGACCTTTGGACCTGAGTACAAAGGTCCTCTCAACTTCCCTGGAGAGATAGATGAGTAGGCCGTGGAGAAGTAGTAAGATCAGACGAACAAGAGAGGAGACACGGCCTTTTGTAGAGGCTCTGAGGGCTGAGATGCCAGAGGGCGCTATCTGGATGCTTGGTGGTAGTTGGAGGCGACAAGCACCAGATGTAGGCGATCTCGACGTAATGGTTGTAACGGAAACAGGAACGTTTGCGCACTTTGAGTTTCCTAGTAGCTTCGTCGCACAGCGTAGTGGCGAAAAGATTGCACAGGGAGACCTGACGGCAAACGGAGACTCAATCCACGTAGACTTCTGGAGCTGCACGCTACAACAAAGAGGCGCCTTCGCGATGTTTCTGTGCGGCCCCAAAGCACTTAACATTCAACAGCGGGCCCTAGCGGCTACGCAAGGACTAGTGCTGAGCCAGTATGGCTTGTTTGACCAAAGTGGAAAGCAGGTAGACAACGGCACAGAGATCGGCGTCTACAGCCTCCTAGGTATTCCCTGGCTGAGGCCTGTAGACCGGCAGAAGTACGTACTCAAGCCGCCGACGGAGACCGAACAGATAGAGTTCCAGGTACCATCAGACACCGATCCGACGCGCAAGTACACCATTCGGGTGCGGGGTAAGGGAACCGACGACGAGTTCTGGTCATGCACGTGTCTAGCCTATAAATATACCAGAGCCATCCCACCTACTTGCAAACATATTCAGAGAGTACGAAAGGGCGTAATATGAAGCAGATCACTCTGACAGACGAGAACTTCGAGGTTCTGAAGGTCTGCGTTGGTTTCTGTATTGACGATCTCGCAGAGACAGACGGAGACCTCCTAGCACAAGGGTCGCCGCATATCGTACGGATGCCAGAGGTGCAGGGACTCCGGTCAGCAATCGAGTTTTGCACACGAGACGTGGAGGCGTGAGGAGACAGCATGGAAACACCAGAGCACACACACGATATCGACCCACAAACTCAGAGGCGTATTTCAAACCTGGAGGATGAGCTTCTCTACCTTAAAATCGAGATCGACCACCTAGGGGACGCACTTCGGCGAAAGGCAGAGGAAAACCACTCTCACGACGGGAACCACTAATGACCGTACTAGCAGCTACAGCCTACTTCCGGTGGCGCTAGTGATCTACGTTAGGTCGACACCAGTCAGCAGCCAAGTCTCACCTAAGTGGCACTTGGCCTACTTGGTAGGCAGTGCCTCCACCATCCCTCCCTGTAATACCCGAATCTACATGCAGTGGCTCAAGCAGTACGCGCAGCCACCGTCAGATGAACGTCTGTGCGTTAAGTGCTTCCCGCACGGCCTCGCGTCAGTCGCGTCAGTCGCGTCAGTCGCGCTTACGTCAGACGTGGAGTTTCACAAAGCCAACTGTGGCGCTTGTAGACCGTACATACAAGGCCCAACCGAAGTAGAAGGAGAATTTGAAGTGGTGATGTCGAAAGAGGCAGCCGAAGCAATCATCGCACAGGCTGGCGAGGTGCTGGCAAGGCACAAGGAGCGAGAGAAGCGCTACGGACCAGACTCCGTAGATGGAACGGTAATCAGGTTCACCAAGTCCTGGGGCAGTCCGCAGAGTCCTCTCGCTGCAACCCTAGCTGCTCTTCAGGACACGACCTACAGCTATGCTGCTGTCAGAGTTAACGGCCTCTGGTACACCACTGGACCAAAGAGCCCGAAGGGGTACAGGTGGGAGGACCTCCTGGCTTGGATGGACAGCGGTGACTACCCAGTTACCGATCTGCAGAGGGCTATGGCCTGGGAACCTATAGGTGAGAGACATGAAGATTCATAAGTATTTCGGAATTGCAGCACTCGCTGCCATAGCTGTACTCCTGCCTCCTCCTCCAGGAGGCGTTCAAGCTGCGACAGCAACTTGTCCGACTCTAGTAGCGCATATGGGGTTTCACTACCCGTATTGGGGACTACCTGAGAACAGTCTTGGCGCGATCACAGCGGCTTCAGTGAACGGCAAAGCGACGTGGGTAGAGACCGACGTCAACATGTCAGGTGGAGGCCAGTCACCTGTACCGATCATTATGCACGGCGCAGCACTTCAGTACTTTACCAACCTGACTGGACCGCCACAAAACTACACCGTTACACAACTAACGGCTCAGCGGCTTTACCTGGTACCTGGCACTTCGACAACGCCGCCCTCAGGACTGACCTACGAACACCTACCGACGCTGACAGCATACCTGGCGCGAGCCAAGACCCTCGGAGAGAAGGTCGAGGTCGAGGAATCATCTAGCTGGACGGCGGCTGAGTTCGCGGCGTACATTGCGGTCATGAAGGCGGCTGCGGCCAGCACGTTCACTACCGTATCCGGTACCTCGGTCACCGGCCTAGCGGCTGTGCGCAAGGCCTACCCGGGCGAGCGCACGCACCTGCTAGTCGCCCCGTTCTGGCCACTGACAGCAGCAGGAGCGGGCGGCTCGTCCCAGGTGGATGCGGCTACGGGCTACCTCACGGGATTCCAGGTGAGGGCATTCCAGGCGGCTGGCGTAACCGTGGACATCTGGACCCCAGATACGACGGCGGCATTCACGATCGCGCTGTTCGTTCACCCGAACCAGGTGACAACCGATGCCCTTACCCAGTTCCATAATATCAGCGGGTGCTGACGAGTTGTGTGTTACCAAGTGATACAAGAGGTGCTACAAGAAACCTGATTAAAAGCCTTAGGAGCAAAGTGCAGGTCACCCTTGCTAGTCACGAATGCGTGTCGTTTAAGGTATCCAGGAAATCGTACAACGAGCTGCACTACGTGCTTCGATCACGGTACGGACAGGCGTACCTCCAGCTGTGCGAGGGCGGATGTCAGAGTAGGGCAGAGGACTGGGCTTACGTTCATGGCACACGAAGTACCTTTGTGACACTTTGTCATCGGTGTCATATGCTGTATGACCACCAAGTATGTCCTAGAGGGCATGATACTAGGCGCTTTGGTCGTCGCTCAGACGGCGGATGCGGAGCGTGTAGCCGAATATCATCAGCAAAAGCTAACGGGCAAAAGGCTCCGTGCCAAGCATGCGGCTATTCTCCATGTAGGTGTGTATAGAATACCAAGAGCTACATAGTGGACCAAAAGAATCTCAAAAAACCTGTACCTGAGCCCTTGCCTTCCCCAGTGAGCCTGCGATAAAATATTCATATATCAACAAGAGCATGGCTCGGCAAGAAGCCTAGCCAGCCCACTAGGGCGTAAAGAGTCCTAAGAAAGGAAGAGGGACGTTAAATGACTGACATGCAGACCGAGGCCCCGGCGGCCGAGGAAGCACAGGCCGAAGCTGCTACCAACGGGCAGGAGGTTGCTGGGACCGAAGCGGTCCCAGCGCAGCCGACCTCAGGTACCACGAACCCGGCTACGAAGCACAAGCTGCCGGAAGGTGTCTCGACTCCGATCGAGGCGCTGAACTGGCTGAAGACGCACAAGGAGGAAGGCGCATCCGCACCGTTCGTGGATGCGAACTTCCAGCCGCAGCGCATGTACGGCTTCGTGAAGTCACCGGGCAAGGACGACCCGTTCCCCGTCAAGCACTACGACGCGGAGGGCAACACCTTCGCTGAGCCGCAGGTCAGCGAGCACGGCGTTACTCTCACTCGGCCTGGCGTCGTGATCGCTGAGGTCGTAGCCTGGTGGGGTCGCAAGGGCGAGCGTGACCAGGCCAAGGCGGACGCTAAGGCAGCTAAGGCCGCAGAGAAGGCAGCCAAGGCCTCCGGAACGACCACGGCTAAGGCAGCTGTGCAGGTGCCAGGGACCGTTCCGGTCGAGGCGGAGGAAGAGGCCGAAGTGACCGACGGCTCCGAGGTCGTCGAGGCTGAATAAACCTCCTCCGACGGTAAGAGCTGATGCCCTTCTCGTCGGTAAGGTGGTAGGGTGGTATGCCGCTAGAGGCCGTTCGGTGATACTAGGGAAGTATCGCGGGGTCGCTGCTCCCAGCGAAACTGCTCGAGGGTTCAAATCCCTCCCACCCACGGATGGGCCAGTATGCGCGGGTCTAGGCAGACGTGCCTAGCATCGGGAAAGTCGCGGGTTCGAACCCCGTCTGGTCCACGCTCCGGTACGCAGGTCGGGTGTCGCTGACCGAGCGCCGGATCGACAAGGCCAGCGCCGACACGCTGAGACCGGTCGACGGCGGTGGGAGGTCAAACTTCCACCGCTGACTAGGTTCGCCAAAAGCTCGAGATCGATGCTAGTTCCTTGAGAGCAGGCACACGATCAAAGCTGACGGAGAGCCGAAGGCGGAGCTGTCGTGGAAACCCTTAGGCCGGTGGCTGGGGCAGCTCCGCCGATAACTTTTGACAACTCAATAGAGACAGGCTCCTCGTCCCATGACGGATTAGTACGGTGACAAGGAGCGCCCAGAGAGTGGGGAACCCGAACCGCCCTCTGGGAAGACGGACCGGTAGGCACTGACCACCCTCGAACTGGATACGCCCGCCATCCAATGGGATGGCGGGCGCTGGTCAACCAGGTAAGTCCTCAGCAAGGCCCGCGCGAGCGGCAAGTATAGGAGCCCCTGAGGAGCCGGTCGTAAACAGCGCGCTTACCTTAAATGCCCGTGCCAGCTAACAGATGGCACGGTACGATACGGTAAGCGCGCCACCACGTTCAGCTCGCAGTGAGGTCCGAACGAAAGTGTCGGATGCCGACGTGCCTAGAGCTGTGAGCTGGACGCAAAAGTCCTGGTGAGTAGCCGTGACTGGCAAGGGGCCAGGAATAGCGAGGGAGCGTCCACCTCTTCGAGGTGCAGGGCACAGCGCGTCGGGCTAAACCCTCACGGGAGTCCTGTTCCGTAACGGTCGGTTGTCAGCCGGCCAGGAACAGGACTCCCGGAGCCCGAACTTACAACAACACAGATTTGGGCAGATCGTAATGCTGGACGGTTCGATTCCGCTCTGTCGCAGGGGTAACGCGCGCTGGTTACTAGTGACCACTACCCCTGCGGCACCCTGGCACTTAGGAGTTTCTGGGTCCGATGGTGTACGTGAAGGCGCTGTGAGCTATCGGACCCAGACCAGTACAAGGAAGCGCCTGCAGAAGCGCTGGCCCATTCACCGGCCGGTTACAACAGTCATTGTCTGTGTTTCAGGTCACAGATAACTCTCGTCGTAGTCGACGACCGCTTGTCGAAGGAACACTAACAGTAGCGGATGCCGAAAAAGAGAGCCTGCTCAGTCCTTCTGACATGAGGATGAAGGTGAATAGCTTCTGTAGGACCGCGGGAGGCCACGGGTGTAGGCGTCGTGAGGTGACGCTGAGGGTGGATGGCGTATATATTTTGGCAGATTTTTGTGTTACACAACGGAGGTCAGAGTATGACCCTTGAGCTCGACAACGACGAGACCGATGTCCTAGCATTCATACTCGACACGGTGCTCGAAGGTTGGGCGGACCAAAAAGATGCACAGCAGAAACATATAGCGTCAGATCCCACTCTCAAGAGCTGGGAAGACCTACTAGGAGTCGCACTCGCGATGGACGACGCAGCTAGAACAGCAGAACGAATCAGGGCCAAGCTGGAGCCCGCATGACCGCAATGCGAAGCGCTCCACCAAAACTCTACGAACATGTCTGCAGAGTGTTCGCAGCAATGAAGACAGGGGCCATACCCGTTAACATCCCAGACGGTGGGGACCAGCGGCACGCCTTCATCTGGGAGGGGCACACAACTAAGCTCTTCAGACAGCTCGAGCTACCTACGCCCTACTATTCTTCATGTCTGAACCGACTCGAACAGATGAACTGTATCAAGCAGCTAAGCCGAGGAGGTGGGAGCGCTGCATCCAGGTGGGAGCTACTCGACGATCCAGACATTGACGTCTTTATGAGGGTCGCAAAGGCTCAGAAAGTACGAGGCACCAGACTGGGAGCGCTAGAGCAACGCTTCCTAGAGATTAACAAGCGCCTCCAGGCAGTAGAGGCGAAACTTGAGCGTCTGGAGGCTACAGGATGACCGACACGCAGGAGGAAGAGAGCAGACGCTGCCCATCGTGTAATGAGATGGGAATTATGCTTAACCGGCGCCGTGCTCAGGTCTCACCTATGTCAGGGATTCCACAAGGCACAACGGTGGAACTGTACGAGTGTAGGAACGACAGATGTCCAGAGTTCCTCCCGCCTGAGCGACTGGCGAACGGAGAAGTGATGAAGCCGATCCGCAATCGCTGGGCTCGGCAAGTCAATCCCGATGGGACGATTCCGCCTAAGGGTACAGGCGGAATGAGTGACAAGCGTTACGACCAGGTATCACCTCATTCAGGGCTGGCTCAGGCGGCCCGGGACAACCTAGCACTCCTGGCGGCCCAGGACGACGAGAAGGCGAAGACAGGACGGGCTCACGAGATCCTGAACGACCTTAACTACAGAGGGTCCTATTAACATGCAGAGGATTATACTGGACGTTCAGCTAGCAATTCTGCCTACCGGCGATGAGGACGTTCAGCTGCTAAACGTCCTAGACCGAATGATACAGAATCTCAAAGACGACCCAGTCTGGCTTACCGATAGCAACGACGATCTACAGGTGATAGGAATGTGGCACGGATGAGAAAGCAGTTTGAAGTAGTGGTCAGCACCTTCAGCGGTCAGGAGCACGTGTACCCACGGGTGATAAGAGTTCAGGTCAACAAGTGCGGTGAGCTACTCCTGCACCGCAAATTCAGTCGAGTAGGTAAACGCTACCTGCGGACGGAGTGGATTCAGTACAAGATGATCAACCCTGACGGAGGACAGATTCCTGGGTTCTTCCAGGAGCGTGGACATTTTAGCTCGCAGCCTAGGCCATTCCTTCCTACGCTGCAGGATCCGAGGCCAGACGAATGAGCGACGACAACGACGGCGAGTGGGAAGAGCATGCAGCCTTCATAGGGTCTTGTACGTGTGCGCCCTGGTGTCCTGCCCAGGACGATCCAGAGAAGCACGGGTGGGGCTGCTGCGGCAATGGAGACTGCCTTTGCGAAGCAGGATGGGAGGAATGATGAACAGATGTGACCCGCTAAAGCCTGACGAGGAAGTCTGTCAGCGAGCGGCTGGTGTCTACCACGAAGGACACATGAGGTGTGTCAGAGAGCAGAAGCGAAACGAGGCGCGTATCAGGGAGAGGCTGTACGCAGCCAAGACCTCGCAGGGGAACCCGACCGGTAAGCATATCTGGAAGGCGAAGGCAACGAACAACGACGTTCCGGTACTGGTGTGCATTCGGCCTCAGTGCACAGAGATTTGGAAGCCTAGTCACGTACGGCGTCCGACAACTACTTGCCCGAAGGTAAAAGTGGTGGAGCAAAGTGCACAACGATCTTGAGCCGGTTACGGCAGCAGCAATGATTTCCTACGGAATCTGGCGCCAGGCCAAGCAGCTCGTAGGAGACGTGTACACTCCTACCTGGGATCAACTGTCGCCCGACGAGCAGGCGCAGCGCGCCTATGATAGCCAGCTGCAGCACGAAGAGTTAGAATTAAGTTAGACGCTCTAGCTCTAGCCTCCTTAAAAAGGTGTCAAAGTGGGTGAGCTCAGCGATTAGACTTTACTATAGCGCGTCTAAGGCGCGGACTAGCGTGCTTCATCGAGCAACGTAAACCCACGAGAGTTGTACTATGACCGCGAACGATGAAAGCGAGCACGCATACTCGAACATAGACGAGCTGCTCAAAGCGATGGCCCTTGACGAGATCGAGGACGCACCGCTGATTACTCCAGTGAACTACGCAAAGACCGTTCCTCGCCTGTCGCCACAGATTATCTACTATCATATCAGGGCAGGACACCTCGCAACTGTACTCTGCCCGTGTGGTAGGAAGTGTATCAAAAAAGAAGAAGCAGACGAGTTCTTCCGACCGAAGGGTGAAGCTGAATGACAAACGTAAATCGACTAGAAATTACTTCCAGGGGCTCCATAGTTCAGGAGATCAAGCTGGGCGGCCACCCTGTCTACCTAACTGCGCTCGATGTGCGCCTCCGACCTGAGAAAATCCCCATCGCAACCATTGGCCTGGACGTTACAGACGGAATAGTCGTTGACGTAGACGTCAAGACCAGACTCAACACGAACACATACGAAGCACTCGTAGCAATGGGCTGGACACCACCGAAAGGTGAAACCGAATGAAAGTGATCTGGAAGCACGAACTCTCGCTACAGCCCGAGAAGCCACTAACTGTCGAGCTTCCTAACGGGGCGCAGCTTCTGCATGTTGGGGCCCAGAACCACATCGCGAATGCTATCTGTCTCTGGGAAATGCATACCGTCAGAGCAGAGGAGACTTGGATTCAGCGAACGTTCGAAATCCACGGCACTGGACATGACTTCGATCCGGCAGGGAAAGTATACATCGGAACAGCGGTCCAAGCAAGTGGGTTCGTCTGGCATCTATTTGAAATAGTACCATGAGGCTACTCAGGCTTCTTGATAGCCCACCTGAAGATAAGAGGCCTTGTCGAGCTTGCGTAGCTGCAGAAGAAAGGCGCTAGGGTGCAAGTTACTCTTGAGTTCGGATCTCCGTACGTTGCGCTGCCCAAGAACTCGGCTGCGTACCAGATGCTGCATACCTGGCTCCGACAAAGATTTGGTCCTGCGCACCGGCAACTTTGTGAAGGCGGGTGCCAGAGTCGAGCTCAGGAGTGGGCTCACGTTCACGACACAAGAAATGTCTACGTTACGCTTTGTGTTCCATGTCACAGACATTACGACTGCTCCAGAGGAGCATGCGGAAAAGGACACGATACAGAACGTTTCGGCCGCCAAGAGTCGAACGGTACGTGCCGAGTATGCCAGCGGATTAAGTATGCACAGCGCTACGGCAGTACTTGTTGTTTCGACTGCGGGTATGCGACATGTAGGTGCTGTGGATCTTGCACCGCAGCGGAAGAGGGGCGGAACCGGTAATGATATACCAGACGTTTGTAGGCTTTCCGGAGAACCTTCCCACTGGGGCATACGACGTTGAGATAACTCTCGAGTGGTCTGATGGTGAGCCGATTCAGGTTATCCGTTACATAGGTCCATTCAAAGAGGAGACGCATGAACATCCTAGCCAGCTCGATCCGGCTCTACCAGTGGTCACAACTGACGAAGACCACTGTTCGGATAGTGATCGGCGTACACCACCTCCTGACCCCGACGACCGCTCGCACTTCGTGTACCCTGACTAACTGCAGTGGCACAGGTCTCGCCGAAGCTACCGAGCTAGGACTTAAGGCACTGCCCACGATACTAGGGCGCATAGGCCGATGTGGCGGCGTGGCAGGAGACCGGCGCTGCCCGACTGGCGGCAACTTCAGCAGCTCTGCTGATAACCGGTGTGCAGACCGGTACTTCACCAGTTTGCCGCATCCCATGGAGGGTGGTAAGTGTTAGTGGGCAAGCTAGTGATAGCAGCCCTAACAGTAGTTGCATATACGTCCGCATACTTCCTACTACATCTGGTGTGGTGATGACTAACACCTATGTCCGGTGTGTCCGGCACAAGATGCGCATACGCGTCAGCTCATCAACTGAGCTACGGCACGAGCGATACGGTGACAGGTGCGACAGCAAGATGTTCACCGTAGTGGAAGAGCGTCAAGTTAACGCAGCTACAGCACATGCAGAGCTGTTGGCCCAGGATCTGCGAGAGAAACTGCCGAGATGACTGAAGATGAACGACGAACTTTTTCCGCGGCACATCTACAGGACCTTCCGACGCAAGCGGAAGCACCGCGGAGCAGACTGGGCTCAGGGAGATCCTCCGACTCTTCAAGATGTAAACAGGGGAGAGTGGTGCTCCCGATGCAGGTTGCGCCACCCATACAATGGAGGCGCCTCTTCCAGGCTATTGACGCAATACGAGAAGCGAGGTAAGGTTTGGGTCCTACTATGGTTGTGTCCGAGATCCGGCGACGTAGTAGGCGAAGTTTACTTGGGAGGAAAACGGTGACAGAATTCAAGGTCGTGCTGCTAAGTGAAAAGGACATAAAAGAGCTGTTGAACCTACTTCCTGATCCTCATAAGATTCGCTCACAGGAGAGGGCAGACTACATAAACGAACTAGCCGAGCGCTTGTCCTCAAGACTACGTTAAGTGGGAGGAAGGAATGCCGCTCTACGCCAGACCGATTCCGAGGAATGACCCCTCTAGCAGAGGTCTATGGCACGCCGTCAGACCTCTGCTAGCGCGAACAGTCTGTTGCAGAATAGTATCCGAGCAGTGGGAGAGTGCTAGGTACTTCTGGAAGACGCCACAAGAAGCACTAAGGCAGACTGGCTCGACAGTTTGCGGAGTTTGCACTAGGGCTTATGGCCAAAGCGATCCGATCCAAGCCGTGGAGGAAAGAATGCCCGAACGTGAGATAGTGGTCAAGCGAACGGTAACAGTCGAGTACGCCACGTCTCTGGAATCGTACTACGATTCGGTCGAGAAGCACCAAATGACAGAACAGGAGGTGATCGACTACGAAAGGAATCTTAGTGTAGGAGAGGCAATAGAAGTCATCATCATGCAGCTAGAGGAGGCAGATACCGCCGACCTCCACGTAACCGTGAGTGCACGAGATAAGGAACTATATCCGGACGAGACTACAGAGGAGGAGTCATGACTGAAGAACAAGTAGCACTAGCTCTCACGATCGACTGTCCGCATTGCGGGGAGCTACCTGGAGCAGGGAGCAGAAACTCCCTAGGACACAAAAAGAATCAGCCTCACTGGAGGCGACTCTGGAGGGCGGAGTGATTTACCAATATTCGCCAGAAGCTATACACAACATACGAGGTGGCATTGCCAATCTGAGGCAGCACATCGACAACCTGGAAGAGCATATCCGCACCGACCACAAGTCGCTGCGACGTGTTTGGAGGCTGCATAGTCCTAGTACCGTCTTCACATTCAACGGCAAGCCGACCTGTCTAGGCTGCGAACAGATTTACCCCTGTCTAACAATCCGAACGCTCCTGGAAGAGGAGAAGTCATGACACCTCGTGAGGCGATCAGAGAGCTTCTGAAGCTCGAGCAAGACGTGCCAATTCTTGACGAGTACGCTGAGGACGAGATCATTCGGTTCTACTCAGGGACTTACGACGATAGCCAGGGGACACATGAATGTGTCTACTACGAGCTCCGTGAGCCCGAAGCTGATGACGAAGATGATGGCGATGAAGACGAAGACGAAGAAGGAGAAGAATGATTAACGGCAAGATCACAACGACCGACAACGGAAAGATTCATTTTGAAACGACGTGCCAGTTCTGCTCCAAGCCAGCGATCGTCGAGAACATCCCCGCAGACGCCTTTCAGAGATGGCAAGAGGGAATGTTCATCCAGAACGCACTCCCCATGCTGACAGCAGGCGATCGAGAGATCCTGATCTCTGGCACTCACGACGAGTGCTGGCAAAAAGCATTCCTGTCAGAAGAGGAAGAGAGCGAAGAGGATGGATGAGTTCGACTGGAGGCCTCCACGTCACGACTTGGAGGGGCGTGTACAGTTTCTCGAGGAGAAGTTCGAACTCCTCGAGCGGAACCTCACGAACCGACTACAGTCCTTCATGAACCATAGACACCCAGAGATCGCCAAGGAGTTCTTCGAGGCACTCAGACAACAAGAGACTATGACGGCGAAGGCAATGGAGAGCCTCCAAGGAACCGGCTTGGACGACCTCATCCGAGACTACAGGCCCGAAGGAGAGTAGCTTGGAGCCACGTCCATTCCAGCAGGAGTGTGTCGACAAGGTAGGCATACCAACACTCCTGTCTCGTCTCATCGCAGACGAAATGGGATTGGGAAAGACGCCTGAAGCGCTCTGGATCGACTACAAGCTGCGTATCGAGACCTACGTGAAGGGCGGACCCAAAAGGAAGACGCTGATCATAGCGCCGCTAGCGACACACCAGGATGCTTGGGTAAGGCATATAAAGCTAGTCTGGCCCACAGCGAGAATCTACGTAATCGATAGGAAGGACCGGCCAGCATTTGTTAAGGCTCTGTCACAGAACTACACCTGCTATATCATTCACTACGAGGCCCTACGGCTTATGCCGGAGTTGCGCAGGGTATCCTGGTTCCACATCATCGCTGACGAATGTCACCGCGCAAAGTCGAGAAAAGCACAACAAACCCGAGCGCTGAAGGCTCTACCAGCTAGGTACAAGACTGGCCTGTCAGGGACACCGGCAGACAACAGGCCAGCAGACATCTGGTCTATTCTGAATTGGTTGTATCCAAAGCGCTACACGAGTTATTGGCGACACGTAAAGACCTACTGCGTGGAACAGATAGTTGAGGGGAAGAACGGAGCAACGTTCCGAAACTATAACAAGCCCAACAGGGAGACCACTCCGCACCTTATAGCTGAGATGCGCCCGTGGTATGTGCGACGACTTAAGAGAGAGGTACTTCAAGATCTGCCAGAGAAGTATTACTCAGACGTCTGGGTTGAGCTCGGACCAGCTCAACGTAAGGCGTACAACCAGATGCGCAAGGACATGATCGCTTGGGTTGGCGAGCATGAAGATGAACCTCTAGTGGCGCCTGTTGTAATTGCGCAATTGGTGAGGCTGCAGCAGTTTGCTCTGGCATCAGTAGAGATTGGCTACAAGTACGTTATAACCAGGACTGCACGAGCGCGTGCGCTCGAAGCAAGAGAGGAGCCCGAGCCGGAACGAAGAATGACAACCACTCTGATCGAGCCGTCCGCCAAGCTAGATGCACTGGAGGAAATGGTTAGTGGAAACCCCACTGAACAGCTTGTTGTCTGGTCGCAATTCCGAAGCATGGTCGATCTCGCTGCCCAGAGGCTGGAGGCTAATAAAATATCAGTCGGCCGTTATACAGGTACGGTCCCCCAGACAGAACGTGATCTTGCTGTCGAAGCATTCCAACGGGGTGACTTGCATGTTTTCGCCGGGACAATCGCTGCTGGTGGCGAGGGCATCACGCTCCATGCAGCGAGCACAGGCATATTTCTTGATCGACATTGGTCCCCTACAAAAAACATACAGGCTGAAGATCGTCAGCACCGCATCGGACAAAAGAACGCAGTCCACATCATCGACATAATGGCAAAGAATACCGTGGACATCGGACGCAGGACGGTTATCTCCCAGAAATGGGAAGACCTAAGGTTCCTGCTAGGAGATACCGTGGACCCTGAGGCGTACGGAATGACAGCCGCAGACCCCCTAATACAGGAAGCAATGGCGGACGCACAACGAATCTTCGGGAGGGACCTATTATAGTCGACAGAACCGACATTAAGGTTCCAGGTCCTTGTAGAGATGGACGGTCAGCAAGGGACGCAAGGACACACAGGCCCTACGTATGGGTCTGGGTTGTATGCAGGCACTGCCACTGCAAGTTCGAGTGTATCCAGGGTCTAACAGGAGACCTAACATAGACGTGTCTCTGGTGCTTCTACGACGAGGGACCTACTAAGGCCTACGACCCCTACGTTGACCACCATAAATACAGCCGAGGCATGATGGACGACGAAGCAATAGCAGCGAAGGTTCGCCGACTGAGCGAGGCCCTGCGTAAATACGGACACGTACAATGGGAGGAGTAGCAGTGACAGTTAGAGTCCTACGTCTAATGGAGTATACCTACGACAGCCTAGAGCAGGCTGAGACAGACATGTCCCATTGGTACGTGCAACGATTCAGGAAGATGGGCGTAAACGGACCGTTTGTTAGGTCTGCTGTGCTAGTTAACCCATTCGCCTTCGAGGAGACGGGATCGCCGTACGCAGAGATCGACGAAATCAACAAGACGCTCCGCAACGCAGGGTTTGACAGTCCATGCGCTCACATAGGAGTCGAGCAGGCAATCGAGCAGCTCAAGAAGAAGGAGGCCGAGTCAAATGGCTAGTGACATGGACTGGACTGTCTGGGGCAGCCAGGTAGCCCCTGTTCTAACCGGCACAGAGCAGGAAGCGAAAAATCACATCAAGGCGGCCTTTCAGACCGCCAACCTAGCAGGAGAGCCCGAGCCTGATCTGTACCTCGCAGCCCCCAACGGTGACGAGTTCGAATACGTCATGTACAAAGACGACTGGAGGAAGGTCTGATGACAGACGAGGTCGAGCGCCACGGAGGCATAAGTGGCAAACCGCTCAGCACCAATATCATCCGCCTGATGGATCTGACACCCCCTGAGAAGATCACAGAGGCAATTAGGAAGCAAGCCTTCGGACAGGAAATATTCTGGGAGTACTGCCTAGGCACCATGCAAGTAGTCGTTCCAGACCCTACTACGGGACTGCCAAGGCAGATGGATCAGCCTTGTCTCAACATCACCATGGGCATGAAAGGACGCTTGCTAGGACAGGTTAACTACGTCTGGTTCACAGCCGCAATCGATCCCAACCCCGAGGACAGAATAATCGACAAGGCTATCCAGATAGGCTTGGCAGATCTGTACGAGCAGAGAGACGCTCAGCGTGGCCAGTCACCCAACTGAACGGAGTTACCATGCAGTGGAAGAAGTCATCTTACAGCGTTAACAATGGTGCCTGCTTCGAGGTGGCTGCAGCACCTGAAGGAACGCACTTCGATGGAAAGCCAATAGCCGTACTCGTGCGAAACGGTAGGGACCCCAAAGGCCCTGCGCTCGCATACACCAGAGAGGAGTGGGAAGCGTTTCTGGGCGGCGTCAAGAAGGGTGAGTTCGACTACCTAGTGGAGGCATAGTCATGACCGTAACACACTACAACCCTATCTTCACACACGGACGAATCACCCCCCTCGACAAGGAGTTCCACGTTGATGTAACCACCGAGACGTCACTCCAGTTCGAGGCGCTTGTCAGCCAGATCGAGGATCCCAGCTTCGCCAAGTACATGGTCGAGCTTCGCGTTTACGGCGAGCGTCGTGAAGTCTTCGATGAGGTCGAGGCAACCGGAACGTTCAAGGCCGTTTCGATGCCTCTTATCGTCGCAACCGAGCAAATCGAGGTCGCACACACTACAGGTGAGATGCCTCTCGCAACTGACACAAGACCGTCAGCGCGAATTCCAGCTCCGACAGATGCAGAGCTCGCAGAGACAGATAGACATATGACTAATGTCATAGGCATCTGGGACGAAGCCGGCAATAAGTTGTGGACCGACGAGTCGCATCTCAAGGAGAGTAGCCGCGACAGGCGGTACCTAATTCGTCAGGGTAGGCGAGACGCGCGTCGCCTGCTGCGGGCCACCCTAAGAGTGAAAGTCCACAGGGTGCTAGCCAAGCCTGTTGTCGCCACGTTTAGAAGCATACGTGGGGCCTACAAGTACATCACGAGAGATTGGTATTCACTGTGAGGAAGCTCTTTGGCGGTAAGAAGAGCAAGGTCAGCACCTATGTGATGTCGCCACACACAAAGAGGTGGCATCGGGTTGACCCGACAGACGGACGTCAAACAGCCTGCGGCATTACAATCAATACCGCTACCTGGAGCTGGCCGGCAGAAAACAAACAATTCCCCACGAAGGAAGAACTACGAGACCTCTGTAGGATGCCTGAGTGTCGAGGCGTAGAAGTACCAGACGGCATTACTGACTCAGGAAGGACGTTCTGATGAGAAATATGTATGTCTTTGAGGGGATCGACAAACAGAGGACTCTCGAGGATGCTGCAGCCAAGTCGGTGACAGACGGTCCAAACAGTGTAGTAATCGTGCACCTGCATAGACAGGGGTCAGCCTGTCAAGAAGGACAACACTACTCCTACATCGACGGTGAGGTGCACGATAAGCCATGATAAAGATGAACCCGAATGACATCAAGCGCCTGTATGTCCTACTGAACACGGTGCGAGACCCCACGGCTATTCCTGAGTACTGCTATGTCGCTGCCGCGCACTACGCGGACGAATTCAACCTCGAACTTCTAATCGATCCAAACATGGAGCCTCTAGACCTTGTCTACCAGGCAGACAACACACAGATCATGACCGCACTCGATGTCCTTCGCCGCGTCAGCGAAGGACTGTTCTACAGACACCACGGAGGCTTCTGGTATAGCTCAGGACACGTACTGCCTGAAGTACACACCGGTACCATCGACGTCATCGGGTTCGACGAGTGACGTGGTGATCGTGATCGGGTTCGACTCCTCCGGCGATGAGGAGGCCTTGAAGTGCCTCGAGGCACTTCAGCTGTTTAAGCTCGTTGCCTACCCAGTGAATGATCCTCTCAACAAGAAGGTGGTCTTCCGAAAGATCAGGATCACTACCGTGTACAGAAAGGAGTAACCTTGGCAGCCCAACATATACTGACTCAGTTTCAGGACTTCCTGAACTGGCTTATCGCAATCGCAGTGCTCGCGGTGGCCGCAGTGTTCATTGCTATCGGAGTAATGTGGTACAGAGCAGGAAACATGCGCTGGCACATAGCTCAGTTCAGTAAGACTAAGCTACGTTGGCAGCGCTGCACAGCCTGCGACGGCTGTGGAGTCCTCTATAAAGATCCTACTACCGGAGCATATGGAGCAATCCCGAAGAGCATACGAATCAATGCCGTACGTGGAGGATTCTTCAAGCCACCACTAGCCAACACGGTCCGATGCGGGCCTCCCTATACTAGTCGAGGGTGTAATGGAATGGGACGCCACGCAGTGAGGAGAGTCGAATCATGGCCAGGGTAGTCATACTGTCGTTCAGAGACAACGCTGCAGCCGAGCGGTTCATTCACCTGAAGGACAAGTGGGAAAGCGACGACACTTCGGCAGAAGAGGCTGAGAATGAGCTTGTAGCCCTCGGTGCCATAGTGGCTGCTTCTTCCACTATGGAAGCTGTGGTGGCAAAGCCAACACTTGCCTGCCAGCACAACACGGGTAGAGGCGGCTATGCACAGACCAAGAAATTTGGTTGGTATGTGCATGCAGAGCCAGGCTGTCGCAGACCTCACGCTGACGTAGTCAGAGACTTCGTTAAGAACATGGTTGTCGCATCTGGCAATAACCTTCTGCCGGACCTACGAGAGCAGTGGGTAAAAGAGACAGCGAGTACCTAAACGATAAGGAAAGAGCTTGACCACTGAATTCCCGACACGGAAACGACCTGAATTGACAGGCTGCCGCCGACACGGCGAGAGTGGCGAGGACTCTCCGGGGACGCCAGCCGTGCAGGGGCTTGAGTGGTCAAGCTTGCCACTCGGAAGGAGGTGAACACAATCCTGGTAGGCGGTTGCGTCGGCGGATAGTCCCCTACGGGCTCGGGCCGGACCTTGAACGGAGAATGTATGCGACACCGAAGCAGTATGGTTATTCCAGTCAGACGTGCCGGCCACTTCCAACAAGGACGAGACACAGGGGCGACGCTTGTGGACGGACCTAGGTCCGCATACCATTCAAACCAGCTCGACCCGGAGGCCCCAGGCGCACCCTTTAGTTATGGCGAAATCAGACTGGCACAACTCCGACTTGCCAGAGCAGCGCTCCGAGTATATGGTATCAAGGCGGAAGACACTATGCCGGGAGATATAGCAGGCCTGAAGTTGGAACTAACTGAGGCGCTCCTAGCCTGTGGACTTATGGTCAACACAAGGAGTGGGCCAATTGACTAGGTTGCTTATGTCAGAAGCTGACCTCAGGCGCTTCTACAGCTTTTGCGTGGTAGATCTAGAAACGGGCTGCTGGAACTGGCGTGGTGGCACGTACGGATCCTGGGGATACGGACAATTCTGTCTAGCTTGGATAAGCCATCCTGCGCACCTAGTCGCATACAACCACTTCGTAGGAGAAGTACCTGAAGGTTTCGAGCTCGGACACATACGAAAGAAAGACAAGCGTGCGTTCTGGGAGCATGTGCGGCCTATTACACACAAAGAGAACATAGCAGAAGCATACAGCCCGTACTGTAGTAACGGGCACCTCAAAGCGCTATTTGGCGTTCACACGGTCTCGCACGAATGTAAGGTGTGTAGCAGAGTACGACACGCTGCGCGACGTGGCCGTGTAGTCTGTAACAGATGTGGCTATGTTGCCTGTAGGTGCTAAAGGATACACGTCCCGGCTTTCACTGGCGGGAACTTAAATGACCTGGTAGCGAAACCCTTGTGATCCAAGAGAGTTCCAAGTATAATTATATGTAAGAACAAACACATTAGGAGGCCCTATGAAGCAATTCTGATCGCTACAGCAGCGAACGCGACAGGCTGTAAGATTGCTATGCGAGAAGAAAAGGACCTCTAAGTGGCCCTAGCTGTCTACGCTGAGGATATGATTGCTCGTGGGCTCATGCACGAGATACACACCAGCGAGCGCAGATCGTTCAGAGGATGTCGACGTAGGTGGAACTGGTTGTTCAGACAGAATTACTATCCCACAGTGACAGCCAAACCGCTTGAGTTCGGAATAGCGTACCATAAGGCGATGGAGGTGCTGCATAACCCGGCAACCTGGAAATACCACCCTAAGGTTTTGGGGGCCCTAGCCGAGAAGGCCTTCTTCGACATCTGCGAACAACAGATGCGAGAGTACCTACGCGCTAACGGAGAGCAAGCGCTCGGAGGTGAGGTCGAAGAAGACTATTCCGAGCGAGTCCGTCTAGGCCGGGGGATGATTTGGTACTACGTTAATAATCAGCTTGCAGACATCCAGGCCAAGTACGTTCCCGTGTATGTTGAAGCCAGCTTCGACGTACCTTTGACAGACGAGAACGGCGAGCAAGTCTTTTGCAAGTGTGTCACCTGTCGAAAAGCCTTCGCCAAGAACGGCGGAGGGAGGTGGTTTGGAAATCCTGTAGTTCTCTCCGGGCGCGTAGACTTGGTCGTTCACGACATGGAGGGGTACTACTGGATTTTAAAGCCCACCTGGGACTGGAAGACTGCAGCGCAACTTTCTACCAGTGAAGTCTTCCTGGAGCTCGATGATCAAATCGCCTGTGTACCACTTGACTCAGAAATTCTTACTCGTAGTGGCTGGAAGCACCACAATCAGCTTGTCGTAGGCGAAGAGGTCCTCGGCTATAACGGAAAAGAAGACGCTCTAGAGTGGACTCTCCTAGAGGACGTCAACGTGTATGGACCAACGAGCGTTGTTCGTTCTAGAGCAAAGTCCTTCGACTTTATCACAACTCCCGAACATAGATGGGCGAAGCGAACTCACACAACAACGCCAGACCATGGAGCGTATCAGCTTCAGGCGCTCAAGAACGGACAACAACAAGCCTACGTCGTACTAGCAGCCGAGCTGGACAACCCTACTAACGATATTACTCCTGACGAGGCAGCTGTTATTGCCTGGGTGCTGTCAGACGGAAACATCAGCAGAGGACCCAGAGGCGTTCAGGTAACAATTGCTCAGAGCAAGTACGTTAAAGAGATTCAGAGCCTCCTCGATAGGTTTAGCGACTGCTACTCTAGCATCTCGAAGTTCAGCGGAGGGTTCGGACCCCAAGGAAAGGGCGTCCAGGGGTTGAAGTGGCACTTGCGTGCTCCTTTCTTCCGGCGGCTACTAGACAAGGCCAAGCTCAATTACGAACTAGACGGGTGGGAATCGTTCGTCCTCGGGCTAGCGCCTAAGGCACGTCAAGTATTCTGTGAGACTATCATCCTCGCAGAAGGGCACTCTAATAAGTTCCACCAGAACCCAGGACTGAAGAACGACCTATTTTGCCTAGCTTTTTTCCTCTCAGGCAAGTATCCAACTACTCAGCATGGCGCCAAGAGGTGCCAACAAACTGTTGTAAGTGAGCCACGCAAGTGGACTAGAACAATAGTAACAACTAATCTGCCAGAGCCTCGACCAGTTTGGTGCCCAACTACTCGCCTCGGCACCTGGGTAATGCGTCAGAATGGCCAGATAGTAGTAACAGGAAACAGCTATTGTATGGCGCTAAGAAAGAAGCTGAATCTGAACGTTCGTGGTTTCATCTATCACGAACAACGTAAAGCATTTCCGGAACCTCCCAAGGAGAACAAGCAGCGACGTCTTGGCAGGTTGTTTAGCGTTAACGTAAATCAGGCCACGAGCTACGAAGTCTACCTCGCACACATTAAAGAGTTCGACACAGAGGCGTGGCAAGAAGGTGCGTACGACGAGTTCCTCGAGCACCTTAAAACAGCCGGAACCGATTACTACCGTAGGTTCATTGTGTACAAGTCCGACTACGAACTGGATCAGGTCGAAAAGAACCTACTAGCCGAAGTCCGAGACATGATCGACCCGAACCTCCGTATTTACCCTTCCCCTGGAAAATTCGGTTGCAACTTCTGCGCTTTCCAAACACCCTGCATTTCCCAAAACTCCGGACAAGACTATCAGTACACACTTAACACTCTGTATGAGCGAAGACTCCCGTACTACGTACGACAAAAGTTGGGCGCCAGCACAGAGTCTAAAGGGGGCGAGTGATGAGAGAGATACCGGTAGGTAGCGCCGTGGCCTTTATTGACGACGAAGACTACGACCTGGTTAGCAGGCGCAAGTGGTACCCTTTTACGCCTACCTGTAACCCCTGGCTTGTGTACGCCAGAGCTAGCAAGACGAAGGACTATCAGACTACTTATATTTACATGCATAACCTTATCATGGGTAGAGTTCAGATTGACCACAAAGACGGAAACGGACTAAACAATGTTAGGACCAACCTACGAGAAGCAACCCACGCACAGAACCTCGCTAACTCTACGTCGCGTAGAGGGTCAAGTCGATTCAAAGGTGTCTCCTGGTACAAGCGAAGAGGTAAGTGGGTTGCTTACGTAAACTGTACAGGCGAACACTATCACCTGGGCTACTTCGACGATGAGGTTGAGGCAGCAAGGGCATACGATGAGAAAGCGAAGGAACTTTTCGGAGAGTTTGCAAGACTGAACCTAGAGGTGGATAGTGCCATCAGATAACGTCTTTCTCCGCTGGGAGCCTCGCCAAGGCTTATGTTGACATCGCTACCTGGTACGGCTGGCGGATAAAGAGAACAACAGGCTGAAAGGTAGTCAGAATGAAGAAGTTCGTCTTTGGTAGCTCGTGTGGTGTGTGCTCCAAACCTGGATTCGTAGGAGACGTAACAGTACACGCTCATGCAGTACATCAGAACTCACTTACCGTCATTCCTACAGGTGACACACTGGCAATACATGCAGCAGAGGCACTTAAACACCTTCAGATAGATGTTCGCCAAACGTTCTTCTGCGACAGAACCAAAGGTTGCGAACAGGCTGGCCCCTGGACAGTTACGGAACCAGCCGTCCAAGTACCTCCGTCCCACTCCGTATTGGAGCGCCAGTGAGTGTAGGCGAACCCTGGATAGACCTCGATCCCAGGCCAACTGAGTGCGACCGTATAGGTCTTGCGGTCGGAATTGATCCTGAGAAGCTCTGGGAACACGTCGAAGGCGAGCATGGCTGGGAGTCACACGACGAAGGCTATGCTGAAGCAGTACTTGTAGCGGCAGAATGTATGCTCAACGGCAGCCCATGCAAAGAGGAGCGCCAGTGACCACTCCGGCGGCAAACGTTGTCGTAAGTCCAAAGACGTTCGCGGGCATTCCTTTTGCCCCGGTCAGAGACACACGTGCCAATATCAACCTACTTATATATGGCCAGCCTGGCGTCGGCAAGACGTTCCTGGCTGCTACGGCGGATCACGTGCCCGCAATGCGTCCGGTCCTGTACCTCAACATTGAGGGCGGGGACATGACGCTTCGGCATGCAGCTCCAGAGATCAAAAAGGTTCCAGAGGAAGGAAGCCTCTCCTGGGCCCAGCTAGAGGCAGTGTACGATCAGATAGCTCGACAATGCCTGACAGGTGACACCGAAGTCATTACGCTCAACAGGAACAGGCTAATAGCCGCCCTACAAAAGGGAGACTGGGTCTGGGGGTGGACGGACGAAGACGGCTGGACGCCGGCCCTAGTCGAGGAAGTCTTCGTACAGGGCGTTAAGCCTGTATACGAAGTCGTACTCGACGACAGAGTTGGGAATCTTTCTCGATTTAGGGCAACTGGAGACCACCTTCTTATGCTGCGCGATGGAACCTATGCACGCGTAGATAAGCTCATCCGAGGCACATCGCTGATGCCTGCTACCGTGAGCACCGTTACAGTAGGTAAGTCAAAAAAGCAGTACCACGTAGTCAAGCCGGACAACAAATGGACGACTCCATTGGAGTATATGCACAGAGTCGCAGCGAGGTTCTTCGGCATGGATATTGAAGGTATGGTCGTACACCACCGCAACGATGCTGATCCCAACAACACATTCAACAACTACCCTGACAACCTAGAGTGCCTTTCACGGGGAGATCACTCTAAGCTGACAGACTTCAAGTGGCACACTTCTGAGTCAGAGCAAGCTAGTGCAGCGGGACTACAGGAGTACTACAATGAGAAGAGGGGCAGGCCAGGTCAGGGGTCCAGTCGTGACCAAGTTGCGACTGCTATACAAGAACACCCTGACTGGACACGGATGCAAGTAGCAGAGCACCTGAATCTATCAGTATCGCGCGTCTACAGGATCCTACAGGAAAATAAGCAAAACCACAGAGTAGTCTCCATAACGCCAGCAGGAGAAGAGCCCACATTCGACATTCAAACTTCGACAAGAAACTTCGCCATAGGAGCGGGAATCTTCGTCCACAACTGCTACAATGGCGTACAACCTGGAGAGTACGCGCCACGCACTGTCATTCTGGATACTCTTACCGAGTGCCAGAAAATGAACATGTCCCAGCTTATGGCCGAGCTGCTTATGGCAGAACCAGAGAAGAACTGGGACCCAGACATTCCGGATATCAGGAGGTGGGGTAAGAATATAGAGCAGATTCGCAAGTGGGTTCGCAAGTACCGTGACCTCCCCGTCAACGTGATCATGACAGCTCACGAACGGCAAGAGAAAGACGCCCTGAACGGCTCGATCCTGCACATGCCTCAGTTGTCAGGGAAGCTCTCGTTCGAGGTGGCGGGGTTCTTCGATGTCGTCACCTACCTGTACATGAAGACAGAAGACGGCAAGCCTGTCCGCAAGCTACTTACAGGCGCACGCGAGGGATATATCGGAAAGGACAGATCTGGGAATCTACCGGATGTTATGATCGACCCGACAATGGCAGACATCTACAAGGGAATCACGCAAGGCATCAGCAAGAAGCCAGAAACTAGCTGAGAACGCGAACCAGAAAGGCGAACGATATGTCTGAGTACAGTGTACGGACCCTTAACGTACATGACGATGTAGAGGTGAGCGAAACTACCGGCGCGCAAGTCGCCGACATGGGTACGCCACGCGACCTCGGAAAGATCATAGGTCTCAGTGATATTCTCGACGATGGCTGGACCATAAAAGAAATTTGGCCTGTAGCGCCCGGACCAAGTCGCGCTAGCTGGCAGCGCGTATTTCTCTTCGAGAGGTAGACAACAGTGGCGCCTCCGAGACTTACTGACGAGCAACGTAAATACAACCTGGAGCATAAGCAGGTTATAAAAGTCGGTAAGCACTGGATCTGGCAGGGCGCTGAGCACAAAGGGCATACAAGTCGGGGATCGAAGGATCCAAAGTACGGTTATAGCGGTTACGGCGTCACCAGAATCCGTGGCAAAACAATTCTGGCCCATAGGTACTCGTACATACTCTTCAAGGGGCCGATTCCAAAGGGCTGCGTCATCGATCAGCTGTGCGACATTAAACTCTGTGTCGCCCCAGACTGCCTAGAGGCGAAGACACAAGGACAGAACGTCGAGAGATACTACAACGAGCACTTCGGTACACCTAGAAAGCGAACCGTGAAAGCGAACACAGAAGGGACACTATCATGACCACCCCCGACGAAGTTGGTCTCCAAGGTACCTCCTCCATGGGCACTGGCGAAGGTATCAGAGTGAACATGTCGGCGGAGGAAGCGGCCTCCAAGGCGCGTGAAGACCTTCCGGCGGGTAAGTTCCACCTCAAGATCACCGACATGGAGATCAAGTTCACCTCGGAAAACGCCAAGCCTGAGAACCGAGGCAAGCCGTTTATCAACTTCGAGTTCATCATCCAGGACGGCAAGTACGTAACGTACAAGGACTGGACGAACGCGATGTGCTTCGAGCCGGCGCTGTACACAATCAGCCAGATCCTGAAGGCCCTGGACTACCCTGTCCAGGCTGGCGCACTCGTTATCCCAGACGCCCGTGAGTTCTACATCGGCAAGGACATCTGGGGCATTCGGCGGCTTAACAAGAAGAACAAGAACTCCGAAGGAGTCGTCGAACCGCGCATCGAGCTCATGAGCTTCATGAAGTATGAGGGAGGAACCTCCACGGCGAGCGGAGTCGACGCTAAGCCTGCGGCAGCTGCGTCAGTTCTTCCCTGACACCTGATACTCCCGGGCGGGCACGCTGCAGCTTACGGATCCTGAAGTAGAGGTACCCGGTTCAAGCAGCGCACCCCTAGGCGGATAGCCATATGCCCGCCCGGGTCTATGAGGCATCAGCGAAAGGAAGTTACATGTCAGGAGTTCCAGGACAGTACGATAGGCGACCAACAGCTGCAGTAGGGCCAGGCGACGTACTTGTCGTACAGACAAATGGCTGGGCATCCAAGCTAATTAGAATAGGCGCCATTCTACAGGGCGAACCTAGCCTAGACAACCACGTCATTATCGCACATCACTACACCGATCCAGGTACAACCAAGGAAATATTCTGGGGCATCGAAGGACGACCAGGCGGCACTGGTGAGATAGACATGCGCAGGTACCTGGACAGCCGCTGGACAGTCAACAACATCCGTCAGCCAAAGACTGACGCACAGCGAGCTACTATCTGTGCCGCAATGACGGCAGCAGTCGGCACCCGCTACGACTGGGATGCCATTGCAAGTGACGCTGCAGCAGCTCTCCATATCGAAGATATCTTTCCTAACCGGGAGAGATGGGGCAATCAAGTACCAGGTCATGTAGTGTGCAGCTCACTAGCAGCCTGGGGCTACAACAAGGCAGGACTGAGATACCCGTCTACACACATCATGCCAGCAACCACGCCAGCCGACTGGGAAGACTTCATCAGCTTTAACAAGTATAACCGGACACGCTGATGCACATAACGGAGGAAAGAGTGCCCGGACGCACAACAACAACCTCAGAATCTAACCAAGGATTCGTTAAGATCCGGTGCGGCATCAACGGATGTTCATTCACACACAGATTCACCGAGACCGAGGTAACAGTAACCGATCCCATTACTACTCGCAGGTACAGAAGGGAGTACATAGCTCAAGTGCACCGGAACGGCGGGCACAGGGTGGAACGGCGGCCCATCTTCTAGAGGAGCAGGGCTTATGCGAGCTGCCACCTTCTTCAACGTTATTTTCGGAACAAACCGTGGATTCGTCTGCATTGCGATCAAGAAGAAGGATGTGTTCAAGGAGACCTTTTATAGATACCCTGACCAACTGAAGGACATGCATGAATTCGTGGAGCGAAGCAAGTACACCGGAAACGTCTACTTCTGTCCTCAACTGCTGTCAGGACCACAGCGGACTAAGACTAACGTTGTGGCAACTACCTGTGTCTGGGCAGACTTGGATACATGTCACCCTCGAGTACTACTGGTTCGACCGACCATCGCGCTCGAGACGAGCCCTAACCGCTTTCAGGCTTTTTGGTCGTTCGACGAAGCTAGGGACCCTACAGAGGGTGAAAGTATCGCCCGACGCGTGGCTTACTACCATTCCGAAGAAGGGGCCGATCGCTCCGGCTGGGACCTCACTCAACTGCTACGCATCCCCGGGACACGGAACTTCAAGTATGGTGACGGTCCATCTGCCCCTGAAGTAAAAGTCGTAGAAGAGAACGATGTCCGATACCGGCCCTCCGACTTCGCACAATATCCACAGGCCGAGGGCTATGAGCATTTGGCAATTCCGTTCCCTTCCGACCTGATAATTGAAGATGGGATCAAGATCGTCGAGCGGTACCGCTTTAAAATTTCCGGATCAGCACAAACGCTGTTCCACGACCAGACGGACGAGGGAGGTGACAGAAGCACGCGACTCTTCAGGTTGGAAATGCTTTGCGCGGAAGCGGGCATGGAACCTAACGACATCTTCCAGGTAGCGAGGGATGCCAAATGCAACAAGTGGCAGGAGAGACCAGATCTACTCTGGCGCGATGTCTGCCGAGCTATCGCAATGCACGCCCAGAACCTGAAGCAAGGTCAGCTGCCCTCTCAGGGAGAACCAGAGCTGATTACCGATCAGGAAAGAAAGGACATAGAGGGGAGTCCCGGATTCGTAGAACGATATATAGCCTGGGCAAAGACCCTAGGGGATGCAGCAATCCAGTACCATCAGGCCGGAGCCTTCATTGCGCTGTCGAGCCTGTTGTCAGGATCAATCGTCTTGCCTACCTCCTTCGGCGTACTAATTCCGAACCTTTGGTTGATGATTCTGGCTGATACTACGATTAGCCGGAAGACGACCGCGATGAACCTGGTGATAGACCTAATAACGGAAGTTGACGATACGTTGCTCATGGCTACAGACGGAAGCATAGAGGGGCTTACAACTGCTCTGTCAACTAGGCCTGGGAAAGTGTCTATCTTCTTTCGAGACGAGTTTACTGGCCTGATGGAACAGATGACAAAGAAGGACTACATGGCAGGCATGCCAGAGTTCTTCACACAGCTCTACGATAGCAGGACAGTTATTCGGAGACTTAGGAAGGAAGAGGTGCGAGTTAAGGATCCGCGACTTATAATCTTCGCAGGCGGTATCAAGTCGCGCATGCAGAGCCTTGTTACCTTCGAGCATGTATCATCCGGGTTCCTTCCGAGATTTATCTTTGTAACAGCCACAACGGATCCCAGCAAGGTGAAGCCGCTAGGGCCGCCTACAGAACGCAACTGGGGCGCACGGGACACGATCAAGGAGGAACTGAGTGACATATACGCCTGCTATAAAGCTCAAGTACCTGTTCTAGTGGGCGACAAGATTGTCGGCACACAGGACAAAGTGGTCGAGGCATCTTTGACAGACGCAGCCTGGGCTAGGTTCAACCGAGTCGATCAGACAATGATGCAGACGGGAATGGACGCCGGAGACTTCCGAGACATCCTAACTCCTCTGTACGCCAGGCTTGGCTTCAGTATGTTGAAGGCAGCGGTGCTGATGGCAGCTGCCCGAACTAGGAATGAAGGACAGCTCGTTGTAACAGAAGAGGACATTATAAGGGCGACCTACTACGGTGAGACCTGGAAGAGGCACGCGCAAGACATAGTCGTCAACATCGGTAAGGGTCCGATGGAGCACAAGATCGAATTGATCGCTGGCGCCATTCACAAAGCGGATCACATGGCACGCTCCGCCATCATGCAGCGGTACCATCTAAACTCACATGAAATGACTCTCATAGGCAGAACACTAGAGGAGCGCGGACAAGTACACGTAACACAGCACGGTAGACAGCAAATCTACCAATCACTACTATCACAGCCAGAAAAGGTAGCGAAGCAGTAATGCCTGAGCATCTCCCATGGGACAGGCCTGACGCAGATCCTCTAGCAGATATTCTGGCGGTCAAGCGCAGCTTCAGCCGCTATTACGGCACGCACGTGGACCCTAGCGGCCCAGCACCAGGAGTGCCTGTCGTAGACAGCATTGCCTGGATGTGTGACTACATGTACCGTCGCTATGGCAACGACGGTCCTAGGCCCTGGTGGGAAGGGCCGGATGCCTATCACGGAGGAGGAGACCTACCATGAGACCCCAATCGATTCCAGGAACCTACGTAAAGCCGACACCGCTCATGCCACTTGGGCGGCTAGAGAGCCCTGAGGCAGGCCTAGACGAGTCACCATACAACTGGTACTACAAAGGAGAAAGAATGGGAACAGAGCTTGTTTCTAGGTACGAGCCTGATTGGGAGAACGACAAGAGCGATGGTGTCGCCATTGTCTCAGGCGGACTGGACAGCATTACCACGGCCTACCACCTCGTACATCTCGGAAAGCGCCCGCACCTCCTTTCGTTCGACTACGGCCAGAGGCACCTGAAGGAGCTCCAATACGCCCTGTGGACCGCGGAACGCTTGGGGCTCCGGTGGTCGCGGATCGACCTGTCCAGTATTACCGATCTGATCAGCAACTCCGCTCTCACCTCGCCTCCGCAGCCTACGGTGTTGGACCGCAACACTGCTACGGTGCATTCCCGAATTGAAGTTCCGGAAGGTCACTACTGTCTAGCACCAGGCACGAAGGTACTATGCACTGACCTTGTGTGGCGCAATATCGAAGACCTAGCAGTAGGAGACAAGGTCGTAGGCTTCGATGAAGAGCTACGCTCAGGACAACAGGGCAAACCAGCTTCGAAGCTGCAGGAATCGACAGTAACGGCAACCAGCGTTAAGGTTCTGCCCTGTGCTCGCATAGTACTAGAGACGGGACAAGAGGTCGTAGCTAGCTACGACCACCTTTGGGTAGCTAGAAGAGGACGTAGCGGCGGTGGTCTGGCTACAGGGCGTAGGTGGCGCAAAACGTACGACCCAACGGTTACCTCAGGTCCTAGTGGACACTCTCTAGGACTCATGCCCGGTGACACGCTTTCGCTCTACCTGAACCCTTGGGAAGTACAAACTGATAGTGACGCCGGATACCTTGCAGGCTTCATGGATGGCGAAGCCACCCTGCATGACACGAACTTCCAATTCTCGCAGAATCCTGGAGAGACTCTTGAGCGCGTCAAGGTTGCACTCAAGAAGTTCGGATTCCAACCAAGCGAGGGCTTCAAGAACACAAAGGAGACAAAAACAGAGTGTCTCCGATTCCGCCTAGAAGGTGAGCAGACGGCTCTGCGGTTCGTTGGAATGTTCCAGCCAACACGTTTCAGGCAGAGCGCCCGTCGTCTCTGGGAGGGACGATGGATAGCAGGCTCGCGCACTCGTCCAGTCAGAGTGGTATCCGTCGAACCTGTAGGCAACCGCGCTGTCGTAGCACTAGGGACCAGCACAAGTACTCTCATCGCAGACGGCTACTTGTCGCATAACAGTGCCGACAACATGGCCATTACCGTAGTACCTAACCGGAACATGATGATGTTCTCGATCGCTGCAGCTGTTGCAGTCAACGCGAAGTACCGTTATGTCGCAGCCGGTATGCACGCCGGCGACCACTATCAGTATCCAGACTGCAGACCTATCTTCATGCACTCAGTGCTAGAGACGCTGCAGTGGGGCAACGAGGGATTCATTCGGCCTAACTTCGAAATCCTCGTCCCCTTCATCCACCTCTCCAAAGACGACATAGCTGCCGAGGCGTACCGCCGGGGCGTACCTCTCGAGCTGACCTGGAGTTGTTACAGAGGCAACGAAATTCACTGTGGCAGGTGCGGAACCTGTGTCGAGAGACTAGAGGCGATCGCTAGCGTAACCAAGGCGCCTAAAAACTGGGACAAGACACAGTATGCAGACACGGAGTTCTGGAAGGAAGCAGTAGCTGAGGGACCTCAGCGTGAGGCCTAAGTCGAGAGTGACGTTGGAAGCGTGCACTCTCGACGAAGCAGGTACAGACTGGATCGAAGTAGAAGCTAGCGTCGTCCGCGAGGACGAACCTGACGAGAAGCTTCGCTGTCAAAGTATCGTACTTACCAGAAACGAGTTTTACGTCCTAGCTGATCGATTCGACCTGTACATGGAGCAGCACATCTGGAGCACAGGCAGCGTAGAGCGGCAGTAGCCAGCCATCATCCCTAGACAGGAATCTTTAAGTGGTTAAAACTTTGCCGTGTTTAAACACTTGAATTTCATCTTCACCAATTATACAATAAGAGGTGAACAACAAACCACAAGAGAGAGAGGACTCGCCATGAAGTGGAAGGCAGTCGCCCCAGATGAGATTCCCAACTTTCGCGAATCACACAGAGGCCGTGTAAGCTATCCTCTTCTGAAGACCTTCCTGGAAACAGGACTCGTAGTCGCACAGCTAGACCGCACAGGTATCCAGCAGGGACTGCAAAGTCTTAATTCCTGCCTCGGAGCGTACATCAGAAGTCACAATCTACCAATTCGGATCTTCAACAGGCAGGGCGAGATATACGCAGCCAGAACGGACGTAGACGAGGAGACGGGGCTGCCGAACCCGCTATACAACAACATCGCCAAAGTGCCACACAGTGGCGACATTGTAGGTAAGGCACCAGTGAACATCACTGATGCACCTGTAATCGACGCCGCCGAAGTAATAGATCGCTTCGGCGTAGAAAAGAACCAGGTCACGAAGTAATGACTCGCGATGTATACCTAGAAGATGTTGCGTCAGGTATACAAACCGCATGCACCAAATGCGGAGAGATGAAGAAGTTCAAGGACTTCCCACGAGGAAGCGGCCGCAGAGACGGTCGACACTCCTGGTGTAGAAGTTGTATGTCAGGAAACGCAAGAAGTTCGCAGCAAAAGACAGCGCGCCTAGCACTAGAAAACGGTCCAGCAATGATAGCCATCCTTATGGCTGATTCACGCATAGACAAGGCTGGCTGCAGAATGTGGACTGGCGCTGTACATAAGAAAGGCTATGGGCTCTACAATAGCCAGCCTGTTCATGTACTTTGGTGGGTGGCACATAACGGACCAGTACCTGAAGGACTAGTTCTGGCACATTCGTGTCACAAGAAGCTCTGTCTAATTCATGCACGCCCCGTAACTCAGGCCGTCAACATTTGGGAGACACCACCTGAGCTCCGGAGCAGAAAAGGTATTAACCGAAGGGCGGTGGTTTAGTAGTGACACGCGTTCTAGTTATATGCGCCCGTCGCTATAATTTAGTGGACATGAACTCTGGACGGCCCTTGGTGTCATCCAGAATCGTGGCCACACGTTTGACCTCGTCTCTACGGACTACATTATCCAGGACGAGATCACTATGCAGCCGAACAAAATCACTCTACTTGTAGACGACATAGATCCCTACGACATGGCGAGGTACCAGGGAGTCATGATTGTGTCCGGCAACATGGCGGACACCGAGAACTACTGGAACTACAGGCGAGTACAGACTGTCTTCGACAACGCCAACGCGGCTGATCTTGCAATAGCAGCCATCTGTTGTTCAGTCCCAGCAATACGCAACGTTGCAAGAGGCAAGAAGGTCTCGTTCTTTCCGCTAGTCAGGTCCCGAGACCTTCTCAAGCGTGCAGGTGCAATCTTGCAAACAGTCGCTCTCACGCGCGATAAGAACCTCGTCACGGCAGAGCATCAGATGGCATCGCAGATGTGGGCGGACGAGTTCTGCAACCTCCTAGAAGGAAAACCACCAGAGTATGTCCTGCACGATTCAGGTTTTGTCCCACACGGCCACGAACGAAGGCCAATCCCGATTCTAGAGGAGATCAAGCGCAAGACCCAAGGGAGGACGGATGCCTAGCATAACAATTCGGCACAACATAGAAGTCGCGCATAGACTAACTATGACGGCTGGTAAGTGCAAGAACATACATGGGCACTCTATGTGGGTTGAGCTCACAATCTACGGGGAGATCGACGAGGAAGGAATCCTGGGCGGTATCGAGTTCGGGGCTGCGAAGGCAGCGTTCCGACACTACCTTAACTCAACCTACGACCACCACCTCCTGCTGAACAAGGACGACCCCTGGACCTGCTTTATGGGGATCGAGGAGCAGGACGACCACCTGCCAGGCCTGACCTGCGTACCGGATGACCCCACGACAGAAAATATCGCTAGGTGGATCTGCGCCTGGGCTGAGAACGAGTTCGAGCTACCAGTACGCGTCACCGTGCATGAGACGGCAGTCAACGCAGCAACCGTGAAGTCGCTAGACGAGCCGATCCATGTAGCGCGGCCAGGGAGGTGAACATGCTGCAAGTTAATGAGATATTCGGACCGACAATTCAGCCGTCATGACTAACATCGCACACTGGCTGCCCGTGGTAGATTACGAGGACCTCTACGAGGTCTCCGACCAAGGTGATGTGAGGAACCTAGACGGAAAGATACTCTCCAAGTGTAAGATTCACAAGAACCAGACATGGAGCAATTATATAGTTTCCCTTACGCGTAATGGACGCAGCAAGAACTGTAAAGTTGCCGTTCTAGTTCTAGAGGCATTCGTGTGCGCACGGCCTAAGGGACAAATTCCCTGCCACGGACCTCTAGGCCCTCTAGACGACTCTCTTCCAAATCTGGTATGGGGAACGTACAGCAAGAATAACGGGGAAGATAGACGGCGCGACGGGACACTTCTGCTAGGAGAAACGCATCCGCGAGCAAAGCTGACCGAAGAAAGTGTTCTTGAGATTCGGAGACTGCACGAGGGTAAGTGGCCAATCAGTAACCTAGCCCGAAGGTTCCAAGTAACCGAGACATGCATATCAAGCATCGTCAAGCGCCGAACCTGGCGCCACATTTAAGGAGGTGATGTCTTATGAATAGTCTCCTGAAGGTGAACGAAATCTTCGGTCCGACTATTCAATTAGGCAGGGCGAAGGTCCTTACACGGGACAGCACTGCCTCTTCGTCAGGCTTTTCGGATGCAACCTAGAGTGCACCTGGTGCGACACGCACTACACCTGGGCTGTCACACAAGCTAAGGCAGACAAGCTCCTAATTCCAATTCTGTCTGACAAAGCCGAAGAGTGTCACGAGATGGGGGCAGACGAGGTGGTAGATCACCTGCGCAATTTGTGGGATATCGACAACAAGCCGACGAAGATCATAATTAGCGGCGGCGAGCCCATGATGCAGCAGTCTGCACTTCTGCCCCTGCTGCGCCTCCTCCAGGAACTCGGATGTACAAGGCATATCGAGACTGCAGGCACCATTATGCCGCTATCCGAATTCCGTTTCCACGTGAGCCAGTTCGTCGTCTCCCCTAAGCTGGAAAACAGTGGTAACGTACGTAGCAAGCGATACAAACCAGCAGTGCTACGACACCTGCACCTCTGCGGCGCCTACTTCAAGTTCGTTGTATCTCGCAGCAGCGACTTCGACGAAATCGACCAGATCGTAAAGGAGTGTAACATCCAGCCTTGCTGCGTTATGATCATGCCCGAGGGCACTACCTCAAAAGGACAAATCTACAGGGGCAAGATACTCGTAAAGGAGACACTCGCTCGAGGTTACGGTCTCTCACTTCGACAGCACGTACTACTCTGGGGAAACGAGAGGAAGCGATGATCAAGGCATTTGTAAGGGAAGACCCTGCGAGAGGCCAGGTCTTCGTCCACGTCATCCACCGCTCGGACGACGGCTCTCGGCTAGGTCTTCGAGTCGAAGACGGCGCAAGCTCGTGGGAGAAAGTCGCACCTGGCTGTGAGTCACCAGCCGCATACGTCTTCAGCTATGAGATCGCGTATGTCGTAGCTGAAGCATTTCAGACACTACTTGAAGGTCATGAAGATACACGGGCGCTTAGGAAAGACTATGATCAGGAAAGAGTCCGCGTCGACAAGATGCTGGCCGCTCTGATCGACATCTCAGCGATGGAGCGATGATGCCCCCTCCGTACCATGAAGTGCCTGTGCCGATGTACGGTTTCGGTACCGGGAAGTTCCACTACACGCCGCGACATCCTACAGGCGAAGACGAGGATACGAGGTGTGTACACGGTGAAGCCGCCTTCTGCGGGGCCTGCACCGTTTTCAACAAAGACATCCTTACGCCTGCGTTCGATCCAACGTCGCAGATCGTAGACGCGTACGACGCTAGAAAGTATCACGAAGAGCACAGATATCCGACTGACTGTATCCAGTACTTTCTGGAAGTGTGCGCGAACCTAAACATAGAAGATCCACAGGAGCGGGACACTCCGAAGCGAATGGCGCAAGCGATCAAAGAGTTGACGACGCCAGATACAAGCTGGGAGTTCACAACTTTCGACACGACATCAGACGAGATGGTAGTAGTCGCTGACATTCGGTTTGCTTCCCTGTGTAGACACCACGTACTGCCGTATACAGGTGTAGCACACGTAGCTTATATCCCAAACGGTAAGCTAGCAGGGCTCAGCAAGATCCCGCGCTACGTCCTGCAGTGTGCGGCAAGCCTTAGTACGCAGGAAGAACTGACGACAGAGATAGCTGACGGTCTCGAAGAGAAGTTGACGCCACTAGGTGTAGCTGTCGCGATGGAAGCAGAGCATACCTGTATGTCAATCCGTGGAGTTCAGGCCACAGGGACTAGGACGTACACTGCCGCAATGCGGGGCGTCTTCGCTGACCACGACAAAACAGCCAAACAGGAGTTTCTGAGTAGGATCAACGGGAGGTAACATGTACACCTACAGTGAGCGTGGGCCCGGCTGTGAGGTGGGGTCCAGACCAAAGTTTATCAACGTCAACGAACGAGCCGACGGAACTGTTACGTTCGAGCTCTTCGAACATGACGGAGAGCTCTCTTGGTCAGGACCTAAGCTGGGCGAGATTACTCTTGACGCCAGTGCTCGATGGAACCTACAACGTTACCTATCATAGGAGGTAGCCATGAGTGGTCCAGTAATCAACACAACAGGTCGGCACCCATCCGTCAAGGCCATTGCGCGCTGGTTCGAGTTCAGACACCTTGACGGTCCTGCTCGCAATGCAAGTGAAGCGGTCTTCGACCTAGCAGAGCACATGATTGACAGCTATCCAGACAGTACGCAGCTCACAGCAGGCCTATGGGATCTGCTACATGCAAAGGACTGCTTCGTCAGATGTGCGATAGAAGCAAGTGAAACAGCATGAAGTTCATCAAGACCAGCAAGGGAAGCCAGATCGAAGACGGACCTGCTAGGCATAAGAAGGACGCTCGCGTAGCTAGGCAGTTTAGAGAGGACGCCCTCGAAGAGATGCGAGAGAGAGACGTCAAGTCGGTAACTCGTAGCGTGGTGCCTCAGTGAATCTGAATGATCGGACGGCCCAGGCAATCGAGGACACGGTCAGTTGGTTTCCTCATCTGGAAGATGACGTCAGTCACGCTATCATCGGTCTGTGTGGCGAGGCTGGCGAGGCCGCGGGTGAGTACAAGAAGTGGTACCGGAGTGGTGCGCAAGTCCTTGATACTGACACACGCACAGCTATAGGCTACGAAATCGTAGACGTATTCGTGTATGCTTTTTGTCTTGCAGGACAACTCGGAATCGACCTAGAGGATCTCTATGACCGCAAGCGAAAGTACAATGAAAAGCGCTTTGGAAGCAATGGTCGAGGAAGGTCGGACAGCCCTGGCCGAGGAGCTAAAGAAGCGACTAGCACAGGGTGAGGAGGAGTACGGAAAGCTCACCTGGCTACAGGCTGACACCGTTTCCGAGCTGATGGAGGAGGTTGCCGATATTATCAACTGGGCCAGCTTTACCTGGATCAAACTTCACATGCTACAGAAGACACTAGATGCCATTACGGCAAAGCACCGAGCTGCGCAACAGGCAGGCATACCTGAAGGGTTCATGTCCATGGGCGACCTATACGGACAGAAGTCATGATCGTCTACGTCAGTATAGGCAACAGCGACGACAAGCTCAGCCAAAAGGACTGGTCAGACTTCTCACACCAGGTCCACTACAGCATAGTTCACCGTGCTACTCAGGTACATGGCTTTTGGCACTCAATACCTACGGCTCCGTTTCAGAACGTATGCTTTTGCTTCGAGATCACGGGCATCCTAGATATCGACAAGCTCAAGCACGCGCTATCGGAACTAGGACGGGCATACAAGCAGGATGCAATCGCCTGGGCAGTAGCAGAGACGGAGTTCCTGTGAGACTAGCGCTCATTCCGCCAGTGTGCATGCTCCACCATACAGTCAAGCAAGAGCTCCAGATGCTCATACCTGTAGGCCTCGACTACGAGACGTACCGGAGACACTACAAGTACCTAGGCAACAGCTCAAGCTTCCATGTCATTCTAGACAACGGCATGTTTGAGGGAAACATTCTCGACGATCAGAACCTCCTGGAACTAGCAGCCGAGTACAAGGTGTCCGAGATCGTAATGCCGGACGTGAAAGACGATCCGGTAGAGACCATAGAGCGGCAGGATGCGTTCTTGTGTCACTTCGACCGCTGGTATCAGCGTCAGCCCATCCGAGCACCGTTCATAAAGCTCATGGCTGTAGTACAGGGCACGGACCTTGGTAGCCGAATGGACTACATTAAGTTCGTAGGAGAGAGCGATCGCACGAACATAACCCTTGGATTCCCTCGGCGCATGACGGAGGACTACGAGGAAAATGACCGTCTCATAACCATGCAGTGGGTCGTTCAGGAGTATCACGATCAGTTCCCACTGCATATGCTCGGACTATCTAGATCGAACCCGATAGAGCTCCGGAGCGTAGCGAGAGAGCTCGGCCCATTCGTCCGAGGTGTAGACACGTCTGCACCCTTCGTCTGGGCTGCAGAGGGTGGCCATCTCGACTGCCAAGATGACATCGTTGAGCGACAAGCAGGGTACATGCTGCTGGAACCAGCTCAGCTACCTGGCAGCCTAGTCCGACACAACATTGGTATCCTAGAACGCTGGTGTCGCGGAGAATGAAGGACGAGCATCCTCACGCCAAGAATGACGACTTCGACGAGCTACAGATTGTCGTAGCAGGAAACGAATCAGAGTTTCATAACTGGTGTCACAGGTACAGGATCAGTCCGCAAAGCAGAAAGGTCATCAACGCTAGTAAGCTCCGCCGGCTCGCCCGCATAGCAGGACCTATCAGAGTCCACTACGTTGGTAGCTACCGCAATCGTAAGGACCTACACGAAATCAACCAGACAATCGACCGAATCATACAGGGAGAACGACGTGAACAAGCTCAAAGCGATCGCTAGCATTACCTTCGGTATAGCCGCTATAGCTTGTGGATCAACAGCTACCACCGCTCCGACTCAGGAGCCGAGTGGCGTGTTCGGTACCAACTCGACGAACAATCCGCCTCTGACTCACCCAACGCCTACTTCGACAGGGCTGGCAGCGATCCCAGACGAGAGTAAGGTCACCTACTCCAAGGTCCTTCTTGTCTGTCACATACAAGCAGATAGTCAGCTTCCTGACCCTGCATGTACTCCAGGATCGGTAGATCCAAAGGTCACGCAGGCTACGATCGACACCACGATCTGTGTTAGTGGCTGGACGAAAACGGTACGTCCGCCCGTGAGTGAAACGAGCAAGGCCAAGACGTACATGTACACCGCGTACGGAATTCCTCCAGATACACCGTCTGAGCTGGATCACCTCGTGCCTTTGGAGCTAGGCGGATCGAATGACGTCACGAACCTGTGGCCTGAAGTCGGTTCGATCCCGAACGCCAAGGACGAAGTCGAGAACACACTTCACAGCTGGGTGTGCTCAGGAAAGATGACCCTTATTCAGGCACAGACTGAAATAGCTGGGGACTGGCAGAGTGCGGAAGCGGGCAACGCCTGATGTGGACGCCATGGAGTTCCGGTCCCATTCGCGTTGTGTGCTCTGGCCCTCAACCGCTAGACCCGGACAGCCCCAAGGGCCGCGTTCACGTACAGTATGCGTTCGACTTTGAAACTCTTGCTTCAGCAGCGAGGTTCGATGCTATGCTCGACGCACTTCTGCGGTGGGTCGGTGATGTCTAGACTCTTCCGACGCAAACTCGGACGCCACCATCCCCCGCCCTATAAGCCAGAACGGTGGGAAATCAAAGTGGCGCTAGTTGCAGTCATGTGGCTTATCTTCGCCTTCATCTACCTAGGAGTCACCACATGACCGAGCCTGAGCAGCTGACGTCGCTCAGGAAACACCCGTTGGCAAAGTGTGAAGACTGTCCTCTCTACGCAGAAGGACAGTTTGTTCCAAGTGACGGACCAGCTAAGGCAAAACTCGCAATAGTCGGTGAAGCTCCAGGTGCTAACGAAGCACGCATAGGTAGGCCGTTCATTGGAGAGTCAGGCAAGCTGCTCGACACTATCCTACGTCATTACCAGATTAATCGGAAGGAAGTTCTACTCTCCAATGCTTGCCTCTGCCGTGAAGCCAACGGGGCCACGCCGTCCGCAAAAGCGCTCCAAGCATGTCGGCCCCGTCTACTGGCTGAGCTCAAAGACCGCAATGTCGAAGATGTGGTCGCTCTCGGTAACTCTTCCGCGCAATCGATTCTTGCGACTAAAGTGGGAATCACGACGCTCCGTATCGGCCAGGGTCGGACCAACGAAATCGATCTCCCTGACGTACGTGTAGTAGCAACTTTCCACCCTGCCGCGTGCTTGCGCGTACCTGATTTTTTTCCGTCACTAGTCAGCGACTTCGGAAAACTGAAAGGCTTCAGCGGTGTTTGGTATGAGCCTAAGTGGAAAGCATATGACGACGTTCCTACGGCTCTCCAAGCTCTCGCCGAGCTGCAGAAGATACCAGGCCCTGTCGTAGTAGATATTGAGTCGAACATCGAGAAAGACGTCAGTTTCGAAAACCCTACTCGACATGAGCTGCTCTGCGTTGGGCTCGGTTACGCACCTGGTAAGGTCGTAGTCATTGGGGAAACGGCATGCCACGACGAGGCTGTACTCAATGCTCTGAGGCTGCACCTCAGCACGCACCCAATCGATGCCCAGAACGGAAAGTTCGACCTAAAGGGCCTCTGGGCGAAGCTCGACTTCAACCTCTTCAAGCTCCATTTCGACACCATGCTCGCCAACTACTGTCAAGACGAAAGGCAAGGAGTACACAGACTAGACTACCAAGGAATCGAGAAGCTCGGAGCTCCTAACTGGAAACATGAGCTGGACAAGTACCTTAGCCCCGGCGATGGATATGGCGTCATTCCTCGTCAGGTACTCTACAAGTACAACGCCTGGGACGTCCACGTTACAGCGCTGCTTCGAGACATGCATCAGAAGATCCTGATAGCAAACGGCAAGCCAGAACCCGTTAGGCGTAGAGCTGATGGTCAGCTCTGGGGGCTTGTGGAGCTTCAAGAGTTCCTATGCCGAGCTAGCGATCAGCTCGCCTACGCTGAACTGAACGGAATCGGGATCGATTCGGCGTACAACAAGGAGTTGGCGATCAGCTATGCTGCCAGCTTGGCAATCCTAGAGGAAAGGATCGCTAACGCAATCCCAGGCCGCTTGGCCTTCAATCCACGGTCGCCCAAGCAGGTCAAAGAGGTAGTTAAGGAAGAATTTCACCTTAAGCTGCCCATGAAGATGAACCAGAAACGGGAGTACGCAGAAACTACTGATGCCGATGCTCTCGAGGGGCTTCTAGAGCAAACTATCGCCAGGGGCATGACTTCAGCAGAAGAGTTCTTCAGGAGGATGCTTGAACACAGAAAAGAAGCCAAGCTCTACGGAACATATGTCAAAGGCCTACGTAAACGAATGTACCGTGGCCGTGTGTACCCTACCTTTCTTCTCCATGGTACAACTACCGGACGACTCAGCTGTCGTAACCCTAACCTTCAGAATATCCCCCGCGACAGTACCATGCGTCGCCAATTTGTTCCGTGCAAACCCGAGAATGTGTTCATTGAGGGCGACTACTGTCTAAGCCCCGAAACTCGCATCCTAAAAAAAGACCTCACCTGGGATACGATAGACAACCTCAAAGCAGGAGATGAGCTCATAGGATTTCGCGAAGAAGATACCTCTTACATGGAGCCCACAAGAGTTACAAAAACGGGTAGACTGACAAAGCCCTGCTACGAAATTACTCTACAGAACGGAAAAAAGCTCATAAGTAGTCACGACCACCTGTGGGTTGCGCGGTACTCAAGTGCCTCAGGTCGTACTTGGATTCAAACTAGTAAGCTAAAGGCTGGACAAAGTCTCCTCTTCTACGTAGAGCCTTGGGAAGTAGACGACAGCAGAGACGGCGGTTGGCTCGCAGGGTTTCTAGACGGTGAAGGCTCCCTCGACAGAAATTCATCGGGAAAGTGGGACGGAGTTAAGTTTGGTCAGAACGATGGCCTCGTAGCTAGTAAGGCGTGCTCGCTCCTACAGAAACGAGGATACTCAGCCGTTGCTTACGGTACTAGCAAGTGCAAAAGATACAAGATCAGCGGCCCACCAAGAACGGCGCTGCGCCTGGTAGGCCAGCTACGGCCAGAACGGTTCCTAGCGCGCAGCGAGGATATCTGGCTGGGCAGAACTAGCTGCACGCCACACAAGATTATATCTGTCAAACACATAGGCGAACAGGAGGTCATAGCAGTGCAAACATCAACTCACACACTCGTTGCAGAAGGGTACCTGACACATAACTGCCAGAACGAGCTTCGAGTTCTCTGTTGGCTGGCCCAGGACGAATACCTGAGAGGAATCTTCAACGATCCTACCCGCGACCTGTTCGACGAGCTGACACCGATCCTGTACGGCAACGTGTCAGGACTAACACCAGCACAAATGAAGGAACTCAGGATTAGAGTAAAAGCTTACGTGTATGGTCTTGCATACGGACGAGAAGCAATGAGCATCGCCATGGAGTTCGGCATCCCAATGTCAGAAGCTCAGCGAGGTATGACTGAGTTCTTCAAGGTGATCCCGCAAACAGTGGCGTTCCGGGAACGGACAAGACAGAGTGTCCTAAAGGGTAACGACCTCATTACACCCTACGGACGCCACCGACGTTTCTGGCTTATTACGAACCAGAACAGAAAGGACGTCCTCAACGAGGCCCTAGCATTCCTTCCACAATCAACCGCAAGCGATATCTGCCTCGACGCTTTTATCCATATTCGCCCAAGGCTCAAGGGCATCGGCTTTATCAGAAACATCGTACACGACTCAATACTAGCTGAGTGCCACCCAGATCGGCTGCAGGAAGTAGCAACCACCATGAACGAGGAGATGCTCGAGTCAGCGCGTCGGATAGTTGGCAACTACGTAGCCTTCAAGGTCGACCTTAAGAGTGGGCCGAACTGGGGCGACCTCAACGAGAAAGTGGAGCTAGCAGCATGACGTACATCCCACCAGCATATCGACCCATTCCTACACCGAAACTTCTAGTCAGAAAGCTCTCCTGGAGGTCCGTGCCACCACTTCTTGTGAGGCTGCTTACAACCTGGGGACTGCTGAGAGGTAGGTAGTATGTTTAACAAGCAGCTACACAGAACCTGGTACAACACAGACGTCAACGAGGACGATCCTGACTACATAGGCATATTTTCAGATAAGATTCCAGCAAGAGCGTTTGAGGACAGCATCATCGTCGACGTAGACTGGTCCGAACGTGGCAAGGTCCAAGTCACGTACCTAACGAGTGTGGAATGAGATACACTACCCAGCCTGGATGGGCACATGACTTTGTACGCTGCTACTGGCGCTTCTACGATGAGCGAGGACGGAAGGTAGCAACGATCTCAGATGAGGCATATGAACGAGCAGGTGTCAACCCTCGCGACCTAATACTAGTAACCTCCTGAGGAACAACATGAACAAGAAGAATCTGCTGATAGGGACAGCAGGCGCCGTAGTTGGCGCAGGACTTATCCTAGGTGTACAGCACCTAGTCTACTTTCACCTGATCCGCATCTTCCGCCAGACGGAATGGAAACAGCGTGCCTAGCATCCACCCGAGGGACGTAGAGCTGCGGGGAGTGCAGCCAGCTATTTTCCTGCGCCTAATGGCTATCGAGGAAGAGTTTGGGCTTACAGACTGTGAGATGCTAGAAATTTTGAACGAGTATGTGGGCCGTAAGCTGCACTACTTCGTCAAGCATGAGCGAGAGGAACCCGATGACACCAGTGAAAGTGTCTGATCTCATACCAGGTGACGTCGTCGTGAAGGTAGGAATCGACCTTCAAGGTCTGTTCGTGGCGCAAACACGACACCCGCTTTGGACAGAGCTACAACTCGTCATCTGGTGCCTATCAGACGACGCCTGGTCATTCGACGCGCTACGTCCCGATCAGCATGTAGGAGAGGCACTACCCAGTACACATGCAGAACGTCAAGAGCGCCTACGGGAAGTGCTCGTCGGAAAGTGGGTTCATGAGTAAGGTCGAAGAGACTACAACTAAGCTCGCTATTGGTGCAGCAGCAGCAGTCAGCGCAACTTATGTCGGGTCTATTTTTGGCGATCAAGGCACACTAGTCGGAGTAGCACTAGGTGCCATCGTTGCAGGAGGAGCGACACAGCTGTATCAGGCAGCCCTAGAAAGAGGTAAGCACCACTTCAAGAGCATCGGCAGAAGGAACAAGTACATCATGCAGGGCTTCGGAGTAGGTCTCGCAGCAGTCGCATTGGGGTTCGGAGGCCTAACAGCTATCGAAGCCGCTACGCACAAGCCTCTGCATGCGATAACGACTAACTCTAATGAGCGAGGCACAACCCTAGGAGGAACGACATCAGTAACGATCAACCCGACAAGCCAGACGCCCTCGCCTGCGCCGTCGGTATCTATCTCACCCTCCTTCTCATCTTCGGCTCTACCATCAATATCACCCTCCTCGGCCTCTCCATCCATGCCTTCCCCTAGTCCAGACCCCACGCCCTCCTCCAGCTCTACGCCCACTGCGGTACCGTCACCACAATTCAGCACCCCATAGGAACTCCCTATGACTTGGCATGAGTGGGGATCCATCGAAGAGCAGATCGCACGCATGCGATCGCGACTCCGTATGGGACCACGTAAAGAGGTAAGACTCCAAAGCGAGCCTGAGCACAAGCTTATACTCTCGGGCAAGCAAGGTAGCAACGGCAAGATTCTTAACGTTCGCTGTAAGTGTATGGCTGAATACGCAAATATAAGAGACTCGTACTACATGTACGACCTGCTAGGAGAAGCGAGCTCTATTAAACAGGCAGCAGCGATCTACAAGGCGCACCTGGAGAACAGTGGCAATAACGATCGAGACAACCTTTTACAGTAGCGACCCACAAATAGCCGGTATGCTTAAATGGCTAAACGGAATAAGTCAGTGGGACTCAGTCAGACACGAATGTGAGGCGCACATCTTCGTAGCCCTTGCCAGGTCAGCCTGGCGCGAAGCCGACCGGCTGCGTGGGCTAGAAAGGAAGAGGGAGATCCGTGACCAGAGGAAGAAGCTCTGAAGTCGGAGACACTTGCATAAACAAGAACGGGTACCAACACACAAAGACAGCAGACCGAGGCTGGATTGGCACACACATACTAGTAGTAGAAGAAGCCATCGGTAGACGTCTGCAGCCCGGTGAGTACGTTTCTTTTCGTAGCTCAGACAGATCAGACCTTACGTATCCGAATAACCTAGAGTTGCGCAGAAGAGGCGACAAAAAGGTAAGCGTGGCATCACGCATAGCGGCTATTGATGCTCGCATTGACGAGCTCCAGGCTGAACGAGTACTCCTACTAGCAGAGGTAGGTCAGAATGCCTAACTGCACACTCTGCATTAGAGAAAAGACGGACAAGAACCACATCTCTCACGTCCGTATGCACATGATCACCGTTTACGGAAACGATGCCTGTCTTCGCAAAGGGTGCGAAGAACTCGTAGGTGCAGCGTCGGGCTACTGCACAGGCCACCACGCCGAATGGGTACACACCGAGAACGCGCACAACCTAGCACTCCTGACACAACGAGAAGCTGCTGGAACGTGCGCCAAGTGTAGCGCACCCAAAGCGCACCCGAAGTCGGCGTATTGCGTGCAGCACAGACGTGAGTATAACCAGGCACTACGCGCTCGCCAGAAGAGCGAAGTACCTAGCTAATAACTCGTTGCTACGAGAGCTAATATCCGCGCATAGACAGCGATTAGACCTCGTTTGTCCTATGGAGCTTTAAGATCACGTGTCAATCTAAGACTTGGGGAGCTAGAGCGTCTAACTTCATTCTAACTAGTTAGTCAGGAGGTTAGAAAGTGCGTGTGATAGCAATCGACCCAGGCGGAACAACAGGGTATGTCATCTGGGACTCCGGTGTCCCAGGAGGTATGTGGACGCATGGACAGCTAGGTCCGGAAGACCACCACTGGAAGCTAGATCAGCTTCTGAAAGAGACAACTAAACACCTTATGGACTCGGTCTACGACCCCGAACACTTCCTTATTGTATGCGAACGCTTCGACCACCGTAATGCCGAGTTTGCCAAGTTGGTAAGCGTAGAGTACATAGGCGTTGTTAAACGCTTCCAGCAAGCATTCGGCGCAACTGTAGTCTGGCAAGGATCAAGTGTTAAGCCGAGCAAGAAGAATGGTACCGGTTGGGCAACGGATGACAAGCTTATCAGGATGGGTCTCCTAATTACGCCAAAGACACCCTGGAGGCACGCCAACGACGCCATGCGCCACTTCACATACTGGGCAGTTAATAACCCGAAGGCACCACCTGAGCTCAGAAACGAGCTACTCCTGAGACTGAAGCCGAGTTAAACAATGTAACACACGCCTCCGGAGGGGGGTACAAGTCTCCGCAGGCCGCGAAAGGTTGGACAATGACAGAGAAGTTGAAGAGAGTTAACACACCTGAACGTCTGCAGTACCTGCGCAAGGGGTTCGCCCAGATGGGACATGATGTACAGTCAGCAGCGCGTAGGGAGAGAAAGCAGGCGTACTTTGCACTTCGTGCAGAGGGCAAGAGTGTAAGGGCTGCCACTCTCGCTCTCGGGCTCTGCGAGAAGACGGGCCGGCGATACGAAAAGGAGGGTCCGCATGCCTAGCATGCGGCGTGAGGTCACCAAGTTCGAGGCTGTAGTGGAAGAGGATCTCGGTGAGGAGACTCCCAAGACGCTTCGAGAGTACGCTGACCTGGTAGACAAGGTAGCTAAGATCGGCATCGAAGGCTGGACCAGAGTGACTGTCAAGATCGTCGGTAGGCGAGAGGAGCTGCGCGACCTTGCCGAAGAGTTGCAGACCTGGAAACCCTCAGGCGGCTGGAGCCCCGACGCACTGAAGCTATTCAGGGCTCTCGAGGGAGAAGAGACCTACTGATGAAAACCTTCATGATGCGTGACATCAGGCAAGATGGCACAGTTCTTATATCCTGTACCTACTCAGAACAGTCAGGCTTCCCACAAGGCCTCTACAGTCAGTTCGGTCCAGGGATCTATCCTGATGGACCTTGGGATCGCCAGATTAGAGAACTCCCTGACGGTGACTGGAGGACAGTAGGTGGCAGAGGTGCCGACGGCGCTCACTGGTGGTATCATGGAGAAGCAGTCATACGGGAGCACAGCTGGTGGGAGTAAGTCGGCTCTCGCTACAGTGTGCGGCGGACAACACCAGTAGCAAGAGCCGACGATCGAGGGTTATGCCTGTGCCGCTAGTAGGGTCTCGATTGCTTCTGCTGCATCGTCAAGGAGTATGACGTCCTCGTTAGTCAGCAGCGAGTACCTGGGATCATCCCCTTCTAGCGTAGCGCACTTATTCCACCAGACGTCGTACAGCTTGTGGTATGCCGCCTCAAGCTCTTCACTCATTTGCGCCTACACCACCGCCCTGTGGATTCGTAGCCTCAGGCGGAGCCGCTGCCGCCTTGGAAGCAAGGTCTGTCTCTACCAGCTTGGCTATGCGCTGTTCCTCCTCGGCATCATTATGGATTGGTCCTGCAGCAGGCACGGGTGGAGGTACTCCGGACATCGAGTCTAGTCCACGACGACCGCCACCGTCATCGTAGTCTGCTGGCGTCAGGGAAGCTGAAGGCGGGATGAAGCCCTCTGGCAGTCCTACTTCGGGCTGAACGAAAGTCCCTCTTCTCAGTGCGTACTGGAGAGTCTGAGGCGTGGCTGTAGAGTCCCGCTTACTGATGGTGTAGTGTCCTGTCAGGAACCCGGCTCCATATGTCGCCAGTAGCACTACTCCTGTCGTAACCGCCGCTTGTATGTTCGCTGGCAGCGTCTGGTAGGCGTGGAGCTGTGATACGAAGAACATGATGACAGCTGCTGCGCCAGCTGTAAGCGGTGGTGCATGCGTCTGCGGCTTAGTTTTCACGGTCATACCCAGGTGATGACGCCGCCGATGTGGTGCTGCGTCCAGGTGCCGTCCTTCGCCTGCACCCACTGCCATAGCGATCCATCGGTACCGATGAAGTTCTGGTGTAGAAATCCCTGCGCGTCGGGGTAGGCGCCTCCGAGTCCATACTTCGCGGACACACGTCCAGGCATGGGGGTCATAGCAGGTCCTTTCGGTAGTAGGGGCGCTGGCTGCGTATCCCAGAGCGGTAGAACGTTCTGGGGTTTTACGACCGACAGGTCGAAGCTGCCGTCGAACGCATACTGCCTAGCGACGGTGTCTCCTTCGGTGGACAGCACGTTCGGGCCGGGAAGCGCCACAAACGTGCCGCCGTCAGTCTTCGGGTTCTGCCAGATGAAGTCTTGCGACCCGTACTTGGTCACCTTGTAACCCGCAGCGCGCAATGCTAGGTTAAACACGTTGACGTAAGCAGTGTTGACAGCGGTTTCCAGGTCGAGGATTACACACGTTCCTATCGGGACGCGATGCCCGTGCAGCCACGCAGCGAACAGTGCCGCATCTACTCCCGCGTTGACCCGTTCGGGGTTGGACCGCACCCAGCATGGCCACCGGTAGCGTGCGTGCATCGACAGGATCTCGGCTGTCGTCCACGGATGCGGTGTGTCACCACCGGCGTAGATCAGAATAATGTCCGAGGCGTGCTGCGGGACCAGCGGGTACGCGGAGTCGACCATTTGCCGATTCGGAATCTCCGCGATTACTGCTTCGGGCTTAAAGTCGAAAATGCTTGCCGGGATCGGACCCCGATGTGCAATCGGGGAATATGCTGTCATACTGTCCGCCTTCTTTCCTACGTTGGTTGTGTCCTGCTTAATCTCCTGACGCGGATGACAACACTCACCTAAGCATCAGGCTGCCCTTCGAAACCAGTTAGCAACGGTAGTTACGGTCGGAGCACCGGTAACAGAAGCCCAGCTTGCCTGGAGCTCTACGGTCTGGCTGGCTAGTGAGGATTGTGTGTACAAGGTGGTAAGTGTCTCGGTGATGTCCCAGGCAGTTTGCTGATTAGCCCCGGAAGCTAGTAGCCGGTGTTCCGGGTACCAAGTGGCACTGCTACCAGTAACCACGCAGTAGAATCGGACCCAGAACATCCAGTGAAATATGGAGTTAATAGCGAATGTGGTGGCAGGGATCGTGGTAACAATGTGCTGCGTACCCTGAATGTACAGCCCAAATGTGAGCGCTTGCTGTGTGGATCCCCATGTCCCGCTGCCAGACGCCCAGAACTCGTAGGTAGCGCCAGGGAGTACAGCGTCAGCCGCTGGGATGGACCATATGGCGCTCGCCTGCGTAGGAGTCGCTGTTGTGGCCGTGTACTGCGTCATGTCAGCCAACGGCTGGCCTATTGAAGGCGGGCCGTAGTGACCAAGAATGATATAGGTGTTGTTACCCGCACCAGGCACAGGTAGAGCTATAACTGTGTCGTTAGCAACGGGAATGTACTCTGACATAACGCTGTACGGTCCTGATAGTGCCGTCGACCCATTAATGAAGGCGTTTGGCTGACCGGAAACGTAACTAGGATCAATTACGGCTGGTACAGGCAGGTTTGCATTAGCACTGATCGCCGTAGCTCTGGAGTTCTTCTGTACCTGTTGCACGGTACGAACTATATCAAAGGGCTGTGCGTGCTTATAGCGTGGCATCGGTTACCCCAAGGCTGTAGGCTCGTCGTAAATCAGTGCGATATTCTCTACGCCGCTGCCCGTGTCAGGAGGAGTAATCGTCCACCCAATGACACGAACGTTAAAACTTGCACCTGCAGGGAACCTAGCATCTGTAACGTATGCCTGGACGTAGTCGCCTATAGCATACGTCCCGAACATGGGAAAAGCTGTGCCAACGAGGTCTACGTTGTGAGTGACAACAGGTGCTGGAAACGAACTCAGATCGGAGGCAGCATGGGCAGTGATCGTACTCTGATCCGTAACGCCAGAGTAGCTGTTTACCCCTTCTAGAAGTGGGTAGCCATTTGCTAGGGAGGCCGAATCAGTTACAACACCTACGTTAGCAGCAGCATCGGTACCATCACCTACAGCCCACCATTGATTGTTCCCCGACGATGCATTCTCGTTGAAGACGTAGTCTGAAATCGGTCCTGGATAGTCAACAACCAGCTGCGTAGCTGCAACTGGATGCCCGATAGGAACGGCTATCTGCAACTGCAGCTTAGGTAGACCATTCTGATCTTCGTACCAAGTAACGTTATAATCAGGAGCACCTGAGAGTAGCAAGATAGACTGAATTAGGTCGTTGAAAGAAGTTGTCAGGTCAAAGCCGTTAACCGTGAGTTGTCTAACGACGTCATTTGGTGGGTACACACCGCAAGGCTGGACGTTAATGTTCCCGTTGGGAACCGCCTGCATCTTAGCCCACAGATTATCAATGATCGAAATCTGACCTTGGTTGTACACGAACTTACTAGTACCGAGCCAACTGCGAGGAAACCTACGTGCCGCGTAGGACTCAAATGTTTGCCCCGTTATAGTCAAGGCTTTTCCGTTTGATTGGTACTCTCTCGTCCAAATGATGCCCCCCCATACTATCTGGTCGTTCCGGTACGCGAACAAACCAGTTTTGCCGGGAATCGTCCTCTGAATGTAGGTGTCGTTGTCTATACGCTTGTCGTCAAGGTTACCTCCAGCATTCATGTTACCAACAGTATTCATCTGATCATCAAGTGTCACGCCGCCGAGCGGAATCTCACCCAGTATAGCGCCGGTCGCTAGGTCCGTCGTCAGGTAGGTGTATACAGGTGGAGACACTTGTCGTCCTATGCTGTTAGGCTGTAAAAGCCTGAGAAGTCAGCCACGGTAGTGCCTGCTGGTAGGTTGCGGAATTCTATGCTAGGAGTGGCAGGGACGATAAGGACTCTAGGCGGGTTTGCCCCATACACTGTGGTTGAGTTGATGTCATTCAAGATTAGAGGTTGGTTGCTGACAGGGATGTACCCTGTAGGCGGAGTCCAGAACTGAGAGGCGCCAGAGATGCTGGCGTGTTGCAGGCTGCCTACGACCTCTACTAGATCCGGGTTTCCCGAAACCTTACGATACTGCGCAAGTACATAGGGTGCGCCGGTGTTCGTCCACGAGTTCATGAGCGTCATAGTGTGCCAAGGATCTGGCGCTGAATAAAGGTACTTGTACGCGCCACTAACGATAATGCCCAGCTGGTGAGTATCGGTCTCCCACCACATCGTACCTTCTGGGCACGTAAGCGACGGCTTACTAGCGCTTACCGTCCAGAGCGGTCCCGGCAACGACACGTACTGCCTAGAGTCGACAACAGTGCCGCCACCGTTCGTAGCAGTCATGTTTGGAACGACACGAATGATTGCCAGAATGACTGCGCTGTTTGGCAGTGACGGCAAAGATCCAGGAGAGCTGCCGGAGAACGCACCTGGTACGTCTACGATATCCCACGTGTCGGCGCCAACAGCGTACGCTGTATCCGTCTGTACAGCGGCAATGTAGTCACTACGCCACTGTGACGCGTTAGCTGCTGGAACGTTGACGCTGTACGATGCAGTGTTGATGCCTGCGTACATACCCTGCCAAGCAGTACTGCCGCTCATGTAGACAAGGCCTGTGTCTACGTTGACAGTCATTCCGGCTGTGCCGGTCACAGCAAGGCGGTTGCCAAAGGCAGGGTGTACACCTCCACCGGCAGCAGTAAGGCCAACCGCAAAAGGTCCTCCTGACGCACCAGCAAGAGCCATCCGAAACGCTTGCGCTGGGTGGTCCTGCCTGTTCTGCAAACAGTACGAAGGTTGTACAGGCGCCATACCAAGGTCCTTCAGTAGTAGGTATTGTACAAGTCAACTTCCATATTTCCCGTACCCCCTCCTGCAGACAGAAAGAATGAGTCTCCAGTCTGTGAAGGAATCGAGAACCACTTGCGGCCCTGAAGCGCAGTTCTTGCGCTCGACGTTTTGTTCAGGACGACACTTCGAGCGTTACAGTCTATCACTAGCTGGTCCGTAGACGCCAGGTTGATCGAGAATGGCATGCTGATACCAAGTACTGTATCAGCCACGACGGGGTTATTCAACGGACCGTTAAGCTTAATGATCGGATAGGCCGTATGAGTTCCGTTGTTGTACACGAAGCCTGTAGCAGTGACGACCATCGTACCGAACCCCATATTGAAGCCCATATTGAAGCCCATACCAGAATACAAGCCAAGCTGGCACAGGTCCCAGTAGAACAAAGTGGCGGCAGAGGGCGTTCCAATCGCCTGAACGACAATCTGACCAAACGCCGCTGTTGCGGGAGCAGTGCCTGCAATCTGCAGCGGCGTCCACGTGGTCGCAGACAGCGCAACAGGGGGTCCAGATGTCGTCGAGATATAAACACTACCAGAGGTGTACCAGTTGATGACAACCTGGACGCCCGTCGCATACGCAGCAGAGCAGAACACCTTGGCAAGTGCTACATACGTGTTCCCAGGAACTATTGCATCAAGCTCTGCAGACGACTTAGGCACCGCTGTTACACCGTTAGGTGTCATCAGCATTGAGTTAAGGCCTGAGTATGCTTGAGCTGCTGACTGAGCTATAGTTGCACCGTTAGCTGCCGTCCAGTTGGTGACATTTGACTCAAAGTCCGAGTTGAGGTTAAGTACAGAAAAGCCACCCAAGGTTCCAATCGGGACAATAACCGATTCTGCCGGGTAGTCATAGATATAGGGGTCGGAAGCCAGCAGCGTTAGCATCATAGGAGTTATACCTATGCGCCTGTTGACATCAACCGAGTAAGTAGCACCAGTCGCCTGAGCGTTGATGAACTTGAGTGGCTGGTTGGGGTGCTTGAAGTAGAAGGGCTGAATACCCTGCCCCACGCCATACTGCTGCTTAAGCAGGCTGCATACAGTATCAGGATCACTTGCTGCCGTATACAGGTTACCTGTAATTATGATAGTCCGCATCGACATGTACTGAGAGTCGACATACGTTCCATCAGTGCCCTGGTGCTCACTCGTATTAGTTCTTGGCGGCGCGCTGTCGAGACCCGTAATGCTAGTTACATCAAAGAACGGCAACGTACTGAAGTTGTCAACGTTTAGAACGTACCCGCTCTCGCCGAACGCCCAGGTGTAGTCAGTGAGTGCTGGAGGCATTAGAAAGCGCTCCTTCGGGCGAGCTCCCATCCCAACATCGCGGCGTGGTACTGAGGCCTAATCTCGTTCGTGTATACCGTGACGTGGACGAGCTTGCCCTCCTGGTGATGGACTATGGGCCCTGGCGTTATAGGTCCTGGCGTTATTGTCGCCCCGTGCCTACCAGCCTGAACAAGCTCGGCGCCTCGTTCGCCCACGATGCCGTAGCTACCGGGAGGCATGAAACCGCCGTCGCCATACCAGTTGAATGCCCGCTCATGAGCTGCGGCACCGATTGGACCACCATAACGCCCGGCCATATAGTTCCACATCCACCGGATCTGCGCTGTCGGGTTTGATCCGCCGGCACGCTGGGCGGCGAACGGCATCTTCGTCGGCGGGAGAGCCTGCGGAATTCCGTACGCACCAGAGCTAGGGTTGGTGGCAAACTGGTTCCAGCCTGCTTCTCGCATCTCGACGTAGTTCCAGGCGTCCCATACTGGCCCGCTAGCGTACATCGGGTACAGTCGCCGAGCCAGTGCAGCATTCGCAGCCGGCGCACCACCGCCTGGACCTGCGGCCGCCATCGCCCTAGCATGCTCCTTGTTGAGAGCTACAGCCAAGCGCCTGTCGACCAAACTGATGCCTGCACTGATACCCGTCATGAGCCCGTGCCACTGCGGACCGGAGGGAATGTACCCCGTGACTGGAGGCCAGCCTGTCGTGCCATCAGCGTAGCCCATTGAGACGTGAGACGGAATTACCGTCTCACCGCCACGCATGTTAACGAGTTCAGGTCCTCTCTCTCCGACCCAAGCCCAACCGGCCCTTGCACCACCGGTGCCGCCAGCATAGCTTGACGGAATAGCTAGATTGGGTGGAACATTTCCAAACTTGAAGTTAACGTTCGCAGTACGGTTCTTAATGAGACCGTCAAGCGTCCTATTAGTGCTAGTCTCAAAGGCACTAAGATCTTTCTGCGCCGCTCTAAGCTTGGGGCCGACGCCAGGCACCCACCCAAACGCGTCGGCTGCTATCCTGAGGAATCCCTTACCCCAAGCAAAGAAGACATCCAGGATGTTCTTGAGTGCTTCAAGCGTTATAGTTCTGACGCCGAACTTTCCGTCCCAAGCAGCATGGACTAGGCTAGTAATGAAGCCCCAAATAGTTTTCCAGTTTTTCCAAACCTCTATGATACCCAGAGCTAGGAGGCCTACTGGCCCTAGCAAAGGCAGCAGGAACTTACCGAACCCGTTCCAGATGAAGTCCCACGCTTCCTTTGCAATCTTCTTGATGAATCCCCAAACGGCGCCCCAATGCTTATACAGTTCGTACACGCCAATAACAATAGCCGCAAGCAGAAGAATAATTCCTCCGCTTGCAATAATCATGGCTGCATTAGCAGCCACCCAGGCTGCGGCCGTAGCTAGAGCAGCAGCTACGTTAGTAGCTACAACGACCGCAGCTCTAGCAATCATTCCTGCGACCCACACTGCTCCCTGAGCAATTGACTTAGCGACCCACACTGCCCCTGAGGCGACCATCTGAGCAAACGACTTTATCAGGTTGACCGAGAACGTGAGCATGGCTTTGCCAATAGTCTTCCACATCTCGCCGAGCTTCAGACCTGCAACGTCTAGGCCAAGCATGCCCCCGATTAGAGGACCAAGCTTCAGAAGCGCCATCGTGGCGAGCCCCTTACCCAGGAACTCTAGTGACGCAGTTATGAGTCGAAGCGTGCCGAGCTTTGAAAAGATTAGTGAAAGGGCAATCAGGTTGTAGATCAACGGGCCAATGCTGGGAATTCTCGACAACATGTTGATAAAGCCAAGTACATCATTCAGTCCCTTCAGCTCCGCTGCACCAATCCCACCACCGAGTGCCTTAAACAGGTTTCCAAGAATCGCAACTAGGTTCCGAAGAATAGCAGCAACGGTAGGAGCGTTCTGCTTCATATCCGCTATGAACGTCATGAAGCCCTTATTTGACGGAAGCGTATCCTTTCTAAATGCTGCCGACATCTTAAGCAAGTCTGTAGTCACGACCCGAACAACACCAGAGTTGGCAAGCGCCGCAAAGATGTGACCTATACCAATGGCGAAGTTAATAATAGACTGACCAAAAGAGCTAATGCCGAGCTTCGCCATCCGCTCGACAATGAGCATGAACTGGGCGAAGCCTTGCGACTTTATGCCAGATCCTATCTCCTTAACTAGAGGCATAAGCGCGCCTGCGGCTATGTTCGCTAGGGGCGTGATATACTTCAATGCGGGGCCAAGCGCACTAAGAGCCGCACCGTAAAGGCCAAGTATAGCAGGGGCCGCTGCCTGCTGAGCGCTTACTAGTCTACTGTCAAACAGCTGCGTCTGAGACAGAGCGCCCCGCTGAGGTCCACTGAGCGGCAGGTAAGCTCGCCGCTGGGCCATCAGAGCCGTGATTTGTGCTTTTTCAGACGTTGGCAGGCCAGTCATGCTCTGGTACTGAAGTACCAGAGCCTTCTGCTGAGCAGGAGTCAACATGCCGTAGTTGATATGCGGGTTCGCTAGAAAACCTAGGCCCGGCCCTAGCGTGTTAGTGGAGACTCTGACTTTACCTGTGGCCGTAGTTCTAGTCGTAGAGCCTGCGGCCAACCAAATTTGGAGAGCAGTAGCGTTCGCTGGAATCGACTTGGAGACATTATCAAGAGCCGTAAACGCGGTTTGAACTGGACTCAGAACCTCTTTGGCAGCAAGTGCAAAAGCGCCAAGACCTGCTGCAGCTCCAAGACCTGCAACGCCAAGAGCACCAAGGATGCCCACTGCGCCCGTCATAGCCGCAGGCGCCACCGGCATCGCTGCGCCGATCCAGGGCAGCCAGTTAGGTACGTTCTTCCCTACCTTCTCTCCCTTAAGCTCCTTCTTGAACGCATTAATCCAGTTTCGTCCAGACGCTTGGCCTGCAGCTGCAGAGTCTTTCTCTACCTGCTTGAGCATATCTTTGACTGCCTGGTCGGACAGCTTCTTAAAAGTACTACCCTGAAGACTCTTAGCCGAAGCCGTTAGGGCCTCACGCTGCGCAGTGCTGTACACATCTCTAATGGCGCGCTTGACAATTGCCATGTTGAGCAGGAACTTGCTAATTTTGGCTTCCAGCTCAACGCTAATATCAGGCAGATCAGTCATAGTTGCCTCCTCTCAGAACAGAACTGCCGTCATCATTGCGACACGCCACTCTTCTGCGTAGATGTGCTCAAGCTCTCCCACTGTGCTAAGGCTAGTAACAACAGGTCTGAAATAGGGTCGCGGAGGAATACGCGTCATATGGTCCGTACCAGCCCAGCCGCCGAACTCCTGAATGCGCGCGTAGACGGCACTAGCAGTAACCTTCGACGTTCCCGTGAGCGGGTGCGTTACATGTACCTCATCGTGCAGGTGGCCAGTAATGAACCCAGGAGGCCCCTTGTAGGGCAACGTCATACTAGGCTCAGTACGAGGGTGAGGGAACAACGCTAGTACTCGCTGAACTTCGTCCTTGATGTACTCGGCAGCTGCCCTGTTACCGTTCCGCGCACCTGCACTTACTCCCTCGGAGAGTCGGTCGATCGCAGCTTCGAACCGCACAGAATCGAGGAATACGTTGACCGCGAAATCGGCCAAGCGGCACCTCTATCGTCTGCTAGCCTGGCGGTCTCGCTCTGCCTGTTCTACCTCTCGCCGAATCTCCTGAGCTTCCACGACCATATGCATACCTGCCACTACAAAGCAGTCCTGATCCAGAAGTCCGCCCTTTTCCGGCAGACACTGCATGTGAGAGCACATGTTCGTTATGCTGATCAGCTCGTCGGCGATGTCGCTGGTGGCACGCGCTCTTCGGGCGGAAGGACCAGAACCTGCTTCGGAGTCGACGCCATCTCGGCTGCGCCGTTTGTTGACGATGCGCTGCCGGATAGCGTTTCCGAGTTTGGGTAAGTCTTGTCCCACCTATGCAACTTCTCGACTAGGCTGTTGATCTCCTGACCTATAAGTGGGTCCAGCAGATGGACTGCCGATGCCTGTCTGAAGTCAAGCGGCTGACCTGCCTCGTTCTCCAGGTTGTGGTTCACGATACACAGCTTGAACTGGTACTCCAGGACCGAAGCCTGAGACATCTTGGCGCCCATCTCAGGCTCTGCTGAACCGTTCTGACTCTGCATCTGCACGTTAATCTGGTACGCCATGTCCTGACTGGCAAGAAGCTCTCCGTACGACATACGTCGAAGCTCAACCCACCCCTCAGGACAGGTCTCCAAATCGAACTTGGTAGGTTTCATGGACACAGTCGCCCTGGGCATAGTCCGCCTCTTTCCCTTTGCCCTCTGACGTTTTTGTCGTCTGAGCGCCGCTCTTTCTCGGCGCTCCTGGTTCATTACGTGATCGTCTCCTGCGATGCGACGGTGATCACCGTCGCATTACCTGACCCATCGATCGTCGAGTCGTACGTGAGTGATGAGCGAATGATGTCACCCTGCGCCGCCAACGGAATCTGCATTGAGCTCTTGAACGTGTTCCCGATTAGGAACTGGATAGAGTTGTTAGCACCGTGCGAACACAGGATCGTAATGCTCTCTGCTATACCTGCCTGGAAGAGACCGTAGTCGGTCTTGTCGATGAAGTCACGACTGGCAGTCATCGCCACGGTGCGTTCGCCCATCGAGACGAACTGGGCACCGCGACCAGCGTTCGCACCCGTGTTCT